ACTAATGTTGAATTAGATAATCCCGCAGAAACAAAAGGATTTTTAGTTAAACAATTATATGAAGCAATTCCAAATTGTGCTACAATTGTTAATTTTTGGGAAGAATGAAAAAGTATTTAGTAAGATTTACTACTAAAAGTGGTGATTATGATAAGGAATGGTGTTATGCCAATTCAGAAGAAGAAGCAGCTCAAAATATTCAAGATGAACATTGGAATATAGCATCTATTGACATGGTTAGTGAACTATGATTAGAATATTATTAACTTCTGGAAATAAAGCTTATGGTTACGATGTAACCAATTGGGAAACTAAACATTCTGATTGGTATGATAATTTTCTTACTGAAGATTTAGTTGAAAGAGTTGGTGAAGGAGATATAATAATGTATGTTAACTCTAATGAATTGGCTGAATATTGGTGTGAAGATAATGGATATGATTATGAATTAGTAGAACCAGATGACAATAACTGAAGCACTTCTTAAAGAGGTGGATTCAGGTAGAGAAGGAAAAGCTCAGGGTTATTCTATGGGATTACCTAAAACAGAATCCATAATTGATGGAGTAACTAAAAGAACTATGACTGTCATAGCATCTGGTACAGGACAGGGAAAATCATCATTTGTTTTATATGCTTATGTCTATAGGCCGTTAATGGAACATCTTGATGATAATAATTTCTACGTTTCTTATTTTAGTTTGGAGATGCCTGCGACTGTCATATTTGGAAAATTACTTTCTACATATATTTTTGAAAAATATCATAAAGAATTAAGTATTACTGAAATATTATCTAGGAAAAAAGGATATATTTTAAGTGATGAAAACTATAAAATAGTTACAGATTGTATTGGGTGGCTAAATAAAATAGAAAAGAAAATCCATGTTTATGATAAATCTTTAAATGCTGACAAGTTATATGCAATATTGATGCAGAAACTTGAAAAATTTGGAACATTTGAAGAATTAGAAAATAGAAAAGTATATTATCCAGATAATCCTGATATGCTATATGAAGTAGTTATAGACCATGCTGGCCTCTTAAAACCTTCTAATGGAAGAAATAAGAAAGGTGAAATGGATACAGCTACTGCATATCTTGTTACTTTAAGAAATATGTGTGGAATTTCTCCAACTATTATTCAACAAATTAATAGAGAACAAAGTAATATTGAAAGATTTAAAGCAGGTAGAACTGGAATTCAACTTTCTGATTTAAAAGAAACTGGAGATATTTCTGATGCTGCAGAAGTTATAATAGCTTTATATGGCCCAAACAGGGATAAACTTAATACTTATAGAGGATATGATATAAAGAAATTAGGGGATTTTATTAGAATTATTCAATTTCTTAAAACTAGATTTGGTAGTTGTGATGTAGAGATTGCAGTAAATTATCAAGGAAAAATTAATGTTTGGGCTGAATTACCTTTACCTAACGATATTTATGATTATGATAAATATGTAACACCAGATTATTTATTAAAAAAGGATATAGATGAAGAAGAAGTAGTAGATAATTCAGAAAAACAACAATTTAAATTAATTATTTAAGTATGGCTTGTGAAACTCTATGTATTTATGGAGAATCAGGTACTGGTAAAAGTACAAGTTTAAGAAATATGAATCCCGAAACTACTTTTATTATTAGTACTACGGGAAAACCTCTTCCTTTTAGGGCTTGGAGAAAGAAATACACTCCTATAGTTATTGAAAAGGATGATAAAGGAAAGACCAAATCAGTTAGTGGTAATTATTATATTAGCTCTAATTGGGAATCTATCCTAAAAATATTAAAAATTATTAATAAACTAATGCCTCATATTAAAGCTGTTGTTCTAGACGATATGCAGTATATATTATCATATGAATTTGTTGATAGGGCAACAGAAGTAGGTTATCAGAAATTCTCAGAGCTTGCTCAACATCTTATGGAGATATTGAGATATTCTGAGACTATGAGAGAAGACTGTACTATGATTTTCTTAACTCATAGTGAAAATGTTGGAACAGAAATTGATCCAAAGTATGTTATTAAAACCATTGGTAAACTTCTTGCAGAAAAAGTAACTTTGGAAGGTTTATTTACTTATATCTTCTGTACTAAAGTAGAGGAAGGTGATGATGGTAAGATGACATACAAGTTGATTACCAATAATAATGGACAATGTTTAGCTAAAACTCCAATGAATATGTTCGAAGATTTAGAGATAGATAATGATTTGAATGAGATACTTAATATTATCAAAGAGTATAACGAAGGAGAATAATGAAAATTAATTCAGCAAAACTTATTGTCGAAATCCTGGATGAAAGTACAGGAGAACTTATTACTAGAGAAGCTACTCTAGGAGATTTTAAAGAAGTTAAAAAATCTTCAAGTTCTGGTACTAGAACAAAGAAATCTAAGGATACTGATCCTAATCCAAAAATTACTCTTCTTGAAGGTAAAATTCAAATGAACAATGCTTGTGTAGAGCTTGTTGGTTGGGAACCAGAAATGAAGATTGATATTCGTTTTGAGAAACAGGGTAGAAAAATTACTCCAATTATCTTGGAGGATGAAGCTAAAGGTAATAGACTTACTAAAACCTTCACTGTAAGCTGTAGAGGCTCTAAGCATGATAACTTAGCAGAATATGGTTCTATATTTAATGTAATTCCTTATGAAGGTCATGATGGTTGGTTTAAGCTTTTAGGAGACGCTCCTGAAAAAGAAGATGATATTATTGATGTTCCAGAAGAATTAACTGCTCCAGAAGAAGAGGAATTAGAAGTTGATGAAGGCGGTGTAGAAGCTGCTGATATTGACTTTAATCTTGATATATAATAAGAAATAAAGAATAGTAGATAGTAATTATTGAAGTAGATAGTTGTAATCATAGATGTATGATTCGAATTATGAAAATGTTTTAATAATTATTATGAACAATTTTAATTTTGGCGGTCTTGCCGAAACCTCATTTACTAACAATGGTCCTCAGTACCTTCGTCCTTATGATATTTATGAAGTTAATTTGACTAAAATTGAAAAGAGTTCTCTTAAAGGAAAAGATGGCACAGAATATGGTGTTATTGCTCTAGAATTTAAGGGTTGTGGTGATAATAATGGTGTTTATACTCATAATCTGTTTATTCCTAATAAAGACTCAGATTTTGAGAGAAGAATTAATGAAACTAGTGGTACTCCCTATCCTTCTGCATTTGAGCAATTCCAGTATACTTTGATGCAGTTGATGCAGGTTATTAATCCTAAAGGTGCCGACAAGATTAAAGAAAACGCTTCTAAATTGAAGAGTATGGATCAGTTTATTGATCTTATTATTAAAGGTCTTGCTGGTAAGACTGATGTTAAGTTCTTCTTGAAATTGGTTGGCCGTAATTCAGGTGGAACTACATATGCTACTATTCCTAATGCCTGTGTATTAAGTAAAAAAGCTACTGCAGAAACTAAACCTTCTGCTTTGAACTTTGTAGCCCTTGATAAGAGTTTATTAGCATTCTCTAATTATGAGTTAACTCAAATGAAGAATTATAAGAATGCTGCTCCTACTAATATGGATAAAGAATCTGATGAAAATCCTGATACAGCTGGAGACGATGTAGACTTAGATGATATTAGTTTAGACTAAACATTTTAAAGATTCTTGATTTATGTATTTTTCATCATTACAACCAGAAATTACAAAAGAATTCATTTCTTCTAAAGGTATAAATCAGGAATCTATAATGCAATATTACACTGGACTAAATGTTAGAAGTAAAAAACTAACATTTAGCCCATTTCGTAATGATAATCATGTAACTTGCGCTTTCTATAAATCAAAATCTAATATATTATATTTACATGATTTTGCTACTAATGAACATATTAATTGTTATCAAGTAGTAATGAAAAAATTTAATGTAAATTATTATGAAGCATTAGAAATAATTGCTAAAGATTTTGGATTAATAGAAGGTACACATAGTAATCCTGTAGCTCCTACTATTGTAAAGCCAATAAAAGAGACAGAATCTTCTAATATTCAAGTTCAAATCAAAGATTATACTGAAGAAGAATTAAAATGGTGGGAATCTTTTGGAATATCTAAAAAACTTCTTAAAAAATATCATATTTATTCACTTCAACACGTATTTATTAATGGTCAATTAAGGTTTACTTCTTCTAATAAATGTCCAATTTATGGATATTATTTTGGTAAAGATAAGAATGGTAATGAGAAATGGAAATGTTATTTTCCTTTAAAAACTGAATATAGATTTATTAATAATCTTTCTAAAAAAGTTCTTCAAGGTTATCATCAATTACCAAAAACTGGAGATTTATTAGTAATCACTAAATCTATGAAAGATGTAGTAGCTCTTTATGGTTTTGGAATAGCTGCTGTTAGTCCTAATTCTGAAACATTATTTGTTGATGATAAAAAATTAGAAGAATTTAAACAACGTTTTAAACATATTCTAGTAGTTTATGATAATGATAGACCAGGACTTTATAATATGGCTAAAATTAGAAGAGAACATCCAGAGCTTAATTATTTTTATATGCCTTGGTATCTTGCAAAAGATTTTACTGATTCTATTAAATTAGTTGGAGTAGAAAATATGAAAGAATATGTTAATGAATTTATGTCTAATTATAAATTTAAATGAATTATGAAAATTTCACAATTAATTAAAAAATTACAATCTTTCAAAGAAAAGTATGGAGATAAAGGAGTTTATACATGGAGTGGAGATGATAGTAAATTTTTAACTATTAAAAAAGTTGAAAAAGAAATTTTAGAAGAAAATAAAGAAATTTGTTCTCTAGATTTTTATTAATTATGAAAGTTTACATAGCTAAAGATTGGACTGGTTCTCATGTATTTGCAGAACCTCCAGTACTTATGAAATGTGGAGGAATGCCAGATATATGGTCTGGTCATAAATTAAATTGTTTTACACTTACCAAAGATATAATTATTCCGAGAGGACAATACTTAGAAAGAAATATTTGGTGGTCAGTAATACATATTATAAAATGAAAATTACAGAAGAAACTATTTATAATATTCCAGAAAATGAACAACCTTTAGTTATTTCTTTACTAAATGATTTAGCAGAAATAAACCATAACCTTCCTTTGCATTCTCCTAATTTAGAATTAGAATGGATTGATACTCATACTGAATATTCTCCAGAAAGAGTAGATCCATGTCCAGATTATTATGGAATGTATAGAGTATGGAGAGGAGATGATTATATAGGAGTTGAAATGGATTTAGACACTTTAGATTCAGCTTTATGTTTACTTTATAACTTTGTTATAGAAGATGACTAAAGAAGAGTATTTAAATTCTTTAAGTAAAGAAGATATATTAAATGGAATTGGATGGTATTTATTAGACCATAAGGATATTCCAGAAGATGTATCTCCTGAAGATATTTGGTCTGTTATTGCAGATTTAATTATTTTAGAATGTATTTAAATGAAATAGAAACAATTAAATACCGGAGTCAAAATAACTGATAAAGGTGGAAATACTTATGTATATGATTCCATTGAAAAAGCAGCTGAAATGACTCAAATGAGTATACAAACTTTAAAAATAAGAGCTAATAAAAATAGTATTCCAAAAGATGGAATACAAGTAGATTGGATAGATCCTAAAACTAAAAAGCACTATACTGCTAAGAGATCTAAGCAAAAGGGTTCACAGCTTGAGCTAGATGTTATTCATAAACTAAATGAAATTGGATATACTACAGTTAGTAGTAGGTCTAATAGTAAAAATTTAGATAATGCTAAAGTAGATATAGACGATTTAGGTGGAAATCTTCCTGTTTATATTCAATGCAAAGCTACTCAGACTACTCCATCTTATTTTAAAATAGAAGAGGAATGTCCATTAAAAGATAAACCTTTTACAGTAGTTTGGAAAAAGCAAGACAAAGAAGGAGGTAATAGTCCTGGAACTGTTTTTATAGCTCCTTTAAGTTTGTTATATGACTATTTAAAATTAAAATTAAATGAATAAATATGTTTGGGCAGAAGCCACTCAAGACTATTGGCCAGAAATAAAAACTATTATGGCACCATCTTATAAAGATGCAGTAGAAAAATTAATCATTAAATATGGTACAGAATTAGATGATGATAAAATTTTGGATAGTATTGATGATTGGCAACAATTAAGTGAATATCTAAACGATAAATACACAATAGCCTTATCTAATTTAGAAGATTATGATGAAATATGAAATTAAGAGTAGGATTTGATTTAGATGATACCATTTTTGGATTTTCTGAAGGATATTTAAAACGGTTTAAACATTTTCCTAGATATGATTGGGCAATAACTAGAAATGTTACTAATATTTTAATACATGAAAGAGATTTTTGGGTAAATCTTCCAGTAATTAGGAGACCTGATTTTGAACCAAAACTTTATTGTAGTTCAAGGGTTAGTAAAAAATCTTGGTCTAAGAAAGCAATAGAAATTAATGACTTGCCTAATAGTCCTTTATATCAAGTTCCAGGATATCATATTCCTAAATCTCGATATATAAAAGGAAGAGTTGATGTATTTATTGAAGACTCTCCCCACCAATGGAAAGCCTTAAATATGGCTGGAATTCCCTGCTTATTAATTGATGGAAAAAATAATCAAGAATATGGTCCAATATTAAGGATCTATTCATTAAATTATAATGAAATAGAAGATGCTTACTACCTCGGTAAAGAGTGTGGAATCTTTGATGATTTTAGTAAGTTTATATGACTGTTGATTATGAATTAATTAAACAAATTAAAATAACTCCACTATTGGATACTCTTAAACTAGAAAATATTAGTGACGAAGAGTATTTTTCTGAGTATAAAAATGATTATATTAGTAATTCAAGATTAGGAGTACTTGTAAAGGATGGTGTAGAAGCTTTCTTTAAAGGAATTCCACAAGTTTATAATCCTAGTTTTGAAACAGGTAGTCTTATTCATACTATGGTATTACAACCAGAATCCTATGAAGTAATTAAGGGTGTATTTAAACCAACTGCTAAAGCAGGTTTAATGGCTGATGCTTTATATAAATCAGATGGAACTACTCCAACTAATGATGAAATTAAAGCTCAATCTTATATTATAGGATATTATAAGGATAAACTTACAGAAAATAGACTCACTGAATTTAGACAGAAAGCAGAACCATATTGGAGAGATAGATTTTTATATGAGACAAATAATCCTTTTAAAGAGGGGGATAAGAAACGCATATATACTGATAAAAGGAATTTTGAGTTATTAAATAATTGTGTAGAGGCTTTAAATAAAAATAAAGCTATTCAAAATCTTCTTCATCCAGATGATAGTTTAAGTTCTGTAATGGTGATGAATGAACATACACTTCTTATGGACATTCAAATGGAAGTTCCAGGTTATAAGCCTAGAATTTATAAACTTAAAGCTAAACTAGATAATTTTACTTTTGAAGACGACACAATTACAGTAAACGATTTAAAAACTACTAGTAAACCTGCAAGTATATTTGATCCCGAATATTTCCATTATCAAAGGGAAATAGCTTTTTATAGTTTCTTATTAAAGTTATTTATAAAGAAAGAACGTGGAATAGAAAATCCTAAAGTTAAAGGAAATTTCTTAGTGGTTTCTACTATTCCAGAATACTCTACTTCTGTTGTAGCAATGACTCCAAAATTATTTAAGAGTGGTTGGACAGAAGCTGTTTACTTGTTACGAAATGTAGCATATTTTAATCAAGTTAAAGGTTATGACTTTTAAGGAACTTGATAAATTTTATTCTGATAACTTTAGTATAGGATATTTAAATGCAAGTACAAGTACAAGAAGTCCTTTTGAAAATAGATTAGTGCTTATTTCTTTAATTTGTCATGTTACATATAGAACAAAACTTAAGAATCCTGATGTAACACATTATCAAATTATAATGAAATTGGCTGATAAACTAGGTTTACCAGAGAATTTTATTTGGGCATTAGCTATTATTTGTAAAGATTTTAGTTATCAGTGTACTGAATTTCCCACATTTGGGTTAAAAGGACAAGATATTGTTAAAGAAATTCGTGGAATTTTAAAAACGTATCTTCCGTTTTGATTTTAAAGAGTAAGTGTTAAATCTGTATTTTAACATTTATTAACTATGATTACCACAAATCTGTGATAATTTTAATATGTTCTTCTTCGGAAGAAAGATGTTTCCATTTTAGTAGATAGTTAATGATCACGAAAGTGATATGTAAATGATTTAAATGTGTATTTAAAATGGAAAATAATGTATTTTTCACAAAATTTGAGACTATTGGTTTAACCAAAGATGAAGCTATGAAGAATTCTAATCTTAACCTTCGTGTTGATGCAACTCAGGCTTATAAGAAATGGGCTAAAGAGAATGTAACTAATGAAGATAATGTTAAGGAGTGGATGATTGAATATCTGAAGAAAAAGAAGTTTAATATGCCTAATGATGGTGCATATATTGTTCTTCAGTCAGCTGTTCTTGATTCAAGGGAGCGTCCTTATAAGGTAGAGAAACCTAAGTATGAAGCTCGTACTCATACTCCTGTAAGAGTTTATGTGGGTCGTGCTCAAGATACTGGTGAGGAAATCTTCACTGAGAAGACTTCTAAGGCTGCTGAGCAAGCTGCTAAGGAATTCGTGATTGAGAATCACGTTGGTGTAGACTTGGTTATTGAAACTCGTATGAAGGAGAAGAATTCTTTGTATGCAAAAGTAAATTATGTTCCTTCTAAGGGTACTCAGTCTTGCAAACTGTTGGTATTTGGTTATAAAGTAATGGATTAATCTCAGATTTTGTAAACTCTTTATAATATAGCCGGTTAGACTTAGTTCTAATCGGCTATTTTTTTATCTAAACTTAAATAAAACATTGAAAAATGAATAAAATTAGTGAAAAGAAAATTGATGAAATAATTGATGATTTAAATAAATATAAAACCTTAGATAATGAAAAACACAAAGCAGGATATTATTATATGGCTTATCAAAATGTAATGAATTCAGATTATCCAGATGAACTTAAAAATCTTTTTATTGAAGCATATAATAACTGCAAAAAAAAGAAATTAAAAAAAGAGGAAGTAGAAACTGATGATAGAGCTATTACTAATACTGTAAGAGATGAGAAAGGTTTAATTCAGTATTATACTTTTGAAATATTTAGAAAAAATAATCCAACCTTTTATGGTAAATTGGATAGAAGGGAGATGGAAACTATCTATCGTCTATATTCAATTTATGGTGCAAATCTTACTCAAAAAATAGTTTCTAGAGAATTTCCTCAATATACTTTCGTAGAATTTAAGAGAATTTTAAGAGCTTTTAATATTTATAAAGCTAATTCTGAATTTGCTCCGCATATTATAGAAGAACGTTCTGAAGAGGAGTTACTTAATTTACATAACCAGAACAAAGAAAATAATGTTCTTAGAAGAATAGAAAAAGATCAATTATCTGAAGCTAATAAACTTATTAATAAATTAGCACAAGAAAACCAAAGACTTTCTAAAAGTAGTTCATTATTTGAACATCTTTTAGCTTATGATTCTAACTTTAAAAATGAAAAAACTAATTTAACTCTTCCAGATAGTTTAACAGAAACTTTAATTATTTGGTTATCTGATTTACATATTGGAGCCTATAATGAAAAATTTGGTTTTTATCAACTTCCTGATTATGATAAAAAAGAAATTAAAAGAAGATTAAATAAAATTATATCTACTTTTGCGGGATCTCACTATGAAAATGTTATTATTGTAGATTTAGGTGATTCTATTGATCAGTATAATAAAGAGACTACTAGAGGAGGACACTTACTTCCTAATAATATGACAGATAAAGAAATGAGTCATCTTTATCTTGATTGTATGGAGTATTTCTTTAAGAATATTATGGAATTAGTTAAAGCTAATAGTTATTCATATTTTAGTGTAGGAGAAAGTAACCATAGTGGAAATTTTGGTTGGGCATTAAATATTGCTTTATCTTATAAATTACAACAAAAAGGATGGAAAACTTATGTTAGTGATTATCCTATTGATGTATTTACTGTAGATAAGTTAAAGTTTATTTGTACCCATGGTAAAGATAATCAAAATCAGTCTAAACAATTTCCTCTTACTTTAAATCCTCAAACTGAATTATATTTTGCCAATTATATTGCAGAAAATAAACTAAATCCAAATGGAGATAGTAAAATTTATGTAATTAAAGGGGATCTACATCAATATGCTTATACTTCTGGAAAACAGTTTGATTATGTATCAGTTGGAAGTATGTATGCAACTTCTAATTATATTGCAGCAAACTGGGGTAATACTCCTTGGAGTATAAACTATTCTCATATAATGGGAGATAATATATCATTTGGAAAAATAGGAGATTAATGAATAAAACTAATGAGTTGCTAAAAAAATGTCTTAAATGCAAAGATTTTCCTAAAGATTGTGGAATATATCTTATGATGGCTTTATGGCAAAAAGAATGTATATTTTTTAGAAATAAAAATGACTAAATATCAAGAATTTTTAGAAAAAGCTAATATTATTTCAGAAGAACTCTTTAATGATATTATAAGAACATTACCTGATGTAGATATTGAAGAAATAAATTTTTCAGATATTTATGAACTTGATTCTCAAGATGAAATTGCCTCAGAACTTATTGCTACTATTTTAAATAAATGGGATTGGGTAACTTGTTCTGATGTAAATTTTGAAAAAAGAACTTTTTGTGTAGATGATGTTCAATCGGAAAAAGATTTAAAAGAAATAGTTGAAACATTTACTAATTGGACTATAACTAATTATGAAGAAGCATTAGAATGGTGTAAAGAAAACGAGAAAAGTGAAAAAGAGGAGGAAGAAAGAGAACAAATCCTTAGAGACTTAAGATGTAATGCTTCAATAGAACAATTAAGAGAATTTAGAAAATCTATTAACTAATGACTAGAAGAGATGTTCTTAATAATGCCGTTACTGAATGTTTAAAGGAATTATATTCTTGGGCAACTCCAAAAATAGACTGGGATGAATTTATAAAAGAAAATAAAATTTATAATGAAAAATATAAAGAATGGGAATCTTTAAAAGATAAAACTCCTATCCTTGAATATTGTGGTCCTAAACCTTATGAATTTTATTATCTTCCTGCAGAAATATTTAATGACATAAAAGAATCTTATGTTTATGCTTATAAATTAAATGGACAAAAAGAATTATTAGATACTATAGAAATTTTAAAGAATTATTGTAAAGAACCTATTGTTGATAAATATATAGAAGGAGAAAATGGATTTCCTGGACATAGAGGATATGACCATCCTGATAATTTAGAGAAAGAGTTACAAACTAAATTAAGAGAAAAAGCTGGATTTAGTGTAACTAATACGGGTATTGAAAATTTATCTAAGGAATTACAAGATAAATTCTTTGAATTTCTTGATATGGCAGGAAATTTCTTCAATTGGAATGGAGATTTAAATTCTTTTTATATGTCAGTATGTCTTGGAGCTAGTCCAAATTCTAATAAACAAGCAGTAATAGATAACTGGAAAAAATATAGAAAACAAGATATTGAAATTGATGAAGAACAAATTAAAAAAGAATATTATGGAGAAGAATTGGATTAATACAATAATAGAAATTATTCGTACTGCAATGAATAAAGGATTGCATATTAAAGGTTATAAATCAGAAGCTTTTGGTCAACCTTATAATTTTAATATATATATTAACAATAGTGAAGAAATTCAAATAGTTATTTTTGATGATAGTATAATTATTTATACTCCTAAAGGTCATAAATCTATTGATTATAAAATGACTGATAGAGAAATTTTAGAAATACAAGCTATGTTTCTTTCTGTTAAAGAATATAGTGAAGATATGGCTATTTCCGAAATTGAAGAATTTATTTCTAATAAGAAAGAGGAAATAACTAATATCAATGATTTAGACAATGAAGATGATTGAAGATATATTAGAATGTGCCGAACAAGCTTTAGTTAATTTAGAAGGAATAGCAAGTCAAGAGGATATTAATGCTATTCAAAGATTAATTAATTTTGTACAGGAGGAGTATTAATGGAGTTACAATTATCACAATTACTTGCAGGAAAACCTACTAGAATTAAAAATAGAGAGTATTTTTCAACTGCTGCGTATGTAGAACCTTTTTTAGAAAGAGTTCAAAAAATAACTAAAGAAATTAGAGTTCAAGTACAACTTCCTTCTCAAATTACTTATACAGCAAATGGTGATATTAATACTGAAGATATAACTTATAATAGAGTTCTTATTGAAGCTATACTTCCAGATGAATATAAGTTTAATGATGATCCTCATAAAGCAGTATTAGGAATGGTTTATGGAATTGATGTGCGTAAACCTGTTGTTAAATTCTTTAAAGGACAGGAAAGAATGAGTTGTACTAATCTCTGTGTATTTAGTCCTCAATTACTTTCTTGTCAGGATTTAGAACCAGAAACTCAAATTGATTTTAAACCTTTTGACAGAATTATAGAACAAACTGATGATACTGCTACTTGGTTAAAAAAATTAATAGAAACAGATTTTGATTGTTCTGAACAAAACGTAAATGAATCTCTTGGAAGATGGATTAGAAACTGTATTAATTACAGTTTTAATAACCATTATCAACCAGTGAAAATTGCTTGTTCTACTCCTATTGATGCTTATAAATCATTATTTGAAAAAGAAGATGATGATTATTATATTGGATTAAATGGAAATACAAGTATGTATCAAATATATAATGCCTTTACTCAAGTACTTACTGATGGTATGAAGAAAGATCCATTTAATATATTTGAAAAGACTTTATTAATTAAAGATATTCTTGATATATGAATTTAGTTAGAGTAAATGAAACAAATGATTTAAGTCCACATTATTTAAATATGGATTATATTGTAAGGTTGGGTAAAGATAAAGATGGAAATTATTGGGCTTGTACAAGTGAATATCATTATTTTATTTCAGAATCGGCTTATAATGCTATATTAAAGTATGGAAAGGCAAAAATATAATAAATTAATATTAGAAACACTTTCTAAATTAGTTGATAAATATCCAGATTTAAGATTTGGACAAATTCTTGTTGATTGTGATATAATCAAATATGAACCTTCAGTTTTATGTGATGGACAGAGGGAAGATATATTAGTTATTGACCCATTTAATGAGGAATCCGAAATTACTTGGAAAAGAGTGTTATTAAATAAGTTTGCTTTTAAAGAACAATATAATTAATTATGAAGTTATATAAAAATCCTGTATTAGGTGCAATTGCTGGAGATATGATTGGAGTACCATATGAGTGGTATTGTAAACAAGGTCTCCAAATTCCAGAGAACTTTAAACTTTGGACTAAAGATTCTCATTTTTCTGATGATACTGTAATGACTATTGCTGTAGCAGAATGGTTACTTTATCCTCCTTATAATACTTATAATTTGGTAAGTATTATGCAAAAATGGGGGAGAAAGTATCGTAAAGCTGGATATGGTCATTTATTTGGACAATGGATTGATTCAGATGATCCAAAACCTTATAATAGTTTTGGTAATGGTTCAGCAATGAGAGTATCTCCAGTAGGATGTGTTTTTAATACATATGAAACTACTAAAGTTATTGCAGAAGAATCTGCTTCTGTAAGTCATAATCATCCAGAAGGAATTAAAGGTGCTCAATGTATTGCTGAAATGATTGCTAGTATTAGATTTGAAGAATCTTCTACAAGTTGTTTGGATATTTCAGAAAAGTATTATGGTAAGAATTCTTGGATGAAAACACCAGAACAAATAATTAAATCTGGATATAAATTTGATTCAACTTGTCAAGGAAGTGTTCCTGAAGCTATTTGTTGTTTTGCACACAGTCATTCTTATGAAGAAACCATAAGAAATACAATTATGCTTCGTGGTGATGCTGATACTCAAGCAGCTATAGCGGGTTCAATTGCAGCAGCATATTGGGGAGTTCCTCAAGATATTCGTGACGAATGTATAGAGAGGCTTCCAGATGATATGTATGATGTTCTAAAAGATTTCTCTAAAAAGTTCGGTTTAGAACTTTAAATACTATTTTGATTAAAGAGTTATTATGAATATATTAATATTCTATATAACTCTTTAATTTTTTAAATATGTAGAAAGAAAAAATGTATGTTATTAAACGTTCAGGTAAAAAAGAACAGTTTAATCCGTTAAAAATTAAAAATGCAATAAAAGCAGCTTTTAATTCAATTGGGTATTCTGTAGATGATGATGTATATGATGAATTAGTTAATTCTGTAAAAATATGGGATGGTATGAATATTGAGGATATTCAAGACCAGGTAATTGAAACATTACGTAATTTTGATTATCAAGAAATAGCCGATTGTTACCAAGCATACAGACTAGACCATAAACAAGCCAGATTTATTAGAGGACGTATAGATTATATGGATGACTATGCTAATTCTAATAATAATGCCTCAACTTCTTCTGAAACTGATGATAATGCCAATGTTACAATGAAAAATGTAGCAAATCTAGAGGGAGAAGTATATAAAGTAACTAATAGACGAATCCATCGTCAAAGACTAAAAGACAAAATTAATGAACAAAATCCTGGGGAGGATTTAGGTAAACAATATATAGAAGATCTTGAACATTGGGTAATTTATACTAATGATGAAGCTTCTTCTCCTGTAGTTAAACCATATTGTATGGCTGCTACTTTATATCCATTAATGACAGAAGGTGTAGGCAAAATTGATGGAGTAACTCCATCTGAACCTAATGATATTAGGTCATTTAGTGGACAGGTAACCAATTTAACTTTCCTACTTTCAGCTTCTGCAAAAGGTGCTATAGCTTTAGGAGATTATATAATTGCTTTAAATTATTATGTAATAGCAGAATTTGGTCCTAAGTGGTATGAAAAACTAGATGTAGTAATTACTAATGAACATAGTCTTAAACCTATGACAATTAAAAGGGCTATCAGAAAAGGAATGAAACATTTTATTTATGGAGTAAATCAGCCTGCTGGTAACAGAAGTTATAATAGTCCTTTTAGTAATATTTCTTATTACGACAAAACATACTTTAAATCAATCTTTGAAGACTTTTATTATCCAGATGGAACTCAACCTGAATGGAAAGCTATAGATGTACTTCAAAGAATCTTTATGGAACTTCATAGAGAACTTAGACTTATTAAACCATTAACATTCCCTGTAACTACTATGGCTATGGTACATGATGGCCATGATGTTATTGATAAAGAATATAAAGAACTTTGTGCTGAAGAATGGGCAAAAGGGGGAAGTTTCTTCTGTTATCTTTCTGATAATCCATCAGCGTTAGCTTCTTGTTGTAGAGTACTAAATGAAATGCAGGAAAACACATTCAGTAGTACTACTGGATTGACTGGTATTATGACTGGATCTTGTAATGTAATTACTCTTAATATTAATAGAATTGTTCAGGATTGTTACAATAAAGACTTTTATGATGATAATGATGAAGTGTTAAATGAAGGTCGAATGGATAAAAGTTTTGGATATCAAAAGTTAAAAGAATATCTTATTTCTATTTTAGAAAGAGTATACAAATATCATATTGCATATAAAACAATGCTTTATGATTTAGAGGATAAAGGAATGTTTGCTCCTTCTAATGGTGGATATATCTATATGAAGAAGCTTTATTCTACTATTGGAATATTGGGCTACTGTGAAGCAGCACAATTTTTAGGAATGAAAGTTTCTAATAACAAAGAATATATTGAATTCCTTCAATTAATCTGTGGAACAATTAAAGAGCAAAATAAATTACATTCTATTCATGATAAGAAAAGACCATTCTTATTTAATAGTGAAGCTATTCCTGGAGAAAGCCTTGGAGTAAAACTTTATGAACACGATAAAAAAGATGGATATTGGGTTCCAGAAAATCAAAATCTTTATAATTGCTATTTTTATAATCCTTGGGATAATACTTCTATATTGGACAAATTCATATTACATGGAAAACAGGTGGCTCCATACTGTGACGGAGGACAGGCTTTGCACGCTAACTTAGATGAACATCTTTCTAAAGAACAATATCTTAAATTAATAGATTTTGCTATTAAAGAAGGGACTAATTATTTTACTTTTAATATTCCTATTAGTGAATGTAAATCTTGTGGTCATGTAGTAAATGCTCCAATTGATAAATGTCCAAAATGTGGTAGTGAAAATATTGATTATTGGACTAGAATTATTGGATATTTAAGGCCAGTGAGTGCTTTTAGTAATTCTAGAAAGATTGAACAAAAGAAAAGAATTTATGCTAAAAATGATGAAAGGGTTTAATAATGGAATATTTTGTTAAAGAAGGTTGGAAATTAAATCCTAATGAAAAGATAGTTAAAGGAATTACAAAAGCTATAGAAAGAAATAATGGAAAATGTCCGTGTATACATGAAGAGCCTTGCGATGATCTTGTTTGTCCTTGCTCTTCTTATAGATTACAAGATACATGCTGTTGCCAATTATATATTAAAGAAGTATGATTGAAATTAGTGAAGAAAGATATGCCGAACTTTTAAGAAAAGAATATATTTATGATTGCTTAGAATATGCTGGAGTAGATAATTGGATAACTTATGATTTTGCTATGAATGAAGAATTTGAAGATATGCCTTCAGCTAATGAATTTAAAAGTTGGGATGATGATAGAGTAATTAGTTATTGGGAGGAAAGAGACTAATGAAATATACTGATACTCAAATAGGTTTTCAAGAATTTCCTGATGAAATATCTCTTTTAATAAATATATCAAATTGTCCTTTCCATTGTCCTGGATGTCATAGTCCAGAACTTTGGGAAGATATTGGAATAGAATTAAATTGTAAGGAATTACATAAGTTAATCTATCATAATGAAGGAATTACTTTAATGGGATTTATGGGAGGAAACCCAAAAGAAATTAACTATTTGGCAGAGTGTATTAAAAATGCAGATCCTCCTTTGAAAGTTGGTTGGTATTGGGGAGGAACTTCTATTCCTAATGAAATAGAATTAGAATTATTTGATTATATTAAACTTGGTCCTTATAAAAAAGAATTAGGCGGATTAGATAATCCTAATACTAATCAAAGATTTTATAAAATAGAAAATGGACAATTAATAGATTGGACTTATAAGTTTTGGAAACATGGAAACAAATAATAAAATAAATATAGGCTGTTCGTGGCCTATACCAGTTATAGTATTTTTAGCTTTTTTCTTTGCTAAAATATATGATAAAATAGATTGGAGTTGGTGGTGGGTATTTAGTCCATTATGGATTCCACTTTTATTTATAATTATTATAACAATTGTAATTATTATATTTAAAATTTGGATAGAATGGTAACAAAAATTATAACAGATGGTTGGCCAAAGGATAATGAAATACTTCTAGATGAAATAACTTGTACTTATATCCAAGAACCTGATTGTACTGAAGATAGAAATGGAGAACCTCAATCTATAACTTTGTCTAGTAGAGACGGGGGAGGAGGCAAATTTATTCATATTAAAACAGATGGTTGGAGTATATGTGGGGATAATTTAGAAGATGATTTAATTCCTCTTATAAAAGATTTTAAGCATAGAATGGACGATGAAGTATTTAGTAATTCCGGATTGCCACGGGAGAAAGTTTTGGAGACAAACGATAATTAATAATATAGGTAAAGTTGATAAAATAATATTTTTAGGTGATTATTTAGATCCTTATGAAAATGAAATTGATGAAAATCCAGAATTAATGGAATGTGATGATTTTTATGATAGTCAAAATCTTCTTAAAATGTTAGAAGATATTATTTCATTAAAGAAAAATGAACCTAATAAATATATTTTATTAACAGGAAATCATACCGATAGCTATATATGGTCTAAATTTCAAGCTGCAACAAGAACTGATTATAAAAATTGGGAAAAATATCATAAGTTTTTTTTACAAAATTTAGAATATTTTAACCTTGTTTGGATTGAAAACGATGTGATATTTAGTCATGCAGGTATTTCTGAAGGATGGGCAAGTGGATTTTTATATCATTATATGGATTATGATGGAAATATCCCATCAGAAAAAAATTCTTCAGTTTTTGAAGCTGCAAAAGTATTAAAAGATACTTCATTAAGTAAATTTAATAATAATTATATTAAAGCTATCTCTAATATATCTCATTATAGAGGTGGAGATATGTTTTATGGTTCTTGTGAATGGGCTGATTTAAGAGAACATATTGATATACAAAATTCTAGTTCAGATAATATTATTCCTAAAGGAAAAGAAAGAATATATCAAGTGTTTGGGCATACTCAACTTAAATCTCCGTTAATTACAGATAAATGGGCCTGTTTAGATTGCAAAAAAGGGTTTATATTTGATACAGTAACTCATGAATGCAATAGTTGTTTATGATAATATAAAAGATAAGGAACTCTTAGATAAAATACATCTTAGAGTTCCTTTTTTTATTAACTATGTTAATATGAATACTGTAAAAGGGAAAAAGGAAGGATTTAGAATTAAAGGTCCTTGGAGTGCTAAACTTAATCCTTTTATAGAGTTATATGAAAACAATGAGATAATTCAAGTATTTTATTCTGAAAAAGGTAATGCTTGTAATCAACTAATATCTTATTTAAATGATCCAAGTAAAATTCAAGAAATTAAATGAAAACGCTAGAATTCCAGATTTTAAACATGTTGGAGATGCTGGAAAAGATTTATTTGCAACCTCAGTAAAGTATAATCCTAAATATGATAGATTAGAATATGGATTAGGATTTGCTACTGCCATTCCGGAGGATTATGAATGTAGTATTGTTCCAAGAAGTACTAATACTAAAAAAGAATGGTATATTCCTAATGCTCCCTGTACTATAGACAGTAATTATAGAGGAGAATGGCTTATAATGTTTAAATGTCGTACTCCATTTGAGCAATTATTCCCAACTGGAGATAGAGATTTGAATATTTTAGAATTAGAAAATGAATTAATTCCATATAAATTAGATGAAGCTGTTGCTCAAGTAATGCTTAGAAAAGTAGAAGACTGGGAATTTATTGAAACAGATGAATTAGATGAAACCGAAAGAGGTGCTGATGGTGGTTTAGTAAGAGAAGGAAAATGATTACTAAAGAAGAATTTACTGAATATATATTAAATTGTCAAGCATTTGAACAAGCTATTAGTAGAATGGAAGAAGCTTTTAGTGGAAGAAAATATGGTTGCAATTTATTTGATTGTGATTGGGTTGATTCTGTAGGAAAAATGCTTGATATATTCATAGAATCACATTTCACTGAAACAGGAAGTGATTGGATATATTATTATTTATTTGAAACTATTGAGGATAAAAGAGTAACAATTACTAAAGAAGCTGACCTTTTTAAAGAAAAAGAAGAAGTAGAATATCATCTTAATAGTATAGATGAACTTTGGGATTTTCTTTTAACTGATAAAAAATTATATTTTAAAAATGCAGAATGACTTATTTGCTCCTCAAGATATAATTCCTAATAATAAAATATGGTATCTTGTTAGCAAAGATACTAAAGGAAAGATTAGAGTAGCAATAGTCAGTTATGAATTAGTTAATCCTGATGATAAACAAAATCGTTATTTTATAATTCATAGAACTTCCGGATTATTAGGAGGAAAAAGAACTCCTCAACCAGATAAAATGGTTGAAAGAGGAAAAGCCTCACGTAATATGTGGGAACAAGTAATGCTTGAAGCTAAGCATTTAGTAAAAGAAAAACTTGATAAAGGATATAAAGAAGTTGATAAAGATCCAGATGAATATTCTGAATCTGAATTAATGTCTATTCTAGGAGAAATTGTTTCTAATCAAAATGGAGTTCCCAAACCTATGTTAGCTAAGCAGGCTGATAAAGTTACTAATCCTAAAATATATGATAAAGTATGGTTAGCATCAAGAAAAATTGATGGATTAAGAGCACTTATTTATATGGGAGATGATGGTAATCTTCATACTGCATCACGAGGTGCTATGAATTATGATGCAGCTATGTCTGATATTCTTGAACATTCATCTTTAATTCAGTTATTTAAAGAGAATCCCGGATTAATTATGGATGGAGAATGTTATCATCATGGTTATACTCTTCAACAATTAAATTCCATTGCTAGAACTCAGAAAACTGTTAAAGATTATAGTGTTCTTCAGTTCTATTGGTATGATATAGTAGATCCAAATTCTACATTTGATGAACGTTGGGCTCTTATGAGAGACATAAGAGATGAAATGAATCTTATATTTGATCCCGAAAAGAACTTTGAGGATGGAGAACTTAGAATTCAGTTTGTTCCTCAAGAAGAAGTAATTGGATGGGATAATATGATGAAACTTCATAATCAATATGTTTTAGAAGGTTGGGAAGGATTAGTTATTAGAGATCCCGATGCTCTTTATAGACCAAATGGTCGTACCAATGATATGATAAAAATCAAAATCTATAAAGATGACTGCTTCAAAGTTATTGGCAAAGAAGCAGGACTTCGTGGTAGTGAAGATATGGTATTTATCATGGAAATGAAAGATGGTAGAATATTTAAAGCAAAACCTTTTGGAGATAGAGAACAAAAAGAGGAATATTGGAATAATTTTGAAACTCATTATAAAGGACATATAGGAGAATGTAAGTTCTTCTATTATTCTGATGATGGTATTCCTCTTCAACCAGCATTTAAAGCATTTAGAGATGATATCGAATGATATTTATACTAAAGCCATTCAAGATGTTCTTGAATTTATTGATAAAGTCGAGGATGGAGACTTAGATTTCATTATTTGGAAGCTTAAAAACTTCGTAGAATATGGAGAAGATTTTAACACTAAAGACGATATAGAATGATTAAATATAATTTTGTTATAATTGATGGTAAAGTAATTAATCCTCATCTCAATATTTTAGATGAAAATGAATTTTTAGAAAAATTATGGGAATGGTGTTATGAAGATGATTTATGGGATTATCTTGATGAAACTCCTGAAGTATTGAATGATTCAGAAGAATTAGAGAACTTTTTACTTGATCGATTTATTCCTGAATATTTATTTCATCATTTCGAAGATGATGATTTAAATTGTTTTGCATTTACTGTAACTGATGAAAAATTAGATGTGAGAGAGTATAATGAAGATAAGGCTCTTACATTTGTATTAAACAAAATTAAAGAATATTATGATTAAAACATGGTTAATAACTGCATCAGCTCCTATAGGTGGAACTGATACATATTATTGTGCATATTCAAAGGAAGACCCATTAAGTTATGATGATTTTCCTTTTGATGAAATAACAGAACACCTTTGGGAAAATTATAGTTATCTTTTACATCTTGACGATGAAGAATATGAGTCTGAAGAAGAAAGAGACGAAGCTTGGGATCAAGCATATGAAAATTGGAATTGTGATTGTAATTTTTCTTCAGAGGAAATGGATTTAGAAGTAGATAATCCAGATGAATATGAAATTGTGTATGATGAAAGAGAATGATTCAGTTAGTAGTTAATGTAGAACTTTTAAGAGAAATAGACGAACGTAAGTTAATTAATGCTTATGCTCGTTTTATGTATAATGATGAAAAGGATACTACTGATGATGTTCAAATAAAAGAAAACCTTATACAACTTCTTGATTGGGATAAAAATGGAGATAACGGATTAAGAGTCTATTGTAGTAAATTTGAAAAAATTAAAAAGAAAGATTGGGAATTTCTTATTAATTTTATTAAAGAAAATTACCATGAAATAAAATCTATTGCTTATACTCCAAATAAAGAACGTAAATTAAAATCTATAAAGGTTATAAATGATGCTATAGAAACTAAAAAGAAACATAATATAGAAAGGTTTACTGATGAAAATTATCAAGTAAGTGGTCGAGGTAAAAAAGCTAGACCTTGTATTTATGAAGGAAAAGAATATAAATCTCGACAAGAATGTATGTATAAAGAAGGTTTAACTAAATATCAAATATGGAAATATTTAAAAGAAACTAATCAAATATGAAAGAAATAAAGTTGTTTAATAGAGATGGTGCAGATTTAAAATTAGTACAAAAACATCTAAAAGAAATCGAACCTCATGTAACAGAATGGAAACTACAAGTAGATGAAAAACATAAATATGTATTAGAATTTTGTAGGTATATTGGAGACAACTTTTTAGAACCAGAGGCAATTGATCCATCAGGAGGTCCTATGATTAATTTGGGAGATGAGTTTGAAGGAAGATATAAGATAGTTAAAATAAATAATATTAATAATATATGGATAAGTGACAATGGGAACAATTAATAAATTTGCAAATTTATATGACGATAAAGGTAAGATAATTGAAAAAGCTCCAATTAAATCTAAAGTTAAACAATTTCCTCCAAAACAAACTAAATATCCTGGAAGTCAAATTGCACCTAATATTTTTGTATGAAAGAAATAACTACAGAGAAGAATATTCTTACAGAAAATAGTGAACTTCTACAAAAATATTTTAAAGACATAAGTAAATATCCTATATATAAAGGTGAAGAGCAAATTGAATTAGCAAGAAAAATGAGAAATGGAAATAAAAAAGCACGAGAAGAACTTATAAATTCTAATCTTCGTTTTGTTGTAACCTGTGCTAAACAATTTGTTGGTCAAGGTGTTCCACTAATAGATTTAATAAATAGTGGAAACCTTGGATTAATACAAAGTGTAGAAAGATATGATCCTGATAAAGGATATCATTTTATAAGTTATGCTGTTTGGTATATTAGAAGAGAAATTATTAGAGCAATATATAATACTGGAAGAACTATTAGATATCCAATTACTTATATTACTAAGATAACTAAAGTCAAAAAAGCTTATGAAGAATTTGTTAATAAATATCAAAGAGAGCCTTCTGATGAAGAATTAATAAGTTTAACTAATATAACTCAGAAACAATATAATTCTGTAGTATTAAATAAATCTTATTGCCAATCTCTTGATACACCTATAACAGATGATGGAAAAACTACTGTTGAAAATACTTTAACAGAAGATATTAAACCATTTTCTGATACATTTACTAAAGAATCTATTTCTTCTGCATTAAAAATTCTTAATCCAAGAGAATATAAAGTTATTACTGAGTTTTATGGACTTGATGGGCAATTAGAAAGGCCAATAAAGGACATTGCAAAAGAAATGAATTTAGGAGACGAAAGAATTAGGCAACTAAGAAAAGGTGCTATAAAGAAATTAGAAAGAAGATGTGGTAAAACACTAAAAACATTATTATGATATATTTTACAGTAGCAAAAAATGATTGTGGATATTTAATTGATAGTGTTTCAGAATCTTGTGAAGCATTGAAAAAGAAATTTCCAGATGAAAAAATATATAAATCAGATAAGCCTATTGTAAGTATTTATGTTATTAAAGACCAATTAAATGAAGTATCTTGATAGTGAAAAACAAACAGCAAAAGAATTTAATGACATTCTAAAAGAAGGAATGAAAACTGGAGTTATTTTATCAAGAGAAGAAGATATTAAATTTATGATAGAATTGGCTTATAATTTAAACTACTATTTAACATATTTCATTTCCGCAGCACAATTATATGGCAAAAAAGAAAGCTGTGATTTCTAAAAGTGTTATATTATCTCCTACTAAAATTCCTCCTGTATGGCAAATAGGAATGTTATTTCCTGATGGGAAGAAAATATCTAAACCTAAATGTACTTTAAATGAAATATTTAATACATATTTTATAGGATTAGATAAATATCTTAATAAGGGATTTAATGCAGAAGAACTTTTAGAATTATATCAAAAAACTTATTATAATAAGGGAATTAAAGTTCAGATTAATTATATAGATTCTTGGGGTCACCTCTGGAAAGGAAAAGTAGCTTGGCCTAGAGAATCTAAATTTATTGATTTTTTAAATAATAGATTAAATGGATGAATTCAAAAAGTTATTGACTAATTGGAATGTAATGTGTATAAAACCTATTGGAAATACCATAACATTATCTAAATTAGATAATTATTTTATAGAAGAAATTAAAAATAATTTATCTAATTTTATTACCGAAACAGACACTTATTATATTATTAAATATGCGGGTAATACAATTAATATAGAAAAATGACTGAAAATTTTTAAATAATAGATTAAATGAGATTTCTAATAAAAGTTTATAATACTGCAGAAATTGATGACGATACTGTATTAGAATATGTTCAGTGGTGTAAAGATATGAATAAAGAATATAATGCCACTGAATTTTATAATTGGTTAGCAGAACATTATTATGTAGAAAATTTTATTGTAGATGAAGAAGAGGAAGTTGAATTAACTACTTCATATTTAATTGATGAAATTAATCAAACAATAGAGGATAACAAATGACTGAAAAAGAATTTTTAGAAAAAAGAGTTCCAATCTGGTTAGAAGGAGAAGATTTACATATCAGTACTCCTTCTAATATGGATAAAAATGATATGCACGTATTTTTGTGCAAGAAATATGGATATAATGCATTATTTGCAATAAGAGGTTATTATTGGCCGGGTTCTCATGTTTGTCTCTATATTGGAGAATATGAGACTCCTAATTGTACTATTCTTGTAACAAATTATATATTTCAATATTTTCCTGATATTAAATATATAGGATTTGGATGTCATATAGGAAAACCTGGAGAAATTTGGCGTCCGAAAGTTATTGTAGCAAGAAATCCATCTTGTTTAAACAATGATATATTTAGTAAGCAAACAGAAGAGTCTGTTTGAAACTGATTTATACAAAGAAATTAGTTTCAAAGATGCTAAAGAATATTTATGGGAATTAAAAAGACAACAATTTGATACAGAGACTATGGGGTTAGATGTATATACTAAACCCCTTCTCTGTTACCAATTAGGTCATAAAGAAAATCAATTTGTATTTGACCAATCTTCTTATCCTATAACTTTATTTAAAGATATGTTTGAATCTGATAGGGAATTTATAGGACATAATATTGGATTTGATTTAAAGTATCTTTATTACTATAATATATGGCCTAAACACGTAGTAGATACTATGCTACGTGAACAATTAATTTGGTTAGGCTGGGGACAATTCTATAAAGGTATATATCCTTGGGAATATGAAAAGAATGGATATAAATGGCCCTATTTAGAAGCAAAAAATAAAGATGAAGAACTTATTTATAAATTTTCCACAGCATTAAAAGCAGTAGCTAGAAATAGAATTAATATTGAACTTGATAAAACAGTTCGAGGAAAAATTGTTAAAGTAGGATTAACTCCAGAAGTAGTACAATATGCTGGAACTGATGTAGAATATCTTGAAGACATTGAAGCTTCTCAACAAATTGATATTGACAGAGAAAATCTTAATAAAGCTTGTCAATTAGAAAATGAATTTGTTAAAGTATTAGCTTATACCGAATTTTGTGGAGCTAAATTAGATGAAACAAAATGGAAAGCTAAAATGGATAAAGATAATGCTAAATTAAAAAAGGCTGTTAATTCTTTAAATAATTTTGTTTTAAATTATTTTAATACACACGGTGGAAATATAAGACTTAAAACTCTTAATATAGAACATATTGTCGATTCTCAATGGATTCATAATGAAGAAGAATTAAAACAATATGGATATGTAATGTTTCCTCCTTCTAAAAAACCTAAAAGATATTATACTAGACCTTCTGGAAATGATAAAGTAGGAATACTTTATTGTGAAGAATTAGAGGTATCCTTTCCTTATATAGAACAAGATTTACAAGGAGACCTCTTTTCTGGCTTTAATATAGATCCTTATTGTACTTTAAATTGGTCTAGTAGTAAACAATTAATTCCATTTTTTGAGTTACTTGGTTATAATGTAGAAATCTTTGATAAGAAAGAAAAAAGAAAAAAGAAAAGTGTTGCTGCTGAAGTAATTAAATCTCAAAGAGAAATATGTCCAGAATTAACTGATGCTTATGTAGAATTTAAAAAAGCTGAGAAAGTTTGTGATTCTTTTGGAGAAAAGTGGTTAAAAGCTATTAATCCTGTTACACATAGGATTCATGCTGACTTTCATCAGTTAGGTACAGATACTGCTAGATTAAGTTCTGGAGGAGGAGAGTCTGCTGTTAATGTTCAACAAATTCCTAGAGATTCTGAAACACGAGCTTGTTTTGTATCTGAAAAAGGAAATGTTTGGATTAGTGAGGATTACGATAGTCAAGAAAGTCAAATTTTGGCATCTGTTACTAATGATCCAGCACTTATAGAATTATATACTACTGGTTGTAGAGATATGCATAATCTAGTAGCATATATGTCTTATAAGAAAGAAATTCCTAGAGATACTGATATTGGTAAAATTAAAGAATTATTTCCTGGACTTAGACAAGATGCTAAAGGAATTGAATTTGCTATTGGATATGCTGGTAATGCTAATACTATAGCACAAAATTCTGGCATCCCATTAGTAGAAGCAGAGGAAATTTATAATTCTTATATGGAAGGTTTTCCAGGAGTTAAGAAATATCAGGATTATTGTAAAAAAGCAGTAATTCGTGATGGATATATTCTAATGAATCCAGTAACTGGACATCGTTGTCATATTCCTGATTGGGAAAATAAATGGGTTCATATAAAAAATAATATGACTGCTCCAGAATTTTGGGAAAATTATGGATATATGAAAAAATATGATCCATATTGTGAAGAAATGATGGAAATAAAACAGTATTTTAGAATTAAATCAGATTTAGAAAAACAGTCTGTTAATTATAGAATACAAAATAGAGGAGCTTGTTGTACTAAGTTATCTGGGATATTATTCTTTAAATGGATTGTGGAACATAATTTACAAAATATAGTAAAAATATGTCTTCAAGTTCATGATGAATGGAATGTAGAAGCTCCAAAAGATATTGCAGAAGAAGTAGTAACTGTGCTTCGAAAATGTATGGAAAAAGGAGCACATCCTTTCTGTACAAGATTGCCTTTAAGTTCTGGAGTATCTAGACTTAAAGATGGTTCTTTACCCGATTATTGGATACATTAATATGAAAATTAAAGATTTAATATATAAAACTCCAGAAATGACTGAAGAAAAACTTCTGGAGTTAATTAATAAAGACATTAATATGCTTCCTCTTCATTTAAGGAGAAGAATTATAGATATTCATCACAAAGGAGGAGTAGATAACATCTCTAAATATGTTTTAGAAGAATATGATTTAGTCCAAGATAAAAAATCTTATCTTACAAAATCTCAACGAGATCAAGTTGTAGGTTTTGTAGGATTATGTATGATAAAAATGACTAAAGATGATGGAACCACTGGACAATGAAGTATTTGAGGATTCTTTAAAAGCTAATCCAAAATCTACTATTGATTGGAATTTGTATAAAAAATTAAAATTCTTAGGAATTATACATGAAGAACAAGATGATAAAGTAGATATTAGAAGTTTTAATATAGGAACTAGTGATTATTCTAAACATACTATTCAACCTTGGAGTATATGGCTAGATTATCCTAATTTAACAAGTTGGGACCACGATATTATTAAAAGAGTTCTTAGAACTAAAAAAGGAGAATCTCGTGAAACGGATTATACTAAAATAATACATGATTGTGAAGAGCGTTTAAGACAATTAAAAGAAGAAAGAGATGAAAATTAAATTTGAATATAATTATTGTATGGAGTTTATTTTGAAAACTCACTCTAATTTAATTGTATCTGGAAAAGGTGAATGGGATGTTGATGAAATAGAATTAGCTGAAGAATATTGTGTTAATAATGATTGCATTGAGTCTATAGATTTTATAAAAAATTACTTTTGGATAACATTAGATAAAGATCCAGATAATTTCATTTTTAATTCAGATGATATTGAATCATTATGTGAATTTTTAGAATATTATAAAGCTGATAATAATTATAATGAAAATTGAAATAACTAGAGTAACTTCTTGGACTGATGTATTAAATGCAGCAAGATTTACTCAAAGAAAAGAACCTAGAAGTGGAGAACCTTCAGTTGCTTGGAAAAAGAAAATTATTAAAGCAGAGCATTCTCCATTAAGATGTTTAATGTTTAATATTGATTTATATGATATTCCTAATTATGTATCAGTACATCTTGTTAGACATATTCATGCACAACCATTCGTAAGTACCTCGCGCCCAGACATTGATGGAAAACAAATCCCTAGAGAAGAACAGAAAAAATCTGATCCTGTTAATATGAGATTATTTCTTAATGCACAAGAAATAATCAATATTAGTAAAGTAAGATTATGTAACAAAGCAGAATTTAAAACTAGAAACATTTGGAATCAAGTAATAGAAGAACTTAGAAAAATAGAGCCTGAATTAGCAAATGCTTGTGTTCCATCTTGTTTTTATCGTGGATTCTGTCCAGAATTTAAATCCTGTGGTTTAGCAGACACTGAAACATTTCAATTAAAAGTAAATGATTATATTAATTTTTTAAAATAATAAAACTATGACAGTAGAAAGAAAATGTACTTGTAAAAGTGAATTCCAAGATGAACTTTATGGAAAAGGAATTCGTTTATTTAACACTTGTGGAGATAATAAAGGTAAAATAACAGCATATCGTTGTACTGTTTGTGGTAAAGAACAAAAATAATTATGCATTGTAGTAATTGTTATCATTGTGGATACTTTCGTGAGGAACCTCAGCCAGACGGAAGTATTCATAATTATTGTAATGACCGTGATTGTACGGTAGATCCTTATGATCCTGAATGTAATTATAATGACTAATTATGGAAAGAATATGTGTACAACGTAAAGTAGAAGTTTGGATAGAAGATTTTTATAGAGTAGAAGAAATAAATAATGAAATTATTGAATCTGCTATAAATTATGATTTAGATCCAGATGATAGTGATGTATTATGGGAAACACAAATAGATTTAGGTCCTGTAGAAGTTTATGATGAACATCAAAACAAAATTTATAGTAATATAGAAGATGAATAAATATATTAAAACAGATATAGAACAAGGAATACAATATCTTAAAACAGGAATAATGAATGCTTTAGCGGATATAGAATCTGGTAAAGAAAAAGAAATTGTTCTTGGAGATTATGTTCCCTTTTCATTAGTAGTTCATTGTGCTAAGCAAAGAGGCTGGACAAATGATGAACAACAATCGAGTGATTGGACTAATGGATGGGAAGTAGATTGTTGGTGGTATATGTATACTCCAGATGACAGAATAAAAGTTTGTATAGAAAGTTGTCTTTGGGAAGGACAACCAACTAAATTAATAGTAAATTCTAATGAATAATAAATTATACCATAGTTTTTGTGCATTTTCCTATAAAGGCGGAGAACTTTGTTCAAATATAAATCAAACAATTGAAAATATTGCTTCAATTATTGATATAGATTGGGATGAACTATTTGATCGTTGTGCAGATGATGAAAAATTTGCTAATATGTCAGATGAAGAATTTTTCTCATTAACTTGTGTACAGCTCTTAGATATGTTGGATGATCAAACTTTAAAAGATATTGCTGCTGATAAACTTTATCCAGGCAATACATATGCTTTTGATTCTTATTCAGATAGTGAAATATATACTATTAACGATGAAGGAAAATTAGTGGAGGTAAATATTATCGAAGAGCCTGGATTTATAGAAGCTTTTAAGAAATCACTTCGTAAAGATGCAGAATGGTCAGATGAATGGAAGAAAAATCATAAAAATGAAGAATAATGAATACTCCAACTTTAATGCAATCTGAGGAAGAAATAGCTCCTTGGACTAGAAACACAAAAACAATAGAAATAAATATATCTCAATGTCTTAGTACAACAGTAGGTATAGAAGTTCCTGAAGATTTTGAAGATTATGACAATAAAGAATTATTAGAAGATTTCGTAAGAGAACAAATAATTCTTCCTTCAGAAGTAATTTTAGACCATAGTCAAGATTGTTGGTATATTGATGATTTTTGTGTATCATTATAAAATATGGAAAAAGAATTTTGGATTAATTACAAAGGTAAATGGATTAAAAATCCATCTAAATGGATTATGTTAAAAAGAGGTATAAAGTTATGGTGTAAGAAATGGAAATTAGTTGATAAAACTAAAGACAAAATTATTCCACAATCTGAAATGAAAAGATATTTTTCATTATCTCCTCAAGAATATAAAAATGCTGAAAGAATCTATAAAGAAAAAGGAGCCATAGAATATCACTTTTGTCCTGGAACAATTGGTTGGGGAGTAAAAGTTAAAGTGGTTAAAACCGGAGAAATAATTGATATAACAGATGTAAGTTGTTGGTAATATGAATATTGATAAATTAATTAAATTAGCTACTCTTGAAAAAGATGGAGCAGCTAAAGAAGCTTATAGAGCTATTAAAGCTGAATTACTTTTGAATAATTCTAGTAAAAGTCCAAGACCAGAAGGAAAAAATGTTGCAAAAGTAGATTTTGTTAGAGAAAAGGAAGTTGTTTTAGAAATTCATGTTAATGAACTTGATTTATCTATTATTAGAAAACTTATTAAAGAAAGGGAAGAACAAATTTCTATGTATGATGCTAATAGTCGTAAAGAATTGGCAGATATGTATAGAGAACAATTAAAATATTTTAAAGAACTTCTTCCGCCAGAAATTTCTGAAGATAAAATTCAAGAAGCTGTAATGACTGCTTATCCTAATGGATTTGCTCAGAAAGAAATGGGTAAAGTTATTAAAGAAATTAAGGCTATTTATCCAACTGCGGATGGAAAGTTAATTTCTGAAATTGTTAAGAAACATATAGTATGAAAATATTTTTAAATTATATTGTTATTCCTTTAATAGTTGCAATAGAGGTGATAGGAGTTTCCGAATTATATCCACTTTGTAAAGATTCTATTTGGAAATTACTTTTACTTTATTCTGGAGTATATTTTACATATGAAATATATAGAGGTATAAAAAATAATTATTCTAATTTTTAAATTCTTTAAACAAATGATTACTTTAATTATTGTAGATTGTCAAAATGATTTTATTACTGGAACAATGTCAGTAAAGGGTGCTAAAAATGCAATGGAAGAAATTAAAAAATTCATTAAAAATCACAGGAAAGAAATTGAAAAAATTATATTTACTGTAGATTGGCATCCCTATAATCATTCTTCTTTCAAAAAATACGGAGGACTGTGGCCTCATCATTGTATTCAATATACTCCAGGTGCTTGTATTGAACCTAAACTTCTAAAATATATTCAGTCTATGAATATTGATTATGAAGTAAGTCAAAAAGGAACTATTGAAGAAATAGAACAGTATGGAGCATTTGATGAAATTGAATTTGTAACAGATGAACTTGGTCAACGTTATTATTTTGATTCATTAGTAACTGCAAATGCTAATACAGATTTTGTAATTTGTGGTATTGCTGGAGATTATTGTGTTAAATCTACTATTGAAAACCTTCTAAAAGAAAATATTTGTCCAAAAGTATTTTATCCAGGAATTGTTTCCATTGACGGAGGTAAAACTTTTAGTGAATTTGTTAAAGAAAATAAATTAGAGAAAATAGTATGAAAAATTTTCCAGTAGTTGATAAAAATACGGAACGGGAATATTGGATTTCCCGTTCCATTGCTGTTGTAGTATTTTTGTTTGCTAAAGATATTTTTGGAGAAACATATATTTTAGCAGAACAAAGAGGTTCTGGAACTCCAGATCCTGAATATATAGGAAAGTATTGTGTTCCTTGTGGATACTTAGACTACGATGAAACTATAGTTCAGGCAGCTCAAAGAGAATTGATGGAAGAAACAGGATTAACTATTCCTACTTCAGATTTCAAATTAGTAAATATAAATGATTTACCTGAATCAGATAAAAGACAAAATATTACTTTTAGATATGTAATTAATTCTAATGTACCTGTTGAAGATTTATGTAAATTATTTACTACTAAAAATTCTGAAAAAGATGAGGTTAGTTCTATTAAATTTATTCAATTAAATAATATTAATAATTATGAGTGGGCGTTTAATCACCAAGAACTTATCAAAGAGATCTCGTTTAAAAAAGAAAAAACAGCAACTCTGTAATAGAATAAATCAATGTGAATCTTTAGAAGAATTAAAAGGATGGGAAAAAACTTTTTCTTATTATGATGTTCTTAAAGATGACCAAGATTGGGATGAAGGTTTCTTTTTTAATTTAGTTGAATTTAAATTAAAAAGAATGTCTCAATATTTTCATACTCATAAAATTGTAGAACACGAAGATTGGTATGGAACTCTTTGTGATAGAGCTATTGCTATTCTTAATGCTGGATATAAAACTGATATTATTTTGGATAAAGATTTACACAACTATGTAAATACTAGAAATGTTCATAGATTCTTTAATCCAAAAGAATTAGAGTTTATATTAAAAGAAGATTTAAAACAATATTATCTTCCAACAGTCAGAGAAAAGAAAGCTAAAGCCTTATTTTGGAAATTTTTATATCATTATATAGAGTATTTATGGGATTAATATGAACAAAGAATTAATTTTTGATGAGGAAGATTTTAAAAATTTTTGCGAAGAATATAGAGCTGGGCAAGATATAGAAGGAATTCCTTCTGAATATCCTTGTATAATAGTATATAAGGAATATATTGGATATTATGATTATGAATTTATTTATTTAACTGATTTTGAAATATGATTATATCAATATTAGACACTGACTTATATAAATTTAGTACTTCATATGCTTATATGAAGCTTTATCCAGAAGCTGAAGGAACTTTCAGTTTTTGTGATAGAAATAATATAGTATTTAATGATGAACAAGGTTTATTAGATACTGTTGTAACTAATAGTATTATTGATCAACTGAAAATAGAATTTGTTAAACTTTCAAATTTATCATTAACTTTAGCTGAAAAGAATTGGTGTGTAAAACATATTCCATATATTCCAGAAGTATATTGGGAATGGTTGAGAGGATTTCATTTCGATATAGATAAAATTTATATTTGGTTAGATGATGAAAAACATTTACACATAGAAGTTACTGATTACCTCTATAAAGTAACTTTATATGAAGTTCCTATTCTTGCTATAGTTTCTGAATTTTTAACTAAACAACAAGGTATGATTAATGTTTCAGAAGCCATAGATAAATTAGATAAGAAAATTAATATAGCAAATGAGAATGCTTTAAAATTTAGTGAATTTGGAACTCGTAGAAGAGCTTCTTATAACCTTCATGAATTAATTATTCAAAGACTTAAAGAAAAGTGTCCAATAAATTGTGTAGGAACTTCAAATGTATATTTTGCTATGAAATATAGTATGACTCCAGTAGGAACATTTCCTCATGAATGGATTATGTTTCATGGTGCATGTTGGGGTTATCAAGAAGCAAATTACCTTGGAATGAGAGATTGGGTCCGCACTTATGATGGAAATTTAGGAATATTTTTAATGGATACTTATACTTCAAAAGTAGGTCTTAAAAATATGTCTTTAAAATTTGCTAAATTGTTTGATGGTGTAAGATGTGATTCCGGAGATGAATATAAAATAGGCAATGAAGTTATTAAACGTTATAAGGAATTGGGTATTGATCCGACTACAAAAACTATTGTATTTTCAAATGCTTTGGATTTTAATAAGTATTTGGATATTCATAATTATTTTGTTAATAGGATTCGCATATCAGCAGGGATTGGAACTAATTTAACAAATGATACTGGATTTAAACCTGCTAATATTGTAATGAAATTATCTAAATGTAGAATAAATAAAAATCAGGAATGGAGAAAATGTATTAAAATTTCTGATGATTTAGGAAAACATTTAGGAGATAATAAAGAATTTGAAATTGCAAAATATCAATTAGGAATATGACACAAGAATGTATTAAAATTATACTTGAAAAATTTAAACAAGGAAATATTTCAGAAGAAGAAACAATAATTTTAATTGAGGAATTATATAATAAAAATAATGTTATATATCCTGTTACATATCCTTGGCCTCAAATAACTTATGATTCTGAGCCAAATTTTAAAAAGTATGAAGTAACTTGTAAAGTAAAATAATATGACAATACTTAGATGCCCAAAATGTAATTCATCTTTGCAAATTAATATATCAGAAGCTGTAGATGAATTTGGAGAAGTTTTTAAATGTCCAAAATGTGGACACTTTATAAGATATGCACCAAATGGATAAACTACCTACTGATGAAGAACTTACTAAAGTTCTTAAACTTTCAAAGGCATACACTCAAATTGGAGTGTATGCTCAACAGAGAATTAATATGTTTGATTATATAAGAAAACATTGGAATGGATAAAACGGTAATTAAATTAGTAACTGATTATGTCTTATCACATCTTGATAAGTCAGATAAAACTCCAGAATTTGAAATATTTACTGTGTGGAAATGTAAAATATTGCAAAATTGGAAATATCTTGTAAGTACTACATTGCCTGATGGAATGTATTATGAACTTACATATGATGGAGATAAGAATAGATGGTATCTTGATGCTTATAAAAAGTTTGATAATCAATGTTTAACTATAGGTAAACTATTATGATTAATTACGAAAAATTTGTAGAAAATTCTCGTAAATGGTTATCTCAATATATAAAAAATAATCATTTACAATCAATTTGCATTGGTATTTCTGGTGGAATAGATTCCACAGTATCTTGTGCAATAGCTAAGCCTGTTTGTGACGCTTTAAACATTCCTTTAATAGGTAGAAGTCTTCCTTGTCATAGCAATAATCCAGAAGAAATTAATTCAGCGAATTTAGTTGGTCAAGCCTTTTGTACTGATTATAAAGAAGTTGCTATTGAAAAACTTTATGCTCAAACTGCTGATATGTTTGAACTTAATGAAGGAAAATTAACTAAACTTCAATTAGGAAATATAAAAGCTAGAATTAGAATGAATTATCTTCGTAACCTTGCTTCTATTCATAAAGGAGTGGTTCTTGATAATGATAATTTTACTGAATGGAATCTTGGTTTTTGGACAGTTGGTGGAGATAGTCCTATGGATATTAATCTTGGATTACACTATCTTTGGAAGACTGAAATATATGAATTAGCTAAATTTTTATATGATGAATATAAAAGTAATAAACATGTAGAACAAGCAAAAGCTATTTATGAATCTGTTAAATTAATTCCAACAGATGGTAATGGAGTTTCTGATTCGGATTGTGAACAATTTGGATTAGATAATTATGAACAAGTTGATGATGTTTTAAAAACTATGTATTATGATGAATTAATGACTGGAGATTTTAATACAAATGATCCATATTATTCAGAATGTAAGAAAAAACATCAAGAAGAATATATTAGACTTATTGATTCTTATAATGAACAGGGAGTTGATAAAGTAATGGTTCTTCATCAGAATACTGCTTATAAAAGAAAAGAATTACCTATTAAACCAACTAAAGAAGAATTAGGATTATGTTAAATATACCTTGGATAATATTTGGGGTATTTATAGGAGCTGTTCTTATAATAGTATCACAGATTAAACTTGATTAATATGACAGGATATGAAGAATTTCAGCGTATAATGGCTGAAATAAATTATAAAAAACAAATGGAAGAAAATCATAAAAAATTTGGAATAAATTATGATTTACCTCCAGAATTTGAAGATCTTTTTAATGGATTTAAGAAATGATTAAAGTATTAGAACATGGAGTAATGAAAGTTACTTGTCCAAATTGTAAAGCTAAATTACAATATGAACAAGAGGATATTCAACAAGAAATTGTTTCAGCACTTTTAGGAGAAGATGAAATTAGAAAATATATAATTTGTCCAGATTGTAAAAATAAAATTATTTTAACTCCTATTAAGCGATGAAAATTGCATTATATCTTGGTTCATTTAATCCATTTCATAATGGGCATTTAGAAGTAGTTAAAGCTGCTTTGAATGACTTTAAAATGGATGAAGTAATTATTGTTCCAACAATGCAAAACCCTTGGAAGAAAGATAAAGTTCTCGATATTAATAAAAGAATTAATATAATATCTGAATATTTAAATCCTCGGTATCAAATTAGAGGAATTATTCCTTATGAATATGCTTTTGAAGGAAATATTGATAAAAGATGTATTATTGATTTAATAGAAAAAGAACTTATTCCTCCTTATTATAGTTATGCTACTTTACATGCTTTGAAAAATAAATATTGTAATGATCAGGTATTTGTCTTATGTGGAGAAGATACTATAAAGGATATTCCAAATTGGATGAATGGTGAAGCAATAATTCAAGATTATAATTTTCTTATAGTAGATAGACCAAGAAATTCTATTTCATCTACTCAAATTAGAGAAATGTTAAAAACTAGACATAAAATGGATGCATATTATTCTGATGAAAAATTAGCTAAATATGTGTGTCGTGATGTTATAGAATTACTGAAAAAATATTATTAAGAAAATAAGGCTGTAATCACCGTAATTGGTGGTTGCAGCCTTATTTTTTTTCTTCAGACATTTAAAATTTTTCAGATAAATAATTTATCATCTGAACTATAAAAATCAATTGTAGACTTTTCTACATATCTTAAAATTAAAATTTTACATAGAAAAAGCCAGGAGCAGAACTCATTTTTTGAGTTTTGTTTCTGGCTTATTTTTTTTTATACAATATCTTTATAAGTTCTTGCTATTGCAACATTTCCTGTAATTAACTATTTAAATGTTTTATCTCCAAATATAGTTTTACTTGTATCAGATATTAATTTTACTGGAACTTTATACATAGGTGGATTTAATTGTTCTCCAAAGTATTCTACTATGTTAAGAGGACCAGCAAAAGAATCTCTGGCTCCATTTAGAGATCTATAACTTATAGATGCTAATAATTTAGCACCTAAATTTAAATCAGAAGACTTCTTTTTTGAATCTTTGTAAGCAGGAGTTAAAGCAAAAGTAAATAATAACATAAATAATAATGCTACTAATAAAGAATATATTGCCTACTTCATATTTCTTTTATCTACTTCATTAGATTGAATATATTTATAAGCGGCTTCTAATCCTCCATCTTTTTGACGAATAATTTGAAAGGCATCTTTTAATGTATACCAAATTCCTTGAACAATTATTGGAACATTTTTTAAAACAGGAGTTAAATCTTTTCCGTCTATTTCATTTCCATCTTTATCTATAAAGATTATAGAACCATCATTATTTTGAATACGTGTAACTAAATTCCCATAATCATCCATATAGATTTGATTTCCATTTTCATCTATTTCTATTTCTGTTTCCATTCTATTAACATTATATTGGCCAGGTTTCATAAACCAATTGTTATAAAAACCATTCATCCAAGTAGTATACATTCCAAAAGCCCAACCAAGAGCCGTATGTTCATATTGAGCTTTTAATGATTTATCATAAGAACCATAAATGTTATTTGCTACATTTTTAATAGATAAAATTTCCTAATCTGAATATGGCTCTGGAAGAGTTTTACTAGCCCAATCTATAGGACGATCTGGATGTTCTTTATTCCAATTATTTACATGTAATATAAATAAAGCTTTTTCTTTTTTATAATCTGGATGATCTTTTTCATCTTTTAAGAAATGTTGAAATCTCTAATCTTTATTAATATTATATTTTAATTCCCCATTTTCCATACTATAAGCATCCCAAACTCCATCTTGCATACAACGAGCTACAAATAAAGTCATTCTATTAAGAAAATCAGGACTTCTTAAAGTAGAGTATGCCCAATTATCCCAATTATAAACTCCATTTCGTCCAGTTCTTAAACGTTCTTTAATTCTGGCTAAATCTGTATTAGATAGACGATATCTAATGTTTAATTTACTAAGTAAGTTAATATTCATAGCATTAGAACGTCCATTTACTATTACATATTCATATGCATCTTTAAGACTTTTAGCTTTAATATCTGTTTGAAATTTAGTAACACTTCTTAAAAAATTTTCTCCAAATCCATTTATAATATCTCTAAAAAATGAGACCATATTACCAGCTAGATTTAAAAAAGTAACTCCTTGTTTTAATCCAGAAGCCATTGCTACAATTTTTTGGTTAGTAGGATCCATTGTAGAAGTATTAAATGCATTCTAAGTAATATATTCTTTTATTAATTTAGATTCTTTTTCTACAATTTCTCTAGCTTCATTACTATCATTTCCCATTATATGTAACTAAAATAATAAAGCTTTAGTTCCAACTAAAAATTTATTTAATTTTTCTGTTTCTTTTGCTTTTGCCATATATTCAAGCATTATATTTTCAACATTTGTTTCAAATATTGCTTGTCCATTTTTAGCTAAATAATTAGCTCTTTTGGTAGCATCTAAATCTCCAATATCAAAAGAATTTTTTAAAGATAATGCTTGAATACTTTCATCCATTAGAGTTCTTTCATCCTAAGTCATATTGGAAACTATTTCAGAATACCAATGTTCACTTTTTCCAGCAATTTTAAAAGCTCTCTTAATTCTTTCTACTCTACTAGATATGCTCTACTATCTCTGTGTAGCTTTACTTGCTCTTGTTAATGGAACCCATAAATAAGATTCTCCTTGTTTATCATTATTTATATATTCTGATATTTTAGGATCATTATAACTATTAAATTTATGTTTAGATCCAGGAAATCTACTTTCTTTTACTTTATTTATATAAAATAATGTTTTCTTTAAAAATAATCTTTCATGAGGTTTTAAATCATTACTTTCATCATAAGGATTCTTAAACATCATCATTGAATTATCTTTCTAATAAAGATTATCAAATAAATGTAATTGGTTTCCTATAGTAAGATTTTGAATATCAGTATAACCACAGGCTTTGTAATATTCCATTACTATAGGAGAAATATTTTTTTCATATTCTTGATTTTCTTCATAAGCAATAGAATCAAGTGTAGTTTGCATATTATTAACTACTATTCTAACATTTTCATCAGGAATTGTAGGTGCAGTAAAACTATTTATATCAATATAAGAAAGTCTGTCTTCATATTTTGGAAGTTGTCCAGTATAATACTAATATGCTCTAGATATTAATTCATATAACTAAGCAGCAGTTTGTTCCTAAACATTAGAAGATTTTCCATATCTAGGATGTGCTATATCATATATTTCTTCTGGAGAATATCTTTTTAAATATTCAGACAAATTTTGTAATATATTAAATAATCCCTAAACTTTTGTAGGAGCTACGGTAAGCTCAGAAAATCCCATTTGTTCAAATGTATTTTTCTAAGCATCACTAAGTCCTTCCATTAGATCATTATAAGTATTAACAACATCATCAAAAAAATCTACAAAATTAGCTTTAGATATATTATTATTTACAGTATCTAATTTTCCATTATTTTCTTTTTTTATTATTCTTAAAAAATCTTTAAAATATTGATTATTAAATTGTTCTATATAATGTCTTCTACTTTGTCCATTTTTAGCAGTACTTAATACAACAACTTCTCCCAATTTAGACTCTCCTAAAGAAGGTAATATCTGGTTTAAAAGAATCATAGTTCTTATTAATTCCACATTTCCCATATCACCTTTTAAAGTAGAAGCTTCTCTATTTCCATCTAATTTATAAGAACCTAGTATATTAGTAGCACCTTGTCTAAAATCTCCTTTTTGCTATAAATCTTCAGAAGTTATATCTACAATATCAATCTAATCAGTATCTTCATGTTTAAATAGTAATATATTATATTCAATTAAATCTGTATTTAATTGCCATTTAGAAGGAGTATCTTTATCTATAGGAAGATATTTAGCAAGTACTCCGGATATGAAAGAACTATTCTATAATTCCTCTAAATAATGAGAATTATGTTTAAAAGCTCTTTCTACAGAATTTGCTATTTTAGAAGAATAATCTCCTAATTCAGAATTTAATTGATTTAAATGTTTCTATACTAATTTAATTATTTCCTAATTAGATTCTTTTTTAGTAAAATCTTTAATATCATACGTCTTTCCATATAATATTACTCTATATCTACAATCATCTTCATTTACTTCTTTAATTACTAAGGAGTCAGTTTCACTAACTGATGGAGCTTCTTTAATCCAATCTAAAGTAGATTTAAAAATTCTTTCAGAAGCTACTTTCATAAATGGAAATGCATATGAAAGTATTCTATCAGATTCATTTAAATCAGATTCATTTATATTATCTAGATTAAAAGGAGTTTCAATATATTGTCTTGCTGCATTATCTTGTTTTCTTCCAATATACTAATCATCTTTATAATCAGTTTTTTCAGGATTTAAATATATAATTTTATTAATGGAATTAAAATCTTCAGAATAATAAACTCTTAAAGGAACAATGTTATATTCTATTTCTCCTATATTACTAATATTAATACCATTTGCTATAAGTAACTATTTAATAAAAGCTCCTTCTAATTTAAATTTATCTCTTTTAGCTTTTACCCATCTAGAAGGATTTTGTGTAGTTACTTTAAAATTATATATATGTAAATTTCCTGATTTATCTATAAAAGCATAATCTATATGTCCAAATATTTTAGAGTCTATATCTTTTAATTTTGCAGTTAATCCAAGATTTCTTACAACATCCCCGTCTGGATACAATCCTTTTATATTTCTGTAAAATGTAGCAAAAGTTACATAAAGTTTTTCTAATAATTCTGCATTTCTAAAAAGAGAATCTGGTTTTATTATAGTTAAAGCTTTTCTAACAAATTCTTGTTTTTTAGAATCCCAATCTTTTTCGTGAAATCCAATAGAATAATCTACACATAATTGATGTAATATCTTACTATCTTCTGCAATTTTATCCCAATTTTTAATAGTATTTTCTATTAATTTATTAGCCTATTCTGGAGTATATCCTTGATTAATTAATATATCATATTCAGAAATTTTATATTCCTCCATATTTCTTTTTTGATATACAGAATCTAAAGTAAATAATGGACTATCTATAAATGAAGAAATAGAATATTCTCCATTTTCTCCAGAATAAGAAACATCTCCATCTAATAAAGAATTAGATTTTCTAGAATCTAATTTTCCCTAATTTTTAATTTCTTCTAATATCTTAGTTCTACTATTCTATTTATCTGCTCTACTAAATAATACTTCGTCTATTGATGTCTTATAAATTCCAGTAGCTCTAGATAGTATATTATATAACTAATCATTAGAGATAATTCTTTCTTCTCCAGAACTATCTTTTATTGCATAATCACATGTAATCATCGACAATTAAATTCTTTTATTTTTCCTTCACTAATCCATTTCTATAATAGATTAGTTTTTTTATTATTTAATCTAAATTCTTTAGAAGAAGCAAATGTTCCAAACATTTTATTATTTTTCTATAAAGCCATCTATATTTCACTGCTAAATCTGCTGAATATTTCACTTAATTCGTGTTTACCTAATTCCTTTAAATTAAAGTCAGATTTATCAAAAATTGTATCAAAAGCTTCAGATAATTCAGATGAATTAAATATTTCATCTAATTTAGTTTCTCCTCTATTATAAATATACTCGGAAAATCTTTTAGCAAAGTTTTCTTCTAATTTAGAAATATAACTATCTTCTCTATAATTTCTATTTATTTTTTGTTTATCTTGATTATTTGTATATTTCCAAACTTGCTATAAAAGATTAGAATATACTTCTGGATTATTTACTTTTAAATACCCCATTATAATATGTATATATTCGTGAAGCAAATCTTCTGTAGATCCTATTGTACTATTTATATATACGTTATCACCTATTATAAAAGCTTTTTCTCCAGAATATTTTTCTCCAAACTAGTCCTATATTTCAGATTGTGTTAGGATATTTATTTTTGTTCCAAATACACTATTTAAAGTTTGTGCTGTATCTTCCCAAAAAGAAATAACTGGATATTGAAATCCGTTTTTGGATATATCAGCGTCAGAAACAATTTCAGGATCAGGAATTTTTACTAATTTTAACTATTTAATTTCACTATAAAGAATTTTTCCATCTTTATCTGTAAGTACTTCTCCTGTAACTTTATTTTTTCTTTTCTTTTTTATAATATTAGAACTTTCTACATAAAAATATATAGGATTTTTATTAGCTTCTCTTAATTGTTCTAATATGTCATTTATCATTTCTGGAGTTCTTTCCTAATTCTTATATTTATTATTTAATAAAGCTAAAAATATACCTGCTTTAGATACTGTATTTACATCTTTAATTAAATTTTCTTTTTTATCAAATAAAATTTCTTGTACTTCTGGAGACCAAATTCTAATAATATCTTTAAAGTCTTCAATAGTATTATCTCCCTAAATTATATTTTCTCTAGGATCTAAAATCTCAATTTTATTAGGTAGTCCATATTCTTCTATTCCTTTTTTATTTATGGTTTTAATTCTTGGTATTCTAATAACATTTCCTTTTTGTACAGAATCTGTTTTAGAACTAATATTTATAGTTCCATTAGTATTTATTTTATCAAATTCCTAATATAATGGTAAAAAGAAAGAACTTTTAAAAGTTTGTTCAGACAATTTCTAATCAATAGTGGCTTTAGCTTCTTTTAAAGAAGAATAAGATTTTCCTTTAGTAGAAGGTTGCATTTCATACTAAGAAATAAAATATTCCATATTTCCATTGTCTAATTCATGAATTAAAATGTTCCATCCTTTATATTTAGATTTTGGTAAAGATAATATTGTATCATAAGATAATCCATAATTATCTTCTAATGAATAATAATTACTTTTAAATTTTATCATTCCATCTTTAGAAGTATTCAAATAAGAATATGGATAACCTCTTTCTTTAGAAAATATTTGTGTAAATAATATATTATAATTATTTTCATCATATAATTCTCCTAAAATATCTAAACCAAACTATGCAAAAAATTTATTAAGAGTTTTATAATGTTCGTCTGAATCTAATAATTCTTGAATTTGTTTATCTCTTTCTTCAGACTAAGACATAGCTAAAAGTTCTTCGTACTTTTTCTACTCTTTAAGTTTTTTACTTGAATTTAATAATTCATTAAATTCTTTCTAACTTTTAAACATTGATAAATTTAAAGATGTAGATAAAATATTATATAGATTACTATAGGATATTTGAGGTTTTCCGTCATTATAAGTTATTCCTCCAGGTCCATGTAAATTTTTAATAAGAGGAGAACTATAATTATTATTCTTAGGGTAATATATATTTTCAATTAATGGAAGTATATTATCTAATAAAACTGATGCAGTATAAGTATCATTCTCTTCTGTAATACTTATTTTATTATATTTATCTTTATTTTTAATATAATGCCTTAATAAAGAATGTCTATCTTTAACATATTTAGGATATTTTACTTTGGCTTTCTCTAATATTTTATCAATAATTTTTAATTCTTTAGAGTCTTTATCTAATTTATCCAAAACCTAATTATTAATAGCATCTTCTATAGCTAAATGTCTTGCAAATTTTTTTATTGTACTAGGATTTCCATCTAATAAATAAATTGGTTCTCCACTAGGAGAAGTTTTTATTATTATATTTGTTCCATAATTTTTAAATTTATCTACTAACCTAACTTTTATCTTAGATAAGTCAATATCTGGAAAATGAATTCCAGGACAACTTAAAGATATTTCTTTAGCTGTAGTATTTGCTATCTAATAATCTCCAAATTCATCTTTATCTACTCCTTCTATCTAGGCTTCTGTTACACCATCTAATAAAATTCTTTCTAATTTGGATTTAAGTGTATCTATCTATCCAGAATTTTTTACAATATTTAAGAAATCTTCATTAATTTCTGAAGGAATTAAGGATGAATCCATCCTTTCTGCTATAAGAATGGATTCATCACCTATTTTTAAATATATATTACATTTCATTAGTCACACTATGGGTCTAAATTAATATTACCTTCTGATAATAATTCACTAAATGTCTTTATCCACATTTCAGAATTATCGAGATTTTCAAAATTATCTAGTATATCCATTATATATCCATCATAAACTAATCCAAATTTATATTGTTCTCTAATAGACTACCTCAACAATTTTGAAGTATCTGATTCTAGAGCTATTCTAGGTAAAAAACTTCCAAAACTTCTATACTTACCAAATCCTACATTAAACTAATAATTTATATTTCCATCACTTGTTACAGTTTTAACTGATGGTTCATTATGTCCGTTTATAGAAGGAACTTGATTTGCAAGAGCTACTAAAAATCCATTTACAGATAATTTATCTATTCTTTTCATAAATTCAGAATTATTATGATCTATTTCTCCTACAAATTTATGATAATCTAACATTAAATTATTCTAATAATTAGATTCATTTACAAATGTAGTAAATAAATCTGTAAGCCTATCACTTCCTTGTCTATTTTGATCAACAACTAAACTATATAACATAAATATATCAAGTAAAGTTTTATTTCCAAATTTATAATTTTGTAATTCTTGTAAACCTTTAACAATATCTTTAAGAATTACTTTACTTTCTGGATTTGTCTATGCGGCTCTCATATCAATATTTATTTTATATCGTACTTCAGTTCCATCTATAATAGGAATTAAATTTTGTATAAAAGCATTGTTTTTTAAATCAAATTCTAAACTTGGATCTCCATTTTTTAGTGCAGGAATAATAAATTCGTCCATCAAATAATGAAACGCAGATAAAGAAGAATTTGTATTTAATCCATAATTACTATTTCCTAGGTTAAATTCCCCATTTTCACTAAATGTTTTAAGTTCCCATTTATCTGAAGGATATCTCCAACCTCTTTGTACAGGAATAATTATTGGATTAGTTTCAACAAAATTACTAATAATAATTTGATTTAGTATAGGTAATATTTGCATAGCATATTTTGAATCTGCATATGGAAATTTTTTTAATATTTTATCATAAATAAGATTCTAAGCTTTACTCTTTGCTACTCCCTCTCCATCTACAATATCAACTATATCAGCAATCTAAAGAATAGATTGAAACTACTCAGTACCTTCTACCATTGCTGGAATATTAACAGAACCTTTTATAAGTTCATAATATCTCATAGCTTTACGTCTATATTCAGAATCCGATAAATATTTATCTGGATCTAAATTATTGATTATATCCTATAAATCTTCGGGAATCATAGAAATATCTTCACTTATTTCAAACCTTCCTTTTTTTCTAGTTTTTAATCCTACATAGAGTTCTCTAGAAGAAAACATATTTTTAATAAATTTCTTAAAATCGATTAATGTTTCTTTAGTAGTAGGAACTCCTCCATTTATTCCTAAAAATCTTCCAGCATAACTAAATTCCTCTGATAATTCATATATTTTTAAGAATTCTTCTACATCTTCTTTTATATTCTATAATTCCTATGAATCTGTTATATTTCCTAATAAAGCTTTTATTTTATTACTTAATACAAATGAATACTAATCATTAATAGAATTTATTTCTCTTCTTGAAGATTTTTCTTCTAAATCCTATTCTAATATGTCATCTATATAATTTAATATAAAATTAGCTACATCTTTTGTTCTAAAACTAGTATCTAAAAATATATTCTAAGTAGAATTTCTAGCTATTAAATTAATAACTGGGCTAGTCATAAATGATACAATGTCTTTTACATCAAAACCTAAAGTAATTAAATACATATATATTTTAGATAAATCAGTATTAGCATTAATTCTATCTAATATAAGTTCTTTGGCATTATCAGTAGCTGCACTAATCATCTAAGACGACATCTAATCTGAAGGAATGTAATGGTCTTCATTATAATCAAAAAATATTTTATCCTCTTCTGATGCATTATACATATTAACATCAGGAAGTCGTTTTATATATTTATCCTATATAGATCCAACTTTGTATTTGGTAACACCAAATCTTCCTTCAATTCTATTTATATGGAAATTCTCAGGAAATCTAACAAATTCTTTATAAGGATTATTATTGTTAATACAATCAGTCATCCAATATTTCCAAATAAAAGAAGCTTTCTATCCATTAGCTGCAATACCTACACCCTTTTTTCCTACCATAGCTTGAGTCTACATAAGAGGAATATACCCAGGATTACTAGTATTCCAAGTTTGAGTTTTTCCTCCAGCATCAGCAGCCTCATGTAAATAATCCATAGTAATAGGAGCATGAGAACCTATAAAATTAGAAGTTCCTTGAATTATTTTCTAAAGTTTATTAGAGATAAAATTCTTTAAAGATGCTTCAGTAATTGATAATCCTTTTTTATAAGTATTATGCTATCTTACTAATTCTACTAAATCTCTTCTTATATCCTTTTTATCATCATTAAATTTTGCTATTGTAATAATTTCTTTCTTAAAATCATCAGAATATTCAGGAGTATATTTATTTATATATCGTATTAATCTATTAATAAGATTTAATTTTCCTTTTTCATCATCCTCATTTAAAGCAATATATTCATTAACAAACTCTTCTATAGATATTCCTACCCCCTCTTCTTTTGGCATATAACATTCTATTCCTGTAGGAAAAGGTAATTTTTTGGATTCTTCCATATATAGAGGATTAAATAATGGAGACCACCCTTGATATAATCCATTATCATCAAATTCATTACCTAACATATAAGATTTATCAATATCATAGTCTGAACCCTACAACCATGCTTGCCAATGTGAAACATATGCTATATTAGCTTCAGAATTTGTAAATCCAACACATTCCATTTTCATAAATGATTGTAAACTCTATGCAGGGATACGAGAGGAAATAAAATATAAAGATTCTTTAAAAGAATTAAATACTTTTTCAGCTAATTTAAGATTATAAGATTTGAATATATTATTATATCCTTTTATCTATACTAATCCTCCATCAACAGTATCTTTAGATTTACTTATTCCAGATAAAATTGATTCAAAATCTTTTAAATAAGAACGAACATCAGAATCTTTAGTAATATCCTTTATTTTGCTAATAGACCTACTAATTGTTTTAATATTATTAGGATTAACAAATCTAGCAGGCATTATATATGTATAATTATCTTGCTAGTATAATCCCTATACTATTTGTTGAATATATGTTTCTCCTAATAATGAAGATATCAATTTATCTTTAATATTATAAATAGTATATTTGTCCTAATGCTTTGGAGAAATTAATTTTTTATTAACAAATTCAATTGTTTGTAAAACTTTATCTCCTTTTCTACTTAAATCTAAATCTTCGGAAACTCTTTCTTTAGTATCTTTATAAACATAATTTTCTCCATTAAATTCTATTTTATCTGATACATCTATTTTTATTGCAATTGGAATAGTTTCCATATTATTAGAATCTAAAGAATATATATAACTATATATATCTTGTCCGTCTAATGTTTTTCCTTGAACTCCTTCTTTAGTTACTAAATCATAATATGTTCCATTATCATTTTTAATTACTTCGTGTTCATTAATATTCTAGAATGCTTTCTCTTTTACTTTATAAAATCCTTGAACAGAATTAATTTCATCATCATTAAATGAAATTAAAACTCCTTCTCCGTTAGATTTAAGCATTGCTAAATCATAAATGTTTTCATTAGGAAGCATTTTTAATGGATTTTTGATAAATCTTTTAGGACCTTCTTTTAATATACTATATAAAGATTCTCCAGGTTTTATTCCAAATTTAGTTCTAAATATATTAGACATTAAGGTTTGAGCTGCTTTACTTTCTTGTTTTATAATTTTATATTGTTTTCCATCTCTATCAATATATATATTTTTTTCTAAATTACTTAAAACATTCTACTCAATTGCTCTTAATCTAATTCTTTCCTATTCTACAAGTTTATCTTTTTCATATTTTGATAAACTAGGATCAAGAGATTGTTTAAATGTTTCTATAGCAAAATACATATCTTTTACAGCCCAAATATCATATACGTTTTTACTATGTTTTATTCCTTGTTCATCTTCATATACAAATTTATATTGAAGCGGAGCTAAATTTGAAGGAATATCAATTCTCTTTACTACTTTTAATTCTTTTGGAACTTGTGTTATTAAACCTTTATTTAATAAATACTATATAGGATTATATTTAAATTGGTAATAATCTCTAATTTTATCAAGTTTTATAGGTTTTAATACAACATCATCAACAGTACATTGTACTATATCTATTGGATTAATATGCTAAAGTTGTCCTTCCCAGAAATCTTCATCATAATTTGTTCCATCAATTTTAAGAGGAATTGTTTTAGTATACTTTTCAGCATATTTAGCTTGTCTATCTGCTAAATATTTTTTAACAATATCCTTATTATATTGCTCAGGAGTTGTATAATCTGATGTAAATCCTGCTTCTAAAGCTTCTTTAATTAAATCTTCATATTTAGCATTTTTTCCATCAATATTCCATAACTGAACAATATTATAACCTGCAGCCATAACTTGTCCTGTTCCAGGGAACTTTCTTTTTACTGATTTTTTATTTAAAATGGATGCTATAGTAGATATAACCTAATTATAAATAGCCTAATCACTAAATGCAATTTTAATTTCATCAAAAGAATGGTCAGTAGAAGTTCCAAAATGTTTACGTATTCTATCCATTAAGCCTTCAGCTATACCATTTTGGCCTCTATTCAGACTTAAATGTTCTATTAAAGTTCTTCCAATTAAATCATATAGTATGTCTTGATTACCTGTTTCTTTAAATTGTTTTATTTTAGATAATTCTACTTTAGCAGCTTCTAAAGCAAGATGTCCTATAGCTTTATAAAGTTCATTAACCTCTTCATGATAATATCCTCCGGCATCAATAGCTGAAATAACCTAAGACATTTCAGTAAGTTCTTCATCATCAGCTTCATGTTCAGAATCCTACTGAATTCCATATCTCTAAGTATCCATTTCAATATATCTTAAAGGTTCATCATTAGTAGGATCGTTCAATTCATGTTCAGGGTTTTGATAAGTAGTACTAAAATTAATATTTCCAGTTCCATTTTTAATTGCTGATTGATTTATTAAATAATCAATCATTTTATATTTTAATGGCTAATAATAATAACTTTGAGTATCTTCTATTTCTTCTCCTTTAGCTACTGCATTTAAATATCTTTGAGTTGGTTCAGAAACCATATTTAACAAAGATGCTACAGCTTTAATAGAAGCATCAGAAGTAACAAACTAATCTTCCTTAAAATCCTAAGAATATATTCCTCCGAATACTTTATGTAATTCATATACACTATTAATAGTATGTAATTTAGTAGGATCATTTAATTCTTCTGGGGAAGTAACAATACTAAATCCTTCTGGAATAGATTCTCCTTCTCTTATTTTATAATGATTTCCCTTATTATCGAAATAATGCTAATATACAACATATGAATCTTTAACAGATACTACAGAATTATTAGAACTTAAAATTTTTACTTCTTGTTCTTCAGTATAATAAACTCCGTTTTCAAATCCTATTCCTATAATTTGAAAAGTTCTGTTTCCCATACTGTAATATAAAGGACCAGAAGACTGTGTTATGTCAGAAAAATCTACATTAGTATTATTTCTTCTATGTGAATACTAATTAAATAAATTTTTTTCATCAGACCAATACTATCCATCCCATGAAATGTTAGTCATTTTTTTAAACATATGATACATAGAAATTTCAGATAATTCTGAATTCTGCATCATTGAGTTAGTCATAGTACTAGCAGCATATTTAACAAGTCTTTTTCCACCATAAGTTGGAATTTCAACCTGCCAAAGAGGTTTAATAACATCTCCTACTTCTGAATCCTATAAAGAATTATTCTACCAAACCGCTGTTATAGGATTAAGTTTTGCTTCTCCGTCATGAGCTTCAAGATTTTCTTTAGTTTCTCCTTCAAAATTAAAGGTGGAAGCTCTTACATCTTGTATGATAGCTCCTCTTAATACTGGTAATATTCCTGTTAGAGTTCCCTATAAATAATATTTCATTGTACCAGGTCCAGTAACTGTTCTTTTTAATTGAGCTATATCAGCAGAACTTTCTAATTCCTTTATTTGGGATATTATTTTTTGTCTTATTTTTTCTAATCCAGCAAGTGTTTCGGTATATTCCTATATTTCTTTTTCAGAAGGATCTGGACTTATAGCTTTTACTTCGTTGTCTATTAAATTTTCAATAGATACAAAAGCATCGACTAAATCTACACTCTATAATACATCAAAACCTAGTAACTTTTTTTCACTTTCACTTAATTCAGCTGGTTTAGGTTTAATTTTATGAATACTATCAGTTCCAAATAATGCTTCTTTAAGATTATTATTAATTAAATTATGTAATAATGTATATTTTTTTAATAATGGATTAATTTCTATATTAGTAAAGTCTGTAATTTCTTCTCCTCCAACTATATATTCATCTCCATCTTGAGTATGTCTTTTAGCTAATATTAACATTCCAGAGGAATCTAACCAATCTTCAATTTTTATTCCAGCTGAAGTTGCTACAGAATTTAATGCTTCCCTAAATCCAGCATTAGTATCAAATATAACACCACTATTTAGTAAAGTATTTACATAATCCTATGTAGCTTTTTCCATCATTTGTGGAAGATTTTTAAAGAAATATCCATTACGATAAATTAATATTTCATTTAAACCTAATTTTCCATTGACTGTTCTATAATGTAAATCCTAAATTAATTCTATAGGAGAGTTTTTATGAATTTCATTATATTCTACAACTTCATCCATCAACTATTCTAAAGTTCTAGATTTTAATTCATTTTGAATTTCCTAAATAGATAATTGAACAGAATTTTTAACTTGTTCTTTAATATCATTCAATTCTTCTAAATTAGGTTCTCTTTCATTATTTTCTATAAAACTAGAAATTAATTTAGTAAATGTAAATAATTTAGAATAATCATTTAATATATTTTTCTAAACTTCAGAAAAGTATTCTCCTAGACTTTCCTAAATCATTTGTATTATTTTTTCATCATCTTTTAAATCAGTAATTCCTATATCAGCTAAGTTTATATCATATCCAATAAATTTACTTTTATCAGAATAAACAGTAGGTTGAGAATAAAAAGAACTATAAGGTTTTTCATTACTTGGTTTAAATGGAAGTATAAATTTATTAACAAAAAAATGATATTGAAGTTCAGCTTCAGTCATATCTTTTACTTGTTTAGTTTTTCCATTTAAACTTCTAACATCTGTATCTACAATGATATTTTTTATAGCATTAGATTTTGTTGAGAATAATAGTCTTTTAGTTGTAGGATTTTCATTATTTCTTTCCATTACTTCCCAAACATCTCCACCTAAAAAAGCAGGAGAATAGTTAGGAACATTTTTTCCATCAAAATTTTTAGTTACAGCCTTTAAAGCTTCTCCCATTAATACTGCTTGAGCATCTCCTAACTAATCTACCCAATCCTCACTAAATTGAACAGGTCTTAAATAAGGAATTCCAAGCAAGGTTCCAAAATATTTTTTATTTTCTTTATTTTCTTCTTTTGTAAACTATACTATTGGGATCTAAGATTTGTTATTTTTAATCCAATCATATAAATCTCTTTTATTATAAGGTTGATTTGTTTCTGGATTTAATTCTTCTTTATCAATAGATTCTTGAAATTTTCTCTAAATATCTTTTACAAGATAAGTTCTTGAAGCAGCAACTACTAAGTTTTCTAATCCCTTTTCTGACTAAGTATTATAAATAAAGAACTTCTATAAAGATTCATTATTTATAGATAATCCAGTAGTTAAAGCTCCATCTATGTATTTTAATAAATCTATAAATTCTTTATTTATTCCTTCTGTAGACTATAAAATATTTCTTCTATTTTCAGCTCCAGTTAAATTTATATCTCTAAAATATGAATCAATAGATTTTCCATTTATTGTTACTTCTAAATCTTTATCAAATATTCCAAATTCAGAATATTTTTTAGGTTTAATTGTAATAATAGAGTTTCCTATCTAAAAAGAAAACGGGCCTCCTAGATAAGAAATATTATATTTTTCTTTTTGATATGTGCTTAAAGGTTTAGAAGCTTCTTGGTTTATACCACTAATTAAATCTAATTTTTGTTTATTATTAAAATACTTTCTTTTAATTCTAACAACAGGCATATTAGTTTCATAATCCCAAGTAGTTTCTAAATAATTTATTTCGGAAATAGAATCTATTGTTCCTAAAATAGTATCAATTAATGAATATAATTCTTTATATCCAACTAAATTATGAACTTCCTACTCTAATTTATATAAAGAATTTTCTTTATCTTTTGCATATTTTCCATAAATATATTTTTGAATAGACTAAATAATATTTATATCCTCAGAAGTCATTCCTCCTGTTGTAATAAATACATCATAGTTAGATTCATTAACAAAAGCATTTAAAGCTTCTTTCCATCTTTCTTTAGGCTATTGATGTAAAGATTTTAATGCTTGTTTATAAGTTTTGTATTGTTCAACATCAGGAATCCTTCTAAGAGCAGTTTTAAAATGTAACATAGCATTAATAAATTGAATCTATGTTAAATTTTCAGTACTATCTATTTTAGGAATAGATTCTATTAAAAATTTAGCAAAATTACCCATTTTATCTAATGCATTTTGCATTTCTTCTCCGAAGTTTTTCTACATGTTAGATTGTCTTCTTCCAAAATTATATTTATATTTTATAGTAGTTGTTCCATTATGTTCGATAGTATTTATAGGTTCGTCTAATTTCTTATTATACTAAATATAATTTCCTACTGTATTTTTAAGTAAATCATCAAATTTATTTAAAGTAATATAAGCATTAACAGCCTATAATAAATTAATATTTTTAGAAGTTTTTCCAAGAGTTATGTTTTCCCAAGATTTTTCTAACAATTCTAATCGTTGATCAGAATTCATTCCCATTAAATATTTATAAAATATATCTAACACTTCTTCTCCCGCAACAGTATTATCACTATAATAATAACTTCTATGTTGTGGAACTTTTATTCCATTCTATTTACAATAATCATAAATAGTTTCATATAAATTCTATTTATACTATTTTAAATTTTCATTTAGAGTTCTCTAATCATAAACTAAACTTCTTTGTTTTTTATTAGGATTATATATGATAGTTTCTCTAATTTGTTTGGAAAATTCTTTCTGATGATAATCAAATAATAAATTACTTCCTCTAAATATAGAATTTTTAAGTTGTCTTAAAGTAGTATTCTGCTTTTTATTTCTTTTTTCTTCTTGAGTTTCCGTAGTTGGAATCTCTTGTTCACCATTAGATTCAATTTTAGGTAAAAACTATTCTTTTAATCCTTTCTATATTTCAGAAAGTTTTACTGGGGATAATCTTATTTTTAATCCTTTTTCAATTTCTGAAATAATATTAGGAATTAATTTATTAATTATATTATCTTCATAACTTTCCTAATCTTCAACTACTTCTACAGTTGTTGCAAAGCTGGCTTCCTTTTTTAAGAAGCCAGCAATGTTTTCAACAACATTATCTAAAGTAGATTTTTGAATTGTTTCCTAAATAAAATCTAGAGTGTTTTCTTTTCTAGAATATAAAGGAACAGCACATATATTACTCATATTGACATTTTATTTTGTTTAATCGATTCTATAATTTAGATAATTCGGAAATATCTACATCTGTAATATTATTTTTTATATAATTTACAAAGTTATTAAATACATTTTTAAAATCTGATAATTCTAAAACTCCAGAGAATAAATCTGCAGTAAATTTTCCAAATTTTTCAGTATCTACATCATTCTCTTCAAAATCTTGAATTATCTATTCACTTAATCCTCTAGATAATACTTCTTTTAAATCTTTAACAAAAGATTCTAAATTATCTTTAGTTACTACCTCTTTATCAGGATCTTTTATTTCTAATTTATCTCCATTTTTAATAAGAAAATATTTATTTCCTTCCAAATTAGTAAACTCATATTCCACTCCAGAATCTGAAGAACTGTTATCTAATTTAGTTACATCTAATCCAGTTTGTTCTTTTATAATATCTTTAACTGTTTTAAATGTATAAATTCCATTTAATTCTTGATACTCAACTATTGTATTTAATAACCTTTTAGATCCAACAACAGAACTAAAAATACTATTTACATTATTTTGAATAATAACTGGAATATCATCTAATTTAGATAAGCTGGTACCTAATACTTTATTAACTCTAGTTAATTCAGTATTTTCTACTTCTTTTTCTTTTTCTTCTGATTGTTCTTCAGTAGTTCCATCCCAAGGTGTTATATCAGCTTTGACTACTGGAGAAGAAGGCATAGCATTTGTTCTATATAATCCTCTGTGTGTAGTAACAGCCTTAAAAGGTTCTCCAGCAACATATTTACCTATAACAAAAGTATCTGCAAATATACCATATTTTAATAATAATCCATCAGCGGGAGCACCATCTCCAATATGTCCATGAAAAGCTAATTTAAATAAATTTATAATTCTTCTATCATAATTACCTTCTCCTGTTTCTTCATTATATGTTCTAATACCAGGACTTTGAATATGAGTTCCAGTCTATGTAGTATCAAGTATTCCACCAGATAATCCATCAACTATAGATAAATAATCTAAATATTCATCTTCATTTGTTCTAGTGTCTCTTATTTTAATATACCACCAAGACTATAAAGAAGTATCATCTTGAAGTGTTTGTCTAAAATCTTTAAATCCCTAACTCCACTATTGTCCTAAATTTATATTTCTACAAATCTATACTAAAGTTAGAGGAAGAGATCTAAATAATTCAACATTTTTAACTTCAAAGTTTACTGTCTCATTATTATCATCTGACTTTAAATTAATAGAAACAGTTCTATGAGATCCAAGTTTTCTGACCCAGGTATCTATAGCTTTTTCCTATTTATCAAAATCAGAAGTTTTACTCATTATAGATTTTACAGTAGTTGCTGATGGGGGAGTTATTAATTTATTTAATACATTTTCAAATAACAAATCTATTACTTTCTAATAATCTATTGCCATTTGATAGTTTATATATGTTCCATCAGTTTTATCATCAATTTTTCTAGAATATAATCCATTAGTAGCATTATATCCAAGTCTAAATTGTTCTACATTATTTTCTTTAAGATATTCATTTAAATCTCTTAAAGGTTTAAATTTTTCATCAGTAGAACCTGGATTTTGAGCCTCTTCTATAGCTAACTATTCAATCTAAGCAGGAGTTATTCCATGTTCATCAAGATATGTTTTTATTAAACTATTAAATTTAGTTATCCTAGCTCTAAAATTCCATAAAGACATATACATTCTAAATGCTGTAGCAGTATTAGAAAAAGGAAATTTAAGTTCATCGGAATTTTCTAATCCTACTACATTTCCATTTACTAATTCTTCAAAATCAACACCTCTTGGATCAAGAATAATTTTTCTAACTTCTGGATAGTTGTTATCAGGATCTTTTTTCTAAGTTTCATATATTGTTTGTAATTCAGAAGGATTATATAATCCAAAAGCTGATACAAAAATTACAGGTTTTCCTTTATGTTTATCATCTAATCCTGGAAATAAAGATTCTTTTCCATTTTCATTTATTTGTGTATATATAGGACTTACTACATACTGAGAAGTATTAGTATCAAAATAATCATTTAATGGTACATATCTAGGAGTTCCATCTTCATTTTTCAATTTAGATATTCTGGTACATCTATCAAGTGCTGGTTTTTTAATTCTCCATCTACTTTTTCCTTCTCCTATCTTCCATTTTGAATTAGATATTAAATCTTTTAATTGAGATTCATAATCTGCTACTCTATCTGAATAATGTTTAGCGTAATCTAATAATTTTTGTTTTAATTCTGGATCAGAAACTTTTTCAGCTCTTTCTCTAATTCGAGTAATAGTCCCTTTAATAGTTTTTCCTTTAACTTCTTTATCTTTAGAATTAGCTAATAAAGTTTTTGGATCAGAAAGTCCTCCTAAAGTTATTTGATATTCTTTTCCATTCTTTTCAATTACTCCAATTAAAGTAAATACTTTTTTAACTCCATTTATAGAAAACTATTGTTCTCCTTCTTTATATCCAGCTTCTTTTGTAAGAAGTCTATGAGTTTCAGAATTATAATCTTCGGCTTGAACATAGTACTTTATATTCTATAAATCTTCCAAACTAAATAAATCAGTAACTTGGTGTCCTGCTTTATTGTACCAATAATCGTCTTTTAATTTATCAAAAAGAATTAAACTCTTTAACTAAAATAAACTTCTTAAAGGTCTATCCTTAACTTCTATCTAATCTTCATCAGATAAAAATATTCCTAAATCTCTATTATCTTCACCTTTATGTAATTTTCCAGTAGAAGAATCTTTTATTAATCCTGAGAAATTAATATTTCCATAAATAGGAACTATAGCTTCTTGCTAAGCTTCTATGTCTAAATAAGAATCATCTTCAGTTTCAGGTTCTTCTTCTTCAGTTTCAGGTTCTTCTTCTTCAAATTCTTCTCCTTCTATAACAGTTTCTTCAGTTAATGGCTCTTCTTTTGGTTCTAAAGGAACTTCTCTAGTTAAATTTAAAGAATTTAAGAAATTTATTTTATCCTAAACATATTGTTCAGTTATTTCTGGAGTTATTCCAATATTGTCATTAGAATATTGTTCAGAAACAGAACCTTTTATTGTTTTAGTTAACCCATTATCAATTAAAATTGTTCCGTTTTTACTTCTGGTAATAAGAGTATACAAAGTATTTAAATACCTCATAGTATTATAATATTCAGAATATCCTTCTATAGGTTTATATTCTAAATCTATATCAGATATAACATAGTCAAATTCTTTACCTTGAATTTTTTCTATGGAGTCAAATACTTCTATATCTTTTCCAGTTCCTTTTAATTTCTAATAAGCTTGAGAGGAAGTATTGCCAACAAAAGCAATTTTTCCGTTTAATAATTTAACTACATTATCATCAAGAGATTCAGTTACTAATTCTCCTGTAAATTTATCATTATTTAGATAATAATGAAAGTTAAAGTTACTTAAATATTTTTTAGTTCTTTCTATATTCTCTTTTCCAGAACCATATTTTTCTAATTCGTCTAATTGCTAAACTATATCTTGCTGGTTTTTATATTTCCAGATATTACTATCTCTAAGAGAAATCTTCATTTCTGGAGTTCTAAAAGCAAATACACAATCTTCTTTAATATTAAATCCAATAGAATCGTCTCCGTTTTGGTGTTTATCTCCAGCAAATATAAGTTCACAACCAGTTAATTCAGCCCATTTAGATAATAATAAAAGTTCTGTATTAGAAAATAAAGTAACTTCATCTATAACTAATTGTTTTGGAGCATCTTTAGTTATAAACTTAATTGAACCTTCAACTAACTCTGGATAATCAGAACCTTTTTTTACAGTAATATATTTTCCACTATATAGTTTCCCATCTTTAGCTTTATCTTCATCTTTTGCTTTATTAGTTCCTTCTTTTATTTCTGAAAGTATTTGTGAATACTAATCAGAACCTAAGATAGAATTAAATAATTCTGTATGTCCAAATGTCTGTGCATGAGGAATAATTTTTTTCAATCCATCTATTTGAGTATCAGAGGGCCCAGAAACCCATACAGAATCAGATTCTTGTAAAGCCCTTACTACTACGTCAGTTTTACCTACACCAGCAATACCACTTATTATAAGAGCATTCTTTAATATATTAGCTTTTATATTATTTTGTTTAGCAAATTCTTCAAAAACAGTATTTATAAATTCTTTATTATTTTTATGAACAAACCCAAGTTTTATATTATATTCCTAGAATGTTAATGGAGCAAGTTTTTGTCCATCTTTTCCTTTAGAATTTTGTACATATCCTTTGTAAAATTCATAAAAGTCTATTGGATCTGAAGCTACTAAAGAAGTTAATAATATAAATTTATCATAATCAGTAAATACAAAATCAGAATCAAGAGATTTATTTAATCCAGAATCTTGTTTTATAACATTTTTGGGAACAACTAATTTCTAAATAATAGAAACAAAATCTTGTTCCGTCCAACCTTGTTGTTTAAAATTATTATAAATAAGTTTTTCTATTTCTACAATAGCATCTGGCTTATCGACATCTATATGTTCAATTCCTTTAAATAAATTCTTTTCTGCATCTAATTTACAAGAATCTTTTATTTGATTAAAGAAATCTAATCTTGCTTTATTAAATCTCTAATCAAATTTAGAGAACATTTCTCTTTTATTAACAACCCCATTCTATCCTCTTTTAATCCAAGCAGAAATTTCTTTATCAAAATGCTCAAAACTTTCTTCAATAACATTAGCTAAATCTTCATCCATTTCTAAAAGTTCTTCAACATTTTTAATAACATCTTTATTTTGTCTAATAAATTCATTTAATGAATTATTATAAGGCAAATAATCAAAGTAAGAAGATTTAGTTTTAGCTGCTCTTATAATTGCTTTAATATAATCAAAGTATTTATATGCTTTGTTTAAAGCATCTAACTATTTTTGACCTAAAGTAAATGAAGTAGGAACTTCTAACGATTCAAATTGTTGATAAATAGATTCTAAAGTTTCTTCTATATCTCCAAAATCTTCACCTAAAGACGGAAGAACAGCTCTTAACACTTTAATAACAGGGTTTAAGTCTATAGTAGCTTTCTTATGAAGCTCATTCATAATCTATAAATCTTCATTAGAACCTATTTCATCAATTAAATTATTTAATTCTTGTTCTTGTTGAGAATCTTGAATTGCTACTGTTTCGTCTTTTTCATCATCGTATCTTCCATTATCAACTAAGAATAAGTAAGGTTCAATAGTTTCTATTCCATCAGAATTAAGTTTAACATAATTCTATTCATCCATTTCTGATTTTATAGCTTCTATTTCATCAGAATGATCAACAGTAGAATCTAATTCCATATTATGTATTTTAATAGCATTTTCTAAAGCCTAATTAAATAAAACACTATTTTCTCCATTCTACATTATATAGAAATTATCTTTTACTTCTTCAAATGTAGCAGGATATTCAATTTTCTATTCTGGAGTTAAATTACTACTAATACTAATTTTCTATCCTCGCCATTTTAAATTAAGAGCTTCTATAATATCATTAAAAGAAACAGTTTCCTAATCAAGTAATGTATCTATATCAAATAAATCATCAGGAAGTCTAGTTTCTTCTAATACTACTTTTCTATGAGAATTTTTATTATCAAATTCTCTTTTTCTTAATTTTCTTGTTTTACTTAGTATTTCTTGTGCTACTTCTTCTCTATTAGACAAATCAGGATGTAACTTAGAAAGAGATTCTTTTAATGTAGTATTAAATTCTTTTTTATTTTGTGCTGTTATTAATCCAGTTGACTTTGATTTAGCTTGTTTTATAACAAAATCTAAAACATCGGAACGCCTAGCTCCTAATTGTGCAATTAATTGTCTAAATGTTCCTCTATCAATAACATCATTTACAGATAAGAATTTTTTTACAGATTTAATAAAATTCTCTTGATTATATTGGAGTCTTTTATTTTCTCTAGCTTGTTTTCTAGCTTTAAAAGCTTCTTCAGATTCTCCTTCTCTTTGAGTATTTCTGTCTCTATAATCTTCATCTGTTTCTCCAGTAACAGTTTTCTACCAAATTGGAATTTCTATATTTTCTTGAGATGTAGTTAATTCAGATACTAATTGATCTCCATCCTCTACTTTAACAATATTATTAGGATTAACTCTTAAAGTTCCTCCAGCCCCATCTGAAATCTAAATTTCGTTGTTTTGTATTAAAATATCAGGATCTGTTGATCCAGTATGTATATATTCAGTACTACCATCTTTAAAAGTAACTTTTAACTACGAAGTATTTCCATATAAAGGAATTTCTAATCCCTGTTCATTTGTTATTATATATTCTTTTTCTCCTCTAGAAGCAATATTTGCTTTAGTTGGAGTATATTTAGTTCTATCTATTTTTCCAGAAGTAACAGGTTTAGTTTTTACCTATCTAGTTCCAACCTATTCAAATTCTATTCCTCCAAGAAAATCTAATTGTCCAAATCTATTGATTCCACTAATTCCACCTTTTGTAAGCTCTCCCCAAGTAGAAAGTTTATCTCCTTCTGGAATTACAGCAGCAGCTGCCTAAAACAGTCTTTGTTTCTACTCCATAGTGAGAGTTCTAGGAGTTTTAAAATGAATAGACCAATAACCATCTTCATGGTCTTTTACTATTTCAAAACCAGCAGTAGAATCTTCAGCTAACTATAATTGAAAAGCTTTGTTTGTTTTAGACGGATCATTTCTCCAAGGTTTATCATATTCAGCTGTTTTAACAACAGCTAAAGAATCCAAGAAAGAATCTATATCAATTTGTTTACTTGGAATTCTATCATCAGGCTATAAACCCTATTTTTCAGGAGAAGTTTCCTTTAATTGTTTTAAAAGTTCTCCCCATTTTAATGGATCATCACTACTAATTTCTTTTAATCCTTTCTCTAAATCTGAACGAGTTTTCTTATATAAACTAAATGCTTCATTAAGATACTATTTTCCTTTAGTTTTCTTTAAATCTTGCCATTCTTTACTGTATTTTTTCTTTTCAGATTCAGATAATTCTGAAACATCTTTATGATATTTTTCCTAAACCCACTGTTCATATAAAGTAGAATAAAACATTCCACTTATTTCAGGATGAATATAAAATAACATTTTATCTACGTAATCTAAGTTATATTCTCCTTTTAAAAATGATTCTTTTTGTTTAATTAATTCTTTTTTCTACTCTTCAAGATTTTCTAGTTTCTACTAATAGTCAGAATTTTCTTCTCTTTTGTTTTCATCTTTAGTATTAGATTTTAAATCTTGAATTTGTTTTTCTATATTATATATATCGCTTACAATTTGTTGAAAATCATCATAATACTAAGTAATATAAGATTTATCAAATAGACTATTTTTAAGAGTCATATATCTTTGATTACTCAATACCATTTTTTCAAATAACTAATCATCAGATAGTTTAAGACCATGTTCATTTAATATAGATTCCATTTGTAAAATAGAATTTTTCATTATACCATAAACATAATCATTTTGAGATTTATGATTTTCATCAGCAGTAAGAAATACTTTATTTCCATTTTCATCATCAGTAGTATCTATAGATAAATCTTTTGATGCTAACTAACCTTTTTCCCTCATTTCATCAAGATTATCCAATATATCTTTTGTTTTTCCCTGTGAAACAAGGTAAAGTAGTTCTTTCTAAGTATTTCTATCAGAAGCAGATTTTGGATTTTTTATACTATCTATTCCGTAAAATAATCCTCCACCAACAGCTCCTCCTAAGAAAGACATAGCATATCTATCAAAAGCATTATCCCAAGCACCTATATCAGTTTGTGAAACGTATCCAAACTATCCTGCTAACTAATATAAAGATTTCCATAAATCAGTATTTAATTCTTCAGCAGTTTCTTCAAGACCTTCCCCAAAAGCTTTACCAAAAAATCCTAAAGTATGATTTTTTAATCCCGATTCATAATTTTTAATAAAATTAGAAGCTTTGTCAGCACTTCTTTTTATTATATTCATTAATCCTTTTTTTGTAGTGTCTTTGGTTGTTTGAGTTCCTATTCTTTTAGAAAGTTCAGAAGCTTCATCTCTAATACCCTACCTAAGATTTCTTAAAGCCATTTTTTCAGGAGTTTCATCAAAGAAAATTTCTCCTAAATGTGCATATTTATCAACTGCAAACATTCCTAGCATAGAACCTAATGCTACAGCAGCAGCTTCTTGTTTTGTAGTACCATGTTCAATTGCATCATTATATACATCATAATTTGAAATCATAGACATATATATTAATGATAAATCTTGTCCAAGTTGAGCTTGTTTACTAAAAGCTTTTTCTGCTTCCGGAATAAATTTCTACATAGCTGCAGCTCCTACTGATGAGGCTTTCCATCTTCCAGAAGAAATAGCATTAGCTATATCATCAAAACTTGTTGCATTTGTATATCTTAATGCTGCAATTTGTTCTCCATTATTTGCTCTATTCCAAATCTCTTGTGCTCTTTTTTCATATTCTAAAGCAGCTTTAGTTTCAGCAGCATCAACAATTGCATTTGTATTTCCTTTTATTTTAGCAATAGAATTAGCTATTAATTTTTGCTAACTCCATTGTAATGCTACGTCAGCAACAAGATTTCCAAAATTCTCAAATGAAAATGTAGATGATTTTGCTTTTTCTGAAGTTCCTCCAGTAAATTTTTCTCCTAACCCAGCTATTGTATTAAGTAGTTTTGGATCTTCACTATCATCATTCCACATTTGTAAAATATTATTTAACATAGGAAGAGATTTTGAGATTTCTCTTGCTACATAAAATCCTGAATACCAAGCTGTTCCTGTTGGACCTAATAATACTATTGGAGCAATAGAAGCTAGATTTTTAGCTATAATTCCAGTAGTTGATTTTTCAAAATCGTCAGAGTCAAAAAAATCATATTTATTTATAAGAGAATCTTCTTTAGTTAAAATATCACCTAATGAAAGAACTTTCTTTCCAACAATAGAACGTCCTCCTAAAGTTTCAAAATAATATTCTCCTTTATCATTTAACTTTTTATCTCCTTTATAATGTTGTTCTCCTGTAATAGGATCTATTTCATCCTATTCATATTCTGCTAAAACTAATGGATCAGAAAAAAGATTCTAAACAAACCTAATTGGATTAGAAAATAAAGCTGAACTTTCTGGAGTTAAATCTTCATATTTTCCTTCTTCCCAATTAAATATTTTTTGTTTTTCAGCAAGTTCAAAAGGAGTTTTAGTTTTTTCCCCTTGCATATTAGGTCCAATAACTCCAGTAGATACATGATCAGGATTTGAAGTAGTATCTAAATTAAAATTTGGATTTTTTATACGAGAGTCTGGTTTCTAGTAAATATCCCAGAAACCATACTCATAATTATCTAAAGCACTATTTTTTTGAAACTCTCCAAATTTAGATGCTTGATTTTTATAAAATTCTTTAAATTTATCTTTATCAAATAATCCATCATTTCCCTTAAAGTTATCATTTTCTATAATAAATTTACTATTTAAATAAGATTCAAAAGGTAATAACTAAGTATTATCTAAAGTTAATCCCTATATATTTTTAAAATCTGATTCAGTAAATTCTGGATTATTTATATTTGCTACAATCCAATCATTTTGTTTTATATTATTCATAATACATCAGAATTTGATGATTTCATATTAGACGCTTTGTTAAAATTTTGAAATTTATTTTCTAATTCTCTTGCGTTTTCTACACTAATCTAACTTCCTGAAGCATTAATAGCAGCATTTAGATTATTACTCAATGGAATAAATACTGTTCCTCTATATACATCATCTCCATATAACCAATAATCTATATCTAAGTTATAATTACTTTTCTTAGAATCAGTACTTAAAGCTTTTATCATCCTTTCTTCTAACTATGCATCAGGATTTTTAACTTTTTCTATATATTGTGAAGAAGTGTCCAAATTTTTAATTTTATCAGTAGTGTATGCTTCTACAACTAAGAACTATCCAAATTTGTTTCTATCTGGATAACCATTACTATCTAATAAACTATTTAATCCTTTTTGTTTTAATACTTCTCCAAGTATTTTATAATACTCTGGAGAATTCTTAGAAAGTCCTTTAGATTCTACTTCTTGAATTGCTTCTTCGTAAGTCTTTTTAACTCCTAAATTTACTTCTTTGTGTCCGTTTACAATTTTACAAGGTAAAGTTACAACCATTCCTCCACTATTAGAATACATTATATCTTTAAGCTAATCAGGAGAAATATTCTAATCTCCAAATGTAATTCCCTATTTACTATCTAAAATTCCTGCAATTCCACTTTCAGATAACATTTTATCTAAACTCATATCTTCTGTAATTTTAGGAAGTTGAGAATATTCTATACCATCAACACTCATTTTTACATTAGAATCTTTAGTAATTAAATTCCATGTTCTTGGAACTCCTCCTTCACCCTAAATTAATTGCATTAATGGATTACTCTTTATTTTTTCAGAAGAATCTTTTCCATCTTTATCACTGGCCTTTCCAGTTAAAGGAGTAATGTCTTCCTTATAAGAGGTATCAACCTAAGATGATAAGTATTGTGCAATTAAAGCTTTGCTATTTTCTTCGCTTCCACTATGCATCTTCATTATAACTTTATAATTAGTAGGAAGCATATTATATATATAATTTAAAGCTAGTTTAACATTAGCACTAGAATCCTTAGATTCCGTAGAAATTTTATAAAATCCATCAGGAGTTCCATCAAATCCAGCTAGTGTTTGCAATCCAGCCTTAATTTTTCTTCCTTGCACTTCAGAAATTCCTTCCAATTTCTAATCAGATGAACCTAATGAAGTTGCTAAAGATTTTATTTCTTTAGCTATTTTAGAAAGTCCTATGCCATTATTAACAATATTAAATACATCATCATCAAATACTAAGTTAGGAGATTTTGCTCTCATCTCAAGTAATTGACTATTAGTTAAAGCATTTAATTTTCCATCAGATTCTTTTAATTGAGTAAGAGTACCTCTTTTAATCTCTCCTGTTTCTCTATCCTAAAGAATTAATTCTCCCTAAGAGCCTACAGCTATTTCATTTAGAGCTTCATTAGCTACTGCCTATGTATGAGCTTGTTTATAAGCTTCTGCACTATATTTAAGCTAAGCCATTTTATTCATAGAATTTAAATACATAGAAGCAATATCATCAGTAGATAATTCTTCTCCAAAAGCTTTAGCTTTATTTAAGGTTGCAGAAATTTCTTGATAAACTTTACTAACATCTATTGGTAACCCTTGAACTTGTTTAAAAAGTTCTTTAATCATGTCAAGTTTATCCTTAGCTGCTGTATCCTTAGAAGATTTAGTTCCTTCTGTACTTGTGGATGTCTAAGTAGTGGTTTCTCCACCAACTCCTAGTGGTCTATATATTGTAAAAGGGGCTACACCTCCCAACTAATATTTTCTCTTTTTTGGATGAGAAGTTAGTTTTATAGGTTTAGGTATTGTTCTAATTCTAGAATCATCTGTCATTTTAGACATTTTTCTAAAGTGTTCTACAATATCTCTAGAAGTTCTATATAAATATTTATCAGTATTATCAGAATATGTTAATTTAGTACCAGATTTAGCACTATAAAGTTTATATCTATTTATAGCATCTCTTTGAGCCTATATATAAGCTCTCTAATATTTAATATTTGCTTCATTAAATATTTTCTATAACTAATCTGATTTAGTTTTATCAGTATTATTTATATAATCATTATAAGCTTTTTCTCTTGATGTTTTTAAATCAGATAATGCAGTTTTTCCTAACATATCTTCTTGCATATCTAATAAAGCAAGTTGTCTTTCATTCTATTTATTTAAAGCTTTTTCTTGTTCTAACTTAGCCTATTTTCCAAGTACGAACTAATCCCAGTTAGTCCAATCAGCTGAATATTTCTATGCAGCCAACTGATGTCTAGCCGCTTCTGCTTTATTTAATTCAGTAGTATTATAATTAGCATTTTCAGTAAGTCTCTATTTATTAGCCCATTGGTGTTGATTAGATTCATCGGAAGTTCTTCTAATTTCCTAATTATCAGCTAAGTCTCCTTGAGCTCTTAATTCATCGCCAGCTCTTTTTGCTTCCTACATATAAGCCATCTATCTGTCTGCATCAGAAGTAAATGGCTATCCTGCTTTAGTTTGTCCTGCAGCAGCTCTTCTATAATAGGCTTGTTTTGTAGCTTCATCTCCTACTACTTGTCTATGGGTTAAATAAGTCTGCTATAAATTAGGAATTATAGCCTTTTTCATTTCATTATATACTCTTTCATTATTATGCATATTTCCCGCTAAACGAAGAGCATCTAATAAATCAGGAGCAATATTTTTAAATCCAGTACTTAATTTATCCCAAAAATTATTAGTAGAATCTTTTTTTTCTCTTGCTTGAACTCCCTATTTAACCTATTGCTAAGGAGTACTAGAAGGAGAAATATTTGGAGAACTAGGAAATAATCCCAAATCTCCATTCTCCTTTTTATAAACTTTTACCTATCTATCAGTTCCAGGAATATTTATATAAAAAGTTCTATTCTGTTGACCTTCTTGAGTATCTTTTTCAAAGGGATTTTCATATCTGTCCATTCTTCTTTGCCAAGTAGAAGTTCCTATGATATTATCCTAATTTTCCTAATATCCAATATTATAATCAGGAGTATTAGTTCCTTGTACACTCCTATTATGGAACATATTTCTAAAAATCTAATTAGTTCCAGAATATCCTGTTTTATTATATGTTTGAGGAGCTTCTCTAGCATCTCTTATTGACTTTGCTTGAGTATTATATAAATCTACTATTTGCTAATCAGTTAATTTATCAAGACCTTTCTATTGATCCGACCAATAGATGAGGTCTCTCTATCTAGCATCATAGTCTTTAGTATAAAGATAATTATTATAAGCACTTCTTCTTAAATCATCAGTAGTATGATGAGAAGAAGATAATTGTTTAAAATCTGCATTATCCTATCTCTACTTAAGAGGATTTCCTTGTAGAATTTGTGCATTAGGATATAATTTAGAATACCAATCATAATATTTCTAATTTTCCTATATCCATTTATCTAAATCTAAAGTACTTCCTCCCTAATAAATCGGAATTTTAGGTCTTATATTCATATATTATTATTTTTAATAAAATCTTCAATTATTGTATCTAAAGAAGGATTAATTTGTCCTCCTAATTCTTTTTTTCCTACTTTCTTTTCCAATACTTCTTTAGTCCTTTTTAATTTTTTTCCTAAACTTTCTTTAATTTTTTTAACACTTTCAGCAGTAGTTGTTTTAGTTTCAGAAGTTTTTGTTTTAGGTATTTCCATAGGTTTATAAGGATCATTAAAATAATTCCAAGCTCTTTTATACCAGGGTCCCTTAATATTATTCGTCTATCCAGTTCTTTGTTTAATATTCCAGGAATCTTTATTAAAATATTTGGCTGTTTGTTGTACTCTAGTTGGAGAATTTTCAGTAATAGCTTCTCCTCTTTGAATTACTTTTCCAGCAGAATTATTTAAAGCCATTCTTCTAGCTTGAGTGAATCCCATTATAACATTTCCAATTGCTCTCCAATCATCAACAGTCATATCTTGTCCATTAACAACTTTATTCCAAGCAGCTTTTGCAGCCTAAGGTACAGAACCTGCAGCAAATATAGCACCTAACCAACCAGAAGCTTTCCGTAATTTACCTAAAATTCTTGCTGAAAGAGCAGCATCACCAACAATAGGAATAGCTCCTAAAGCAGATAATCCAGTATCCAATAAAGTATGACCAATATCTGATAAAGTAAAACCATCTTCATCAAATATTCTATTCCAAGTTCTTAATCCGGTACCACTTAAAGCCAATCCTGCTGCGGAAATAGGTTCAGGATCTATTACAGAAGCAACATCTGCTGCTATTCCAATTAATTCTCTAGTTTTATCAGGAGTCCATTCTGTATTAGCAAGATATTTATCCTGAGCCATTTTTTTAGCCAAAGCGTCTTGTTCTTTTTTTACTTTAGGGTTATTTTTATCTAACACATCCTAAAAAGAAGTTTGAGAAGTTTGTTCATTATAAAAATACTTAAACTATTTATTTAAAGTATCATAGTATAAAGGAGAATTTATTCCATTTATTTTTCTTAAATACTTAGATCTATTTCCCCAAATATTTGGATTTAATTTAGAAAGCTCTTCTTTTGATAAAGGAACCAATTGTCCATTTTTTTCAGCTAATTTAAATGCAGTTACAATTTGAGAAGCTTCGTCGCCATTCCAGTTTCCTTTAGAAAATAACTAAGTAAGATAGTCAATATTACTTTCTTCTGTTTTTAATGGACGTCCATTAAGTTTAGAAAAATCAGGGGACTTAAATCCTTTCCAATAATTTGCTTGTTGTGTTTTTAATTTTTCGGATTCCTATTTAGCTTTATCTTCAGCCTATTGCTATTGAAGTTGATTCCACTAATTATAGGTATAAGGATTTCCATTTGAATCTAAATGAGTACTAGCCTCATTTCCTCCATTACTAAAAAATCCTCTATAATTTAATCCTAAAGCATTAAATGCTGGAATATCATCAGATTCATCTTCAGGAGTATTTCTTAAAGCATTGATTGCAGTTTGTATTTTAGTTCTAGCATCATTTTCATCTTTAAAAGAAGTTCCTTCAAAATTGAATTTTCCATCTTCAATAGTTTTTAAATATGCTTCTAATTCAGAAGCCATAGCTTTACGTCTTTCAGTAGTCCCTCTTAATCCATTTTCTCCTCTGGCATCAAGAGTATTCCAACCTGTTTCAGAATTTTCAAACAATGTAGGATCTCCACCATATTTATTATTTAGTAACTATTTTAAAAAACTTTCTTTAAAATTAAAAGGAGTTAAATTTTCTTTTTTCTTTTCCTCCTCTTTTTTACGAGGAGTCATCTTAGCCATTTGCTATTGTATATAGTAAGCAGCATCTTGATACATTTCTTTTTCTAAATTAGATTTTGAATCAAGAGGTATTGCTTCTTGTCCGTGATTTATTGTCCAAATTCCATTATTATTAGATGCTCCAGTAAGACCATGATTCATAATATCCTAATAAGCAGCTAACCAAGCATTACGGTATTTATCCTTTCTAGCCCAACGTTTACTTCCAAGATATCCTTCTACTCCATTAGCTAAATTAGTCATTAAATCCTATTGGGAGATTTCATCCTAACCATAAGGAATATATGTAATTTCCTAATTATTTTCCGCCATAATAAAATCAATTTAAAATAAGTAAAGGGCGACACGGCTTTCGTGTCCGCATCGCCCTTCTTACTAAGTTAAACAATTACTTCTAAATCCATCCGGCAAGTTTACCACCTTTTTTAAATACTGGTGCTTGACCTTCTGGTGCAGCAGGACCTTCAGGAGCTCCTCCGCCTAACATCTGTACTATTGCTTGCAATACTTGCATTGCTAAATTACAGTCTTGATTTTGTAATGCAGCCATTGCAGCTTCAAGAATCTAAGCTGTAGGATCTTCACCACCAGCGGGTGCTTCTGCAGGTGCAGCCCCAGCTGGAGCTTCTGCAGGAGGAGGAGTCATTTCTCCACCTTCCTAGAACTTCTTAATCATTTCATTTAATTGTTTGTTGTTACTTGTAATTTTCATAAATAACGTTATTTTTAATTGGTTATATATATAAGGCTCTAAATAGAGCATTTCTGAAATATCTTTTAGATAAAAATATTAATTCTTATTAATTAATCAAATTTTAATTAGATGAATTAATAGATTTTTTAAAAATGTCTGTAACATTATCTAAACCCAAAAGTGAAGCACTTGTAACATATACTAATTCAGCAAAATCTGGAATTGGTCTAACCATTACAAAAGATGCTATAAGTAATCCTAGACAAATGGTCATTCCTAGTGCTCCAAATACCCGTTTTGAACTAAATCCTCCACTATGAGCTTGAAATATTGTTTTCCAACTAATTTTATTCATAAAATTAATTATTTAAGAGATTTAGCATTTTTTATTCTATGACTTAAATGAGAAACTCCAGGGCGTTCAAATCTTTCCATAAATACTTTAGTAGCTCCTTCTATGGTATCAGTATTTAAAATTCCTTCTAATATTTTAAAAGGTGTTTGCCCATAATTTTTATTAGTCATTTCTTCCCAAACAAAATTTAATTGTGTATCTAAATCTGAAACACTAGTTCCTCTATCTTTAGCATAAGACTCAAGATTTTTTCTTCTACTACCATTCCACTATCCTAATCCTATAGATTTACCAGAATCTCCTATAGCTGAAGTATTTAAATTTATATCTCCGCTTTCTGTCATAAAATTACCTATAATTCCAGCTGACTAAATATATGATAAATTATTTGCTTCTTCATCTGATTTTCCAGATTCTTTTAATTTTTTATATAATTTTTTTCTAAAAAAATCTCTAGCATATCCTACTTTATTCGATAAACTTTTATTATCAAATAAATTGTTATTAGGAACATATTCGTCTGAATGAGTTTCAGCATTTTTATCAATAAAACTTGTATCAAAAGCTTTAGATTCTGGAGTATTTGCTGGAGCTATATAATTTCCAGTACTACTTAACCTATATCCTTCTGGAAGATTAGATAATCCAAATAAAGGATCTTCTACTTTAGTTACTTCAGGTTCAAGATAACGATATTTAGTAAAAGCTGGATTAAAATCTTCAAATGGATTATATGTAACCATATATTATCCCTCCTTCTTTTCGGGGGCATCTACATATTCTGGTTTACGAGTATCTTGACCCTTTAATACTTTAAATATGTATTTACCCAATGCCTTGTAATCTTTATCTTCTTTAGAAGAAGCTGCTTTTAATGCTTTTTTAATAAGAACTACGGTTTCTCTTCTACTAACTATTCGTTCCCCACCTTCTAAATGCATTTGAACAGTACCATCAGGAGAAAGTACTTTCATTACATATTCTTCGTCTTCTTCATCTTCAATATCTGCTTCATCACCCACTTTTATTCCTGAATCAGCATTTACTTCAAGAACATAAGAAGCAACTCCTTCTATTTTATCATCTTCTGGGTTTCCTCTTTTAACATCTAATACTTTAAATTCATCATCCATAAATATCATATCTAATGGAAATGCTACATTATGCATATGAAATAAAGTTTCAACAGGATTAGATTCGTTAATTACAAATAACATTCCCTCATCTTTAGGAAGAGATTTAAAATGCTGTAATCCTTGCTTTTTCTACTCTTCGGACTTGGCAATAAAAATATCATATTCCTATCCACCAAGTTTTATAGTTCCTATATTTTTAGATTTTCTTGCTTCCATATTACATTTTCTCCTATATCTCTTCAATTAATCCAGTTTTATCATCTGTATGTTTAGTAATTTCACAGGTAAGAATCTTACCCATTTCAATTGCAATTTCATCTTTTTTAGTAGAGGATTCTTCTGAGTTATATTTCTTATAAAGTTCTTCCATTTTATCTGTTATTTCTTTTCTAAAGATAATTTCATCACGCTCGATTTCAGCTTGTTGTTCTCCTTTATTATCTACAACAGGAATTCCTTTAGCAGTAAAATCTTCACCTGCTCCTTCCATATTATTCTTTCTAGCATGAAGAGCTCCTTCTGGAATTACAGACATTTGTCCCCCTTGTTTAAAATAATTTAACTCTCCTCCGTCTTCCATTTTAAATGGTTTATAGTTAGGATAATATTTCTTATATTCTTTTACAAATAATTCAGCTTCTTCTGGGATCATTTCTAAAACATTATTTCTTTCTAAAGCTCTATCTAAAGCTCTATCCTTATACCACCATAAATTTCCAGCTGGATCTTGTTGAATTTCTGGAAAGACATATGTTCTACCATTATATGTATCATAATTTAGAAGATGAGTTCCTATTTTTCCATCTGGAAAAGTATAAGTTCTTTCATCATTTTCTAATATTCTCTAAATAAAAGGAGGTTTCTAATTATTAGCGTAGGTAATTAACTATTCAATATTTCTTTTAGATTTTCCACCTTTCTAAAAACTATCAATTAAATCTTCACTCTATTCCTTCTGAATGTTGACTTGGTTCTAGTCCAAGGTATTTTCTTTTTGTGATTTATTTTTACTATAGGTCCAACAGTCTTTTTCTTCATTATATACTCTAATAAATCCTCCTTGCTTAAGTTCCTAGACAAATGGAATTACATCATTATCCCAAACTCTAATATCTTTAGCAACGGTTTCATTATCTTTTCCTTTATTAAGGTATTCATATTCATCTGTTTCTTCATTATATCCTATTGAAGGTAATTTGTAAGTATTTTCATCAATAGGCTAAATCATTCCTTCCCACAAAGCTTCTTTATAATTAGATGGAGAACCATAAGCTTTCCAAGCGGCTTTCATTCTATAGTTTTCTCCAACTACAAGTTCTTTAGGAAGTGTTTCTAAAAATCTATCAAAAGGATCTCCAACAATTTCCTTTTTGTTAGAGATTCCTTTTGACATATTAATTATATTTTTTAATCTGGAACGTTGCATAATATCATTTGTTTATTATCAATTAATGCAGCTCCAGATAATAGTCTCATTCCTATATTATGGTTAGTTGCATTATTAAATATCTTCATTCCTTGTTTTCCAATTGCAGCCTATTTAAAACCACCTTGAATCATCTGAGCATATTTTTGATTATTTATAGAAGACATATCCTAACTTTTAATATTCTATAAAATATTCTAATCAGCCATACCTAGTATCTTTTTCCAAGCATAATTAGCAAATTCAATATTCTTCTAGGCATCTCTTTTAGCCCCTTGAGAGAATGTACCATAGGTTTTTCCAGCCTCTTCTCTAGCTTGATTAAATCTATCATTAAGATTTCCAAAAGCGTCCCCCATAAAAGAATTAGCTTTCTCTGAATTCTGCCAAGACTAATTATCGAAAGTACCTGTTTTAGAAGAACCCCACATATTAGCCCATTTTACTGCAAAAGGCATAAAAGCAGAACCAAGAATAGCGTCAGTCTTAGTCATACCATCAGTAGAACCAAATACATTACTAAGACCTTTATTAAGAGCCATTGCTCCAGATATTGCAGTACCAACCCCAGGAATAAATCCTACTCCCATTTGAGCCAAATCATAAGCAGTATCCATTCCTTGAGTTATAGAACCATATCTTCCTCCGTACTCTTTAGAACTTCCTAAGGCTGCTTGTAGTCCAGTACCTACAACAGAACCAGCTAATCCAGCTATATTACCAATAGCAGCAGCTTTTGAAAGTCCTCCAGCAGCTTTTGAAAGTCCTCCAGCAGCTTGTGTAACTCCTTTAGCTCCTTTTAATGCTTTTATGGAATCTACGAGAGTATTAGTAGCTCCTTTTCCTGCAACCAAATTAGAAAGAGTTTCTCCTCCAACCTATCCTAATCCAGTAGCAATTCCTTGTCCAATACCCCTAGATAGCATTGAATCTCCACCTAAAGTATTAATACCTTGTCCAATATAATTAGCCGCTATTCCTGCACCAGTTCCAGCTAGGGAAGAACCAACATTTTTTCCTAAACCTTCTGTAAGAGAAACTCCTCTCATTAGATTATTTCCCATAGTATTAGCAGCAGTATTAACTCCTTGGCTAAATATTCCTCCAAGGGTTTGTCCAACTTCACTATCTCCAAATAAATTTAATTGCTAAGTAAATTTATCAGATAATATAGATGAAACTGCACTTACTCCTGCATTTTTAAGAGCTTGACCAGTTTTAGACTAAAAGAAAGATTGTTTCTAAGGCTAATTAAAAGTATCCCAAAATATCTAGTCTAGAGATTTAGGTTTAGGTAAACTAGGATTATCTATAAAAGTACTCCAATTATTAGAAGAATAATCTAAACTAGCTAATTTAGGATACCCTGATAAATTTATAGGATTAAGGGAAGTCTATGTTTTAGTCGAAATAGGAGATTCATATTTTAAACTAGGAAGATCTAATCCATTAAATCCTTTTCTAATCTTACGCATAACTTATAGTATATAAAGTAATTAAACTATGAATAATAGCTAGATTTTTTCCACTATATCTAACTCTTACCTTTACCCATTTATCTCTAATTCTTGTTTCTTTACGAGCTGTCCAATTATTAGTATCAATATTATAGTCCCAATTATTAGTTCCTAACGCTTTATATATATTAGGAAGAATATCATATGTAATTTGGTTAGTTATTAATGAATTAGGAATATTAGAAGAATTAACTACTATAGGAGGAATATTTAAATTCTCTATATTAGCAGGATATGAAGAAAGAATATCATTTCCATCTAATAACGACAAATTTAATATAAAATCTTGTCCTTCTGCTGTAGTCCACTATGTTTCATTTTTCTAATTAAATATAATAGAAGGAATCTAAATACTCCACTTTCCTTCTTTATAATAAGAATTTCCTCTTAATCTTCCTACTAAAGGTATTGGACTATTTTTAATATGGGTTACAATATTAAATTGATTTAAATCTCTATTCCATTTTACTTCTGATCCAGATAAATTCTTAAAGTCGTATCCAGCAGATGAAATATCATCTAACATTCCTCTATATTTATAATAAATATCATTAAAAGTATCTACTTTTTCATAATATAAAGGAAATATTGTAGATTTTATCTATTGTACTAGTCCTTGACTATCTACAGGATACACTTTATCAAATTTTGAATATTGATCTTTATATTCATTAGAATTTTGAATATCTGTTTTATTTTTTCGCTTAGGATTTCCTCTATAATATTGTTCATAAGTATAATCATCATAAGCAACTTCTGCATAATCTCTGTCATACAACATATCAGAACCCATATTCTAATACATATTCTTAGTTGCTTCCTATCTAAAATACATATTTCGTTTATCAGAAGAAAATTCATAATTGTCTCCTTCGATTTCAAAATGGAATGATTCAGGTTCAGCTTTATTAGAAATAATTTCTAAATTAGTAAATATCTTTTGCTAACCTATTTTGTCGTTTACTACAAATTCAAATTCAAATGGATGATATTCACCATACCAATGTGTTGGATAAATATTTTCTGTAACATTAAATATTCCAGCTCTTCCATGCAAATAAAAATCGGTTGTAAGAGAATTTAATAATTCTTTAAAAGTAAAGCAAATCTATTGAGGTTTAAGCTACATTATAGATTCTTCTCCATTCTATATATTACCATTATATACTATTGGTTGAATATATAAAGTTACTACTTTTTGATTATAATAATTCATTAATTTAAGTAAATTATTTTTACCTTCTCCAGTAATTCTTAATTTTTTCTTACCTGGTTCATCTCTATCAATAGTAAAGAAACTGTAATATCCCCAATGATCTTTTAATATTTTATATTCAATAGCAGAATCATTAATTATTTCTTTTGTAGCAGGATCTCTGTAATAAATTTCTGTAGTACATACTACAACTTCACCATTACTTTCAATTTCGGTTAATAGTGGGCTATTTAAAACTACTCCTGTTCTAGAAGCATTAGCATAATTATTTACATCCAACATTGATATTGCTTTAGAAGTATTTCTATTAAAACTAAAGAATTGTGTATCAATATTTTCTGAATAACTAGGAACCCAACTATAAAAAGTAATAAACTCTTCTAACAGTTCATTATAACAAAGATTCCAGACTTTTTCTTCATCTTTATACATATCATCATAGAAAGTAAACATTATATCTTTTTTATTATTATTATAATGTGTTTTTACATTCTTTATTCCAATTATAGGATAAAGTTCTCTTTCTCCTAATGATATATTATCAATTAAAAATTTATTTACTTTGAAATCAGATATAAGTTCTAATTGTTGTCCTCCTTTAATTCTCCATATTTTTTTAGCTATAGTATCTACTCCATAAATATTTCCTACTTCAGTTTTTATTACAGATTCTGGCCACTAAGTACCATATGTATTAGTAATAATAACAAGCTCTTCAGGAAGAACATTTTTAGTATTTATAAATACTTCTCCACCATCACCTTCTCCAGCTAAAATTCTTTCATTAATAGCAGCCAAACCTATAGCATGTTCAAATACTACTAATAAATTTCCATTAATTTCTACTAATTTCTATATAGAACCATATTCAGAAGAATAGTCTCTAAAATACGTTGAATAAGATTCTCTATAATTATTTTTGAAAGAATCCTAAATAGCAACAGCAGAATACTAAATTCTATTAGAGAAGGAATTTTTTACATAGTTAGTATCTTGTAAAGTAAAATATGATTTATATCCTAAAGAAGCTCTATAAGCATCATTGTATAAATAAGAGTCAGGCATTTTATAATTACCTAACCACATTGACTGTTTTCTAGGATAAAAAGATCTAGGAGAACCCATTAATGCTGCTTCTGATACATATGAATTATCTTCAGAACGTAATGCATAGTTATATGAACTCATTACTTCTATAGTAATCCAACTTCCTAATTGCACTGCATTAATATCTGATCTAGATATATTTTTAAATTCTGCAGGATCTTGAGCTCTATAGTGGTCTCTCCAAGTATTTTTATCAATTATTTGATCGTTATTAGGAAGAGAGGCATCATTAAAGTTTCTATTTAATCTATATGTAAATATATTATAGTAGCAGTCTCCTCTAAAACAATCTAAATATAAAGTAGTTTCTCCCTATACAGTTTCCTTATTAAGTTCTTCCCAATTATATCTATCAGATATAGCATAGAAAGGTTCACTAGAATGCATTCTTGTTAAATACTACTAATCATCATCTATGTAAGAATCCTAATAAATATTATATAGTTCACCTATATCTAAGGTACTTCCAGAAATTGCCAAATAAGGAGAATATTTACCTCTTACAATATTAGTAGCATTATTAATAGAATCAAAATCTTCGTCTCCTGCACTATATGTTCCATTGTCTATTTGTGCATAATTAAATCTATAAGATTCTTCTCCTTTTCCTATTTCTAATTTAAAAATGGTTTTATCTAATGCAATAGTAGGAACATCCTCAGTTACAGTACATATTTTAACCTATTTATTTGTTGTATCTTCAAAACTAATTTGAGAATCTTTTTCTATATAAAAACGGTCCCCTATTGAAGAATCCCTATGTTCTAAATAAGCATTACTAGTAGCCTTTTGAAGTTTAAATTTACTTCCATTAAATATTTGATTGTAATAAGGCTAATTTAATAAGAAATCTGGACAAATTGCAGCATAAGAATTAGAACTAATACTTTCTGGACTTCCATATTTATAAATTCTTTTATCATAAGCATTTTCAACTAATAATCCCTCCTAAGTTACAAAAGATTCTGTTCTATAATCTTCCCCCTCTCTAACTTTAATAACAGGAGCTTGTAAAACAGTATCCATTGGAAGAATATAGCACTATGCTAACAAATTAGGAATTCTTTTTTGTCTAACAAAAAATAAACCTCTTATTCCAAGAGTAGTTAAATAATTACTAACTTCCTCTGGAATTTTAAACTAAACTTTTATAACAGAATTATTAGAATCATTAATAATTTTACAAACTCCTCTTGAGTTTAACTAATAATTTCCGCTATAGTCTTGCTAATTTATAATCCATCCTTCATCATCTATCTTAATATATTTTCTTAATCTCTTATTATCAAAAAGACTTCCAATATAATCAATACTATCTTGATTATTAGTATCATATCCTAAAGTATTATAAACACTAGAAAGAGTTCCATTATCATAAATAAATACTACTCCAAATCTATAATATTCTCCATTAAAATATCCTACATTGGAGTACATATTATAGGAACTATAATATCCATCTTTAGAGTAATTTTTATCCTATTTTACATTAGCATTATCTACTAATAAACACTTTGGAACTATTCTTAAAGCACAATCCTATAATTCTTTATAATTATCATAATTCTTTACAATATTTCCAAAGAATAACATATTTTTACATTGGGCTTGTGTCAATATACTTTTTGCATTAAACCTAGTAGCATTTAATATATTAGGATCTAAATCTTCAACTTCCTCATTACCAGTTATTTGAATTGTAATTCTATTAGAGTTAATTGCATATTTCTAATAAATCTTTTTACACTCATATACTCTATTCTACTAATAATCAGCAAAATATCTTACATAATATATTTTTAAGTAGTTGTAAGAAGAATCAAGATTTTTTAATTGAAGTTTAATTCCTTTATTACTTACTTGATTTTTAATTCCGCCATCCATTGAGAAAGGGTCTCCATCTACTCCAATAAATACTGGAATTAAACCAGATTCCCCAATAAAATCAGATTCATTATTATCCGCATCACAATAAGTAAAATAAAAACAATACTATCCTACTGGAAGAATTCCATTTATAAATCCTTTGTAATATATTTTAGGATTTGTTTTATACTAAAAATATAAAGAAGTATCCTTTTCAAATGAGTCTGATGAATAAATATTTGTATCATTTTCTCCAATTCTATCAACAATTTCATAAGTATTCTTTTCTCTAGTAGAAAATCTAGAATTTATTAATCTTGGAGTGTTTTTATCATCATTAATAATTAAATTTACTGAACCATCATATGATGGCTAAATTTCAATATCTAAAGGATGATTAATATCAAAATTTAATTGCTATGTATCTAAATTTATTAAAGAATCTTTGGTAATTGTACTATAGTTATAACCAGACTTTGGAGCAGTAATTTTAGAATAAGATAAAACATATTCTATATCAATTATATTTTTATCCTAATCCTTCCAACTGTTATTTTCTGGAATTAAAATTCTTCCATTTCTTTTATCAACAGCTTTACCTTCTGGTATTAAAAATCCATTATATTCTATTAAATTTTCATTAGTCTAATAATTAAAGAATGGATTATACTCAAAAGCCATATTACCCTTCTATTGCAAAGTATTTAAGTATGTATGTATTTGCATAATAATTAATTTTGTAATGCAGTATCAGCATCTACCCATCCAAAATTCATCGGATCTCCAGAGTTTTCCCAATTATATAGTTTATACCATCTAATAAAATAAAAATCAAATATATTTTTTGTGTCTAAATAAATACACCAAGCATCATTACCATCATCCAAATTTATTTGCTACATAGTATGTTTATCATTTATTTTATCATTATCATGTATATTCTAAAATAATAATATATTATTACTTTCTTCGTACATCCATGGATATTGAGTATAACGACCAGAAGACCGTTTTATTTTGTATGCTGCATAATGTGGATAAGACTTGTCACCAAAAGTAACTATAGTAGCCTCCTAATGAAATTTAATTACATTAATTCTTTCTTCCTATGAAGGATATACAATTGGATTAACATATGGATGAGGTCTTCCATCAGAAGCATGATATAATTCATTACTTGGCTTTAATTCTGGAAAATCATCTCCTTTTTCAGTTTTAAATTTCTTTGCTTTATATGATTTTACAAAACCTCCATCAAAAATGTTTCCCTAGAGTACTTTGGAAGTATTTAATTCAGGTTTTGAATAATATACATATAATGGGTCAAAATCATTTCCTTCAAAATCTTTATATTCTATCACACGAGTTCTATCATCTGGATTATATGCACTATTTGGATGTTCTAAAATACAATTTACTCTGAAATTTCTTAAATTATCATACTCATCCTATATTTTTTCATTTGAAATTATATTTGGTTCAGAAAAAGATAATTGCTAATTAATATTAGTACTATCATTATTTTCTACCTCAAATTTAAAATTATTGGAAGTATTTCTTTTTATTTGTGCTTCTAAATTGATATTTACTTCAGAAGTAATATCAAATTCATTTGTTTTGGAAGTTTTATTATAGTCTATTATTTTTGCTCCAAAACTTCCTGAATCTGAAGTATATGCAAAATAGTGAGGAATATGTTTACATATATATTTAAATCCCAATCTCCATCCAATATCTGATTCATTTCTAGAATTATCAAAAATATGTGCTTTACCTAATTCCTAGTTTTGATAATGATGAGAAGCATATATTGGAGTATATTCTTTTTCAGATATCTTTAACCAAAGTCTTTTAAAAGGCTCATTAAGACTATATCCTTCATAAACAGGTTCATAGCACATTGCCATATAATTTTCTGTATTAACATCCAATATTAATAAATTTTCTGATGAGTTTAGTAAAGCAGCATTAACAGAATCTTGAGGATAAGCATTAGTTGATCCAAATGTTTGTCTATCTGGATCATCCTCACCTAACCAAGAGACATCTTCATATTTTCCCTTTTTAATAACTATAGAAGGAATACTACCAACTATATCTACACTAACATATGGAGAAACAACTCCACTAAATTTTGTTTCATCAGAATTATAATAGCGGGTTCTTATATAATCCCAAAAGGAAGTAATTTTATAATTGTAAGGAATATTATCTTTTTCTATTAAGTCTCCTTTAATATAATTATTTGTTAAAACTGTAGTTTTAAAACTTAATTCATTAGTTTGTTCAATACGAGAATATTCCTCAGTAATATCAATTACATCTAAAGGTTCCTAATCCGCATATTTAGAAAAATCTATTAATCCTGTAGAATATTTATAACTACTTCCGTCTTCTTTATATATATTATTACCATTTAATGTTCTCTATATAGCAGAACTATTAGGAGTAAAATTAATACTTTCAATTGATAATAAATTATCAATTTCTTTTGGATACAATTCCTAATTATTTATTTTAATGTGTGGAGTTATAGAAGTATTTACTGTATAGGAGTCTTTTAAATTATATGTTCCTATTGTATCATTTCCAGTTCTATCATATATAATGTCTCCTTCTGATTCTGTATTAGTTTTAGATTTTCTTTGATTATAAGTACATTCAATTTGTGGAGTTAATATAAATTTCTTTATATCATAAAAACTTTTAATATAAGCATTTTTATCTGTTTCATAATTATATTCTCCATTTAAAAGATTTACTGAAGACTCTTTGCCAATATAATTTCCATTAAATATTGGAGTAGTGACATACATTCCATCCCAGGCATTTGGAACATCTATATCTTCTTCTAACTATCCCTATTTTTTAACAAATTTAATTCTATATAGTTCTCTTTCTTCTAAGTTATTTCCAAGATTACTTTGTATTTGAGAATGATTAAATATAACAGTATATGAGCCTGTTCCTGGTGGATTTCCTTCTAATTGAGGTAATTCCCAACTTTCAGTATTACTATAAATAATAGGATATACAGTATATTGAGAATTTTTCATAGGATAACTCTAAATAGAGACATTTAAAGTAGTAGTATTATTACTCTAATCATAATAATAACGATATCCTTTTAAATTTACTGTATCAGTTCCAAATAATGTAGAATCTAATGTTCCAGACTACTCTAAAGATTTCTAATATATAGGAAAATTAAAATTTTCTCCAAAATTTGAATTAAAATTTGTATTATATAATAAAGGAAATTTGATAGTATACTTAAAATTATTACTATCTCCAAGTGAAACCCCGTCTATTTCATAAGACAATGTTAACTAATATTTTTCCTGTTCTGGAAGATATATTGGATTTATAACAGATTCATTAGGACCACATAATTTTCCATTAAATTCTATTTTAAAAAATTCATTATTAATAGTATCAACACAATTATAAGTATATGTTACATCTATATAGATTTTACATTCTCCATTTTCTTTTTTATCTCCAATTATAGAATAAGAAACGTTATCTACATGATTGATAATTGCTCTTAAATATAAAGGAGAGGCCATTTTATATGAATAAGTATTAATATCCAAACAATTTCTAGCTTTTATTAAATCTGTTTCTCCATTATTAGAATCATTAACCTCAGAATTATTTATATAATAATTATAATGGGTTCCATTATTAACTAAATCCCATAATTTTAATTTATCAGTAATATCAATAAATTCATTCTATGAATTAAATAATCCTATCTAAAAAGTAAATAGATTATTTTTTAAATGTTGCTAAAAAGTACTTGGACAAATATAAGGTAATAAACCAGTAATTCCGTTAGAATAAATAGAAAATTTATCACCTGTATGTAAAGTAATGGTTTCTCCATTTTCATTAATACTTATAGGAATAGTAATATTATTTACCTTAATATTATATTTTCTATTATTATTATTACTATTATTATTATTACTATTATTATTATTACTATTATTATCAACTTCTAAAAAACTATTAAAATCTAAAAGTGAAGCTGAATTCTAAGTATTTATTTTTCTTTGAGGAGATGGAAAACTTCCAACCTATCCTCTACTAGTAAGAGGGTTATAAGCAGCAACATATATAACTCCTCCGTATTCTTTCATTCCAACAGGTTCATAACCTGCAGGAAGAAATGCATTATCTATTTTTCTATTTCCCATGTCATTTTGTAAAACAACTTCATTCCCATTCATTGTTACAAAAGTAGCATTTAAAGCATCAGAAAGGGTATCATTACCCTAAACCATGGGATGGGTATCCATCTAAAGTCCTTTATTAAACTAATTAACTGCTTGTTCCATTATTGTTGTATATATTTAAATTTATTTTCTGAAGTCATTACATCATGCATGTTCAAAGGATCTCGAATAATAATTAACTCAGCATTTTGAGTTTTTATTTCGTCATAATATTTATTCATCCATCCTGTCCTTTCTTCTTTTAGTCTAAAAATATATGGAGCAGAAGGATATTTTATTTTAACTTCCTCTAATAATTTATAGAGAAATACATTTTTAAATATTTTATATTTACGATTTTTCTAAGATAAATAATCAATGTACTAATTTTCAGACCGGGTAAAGTAATAGTATCCATCCCATTGAGATTTAGTTCTCTAAAACATATAAGCAATTCTTCTAGAAAGTTTATAGCAATAATTTTTAAAAGTAGCTAAACCACTAGAAGGAATTTTCCCTATAAACATAAATTCTTTATTAGTCAACATTGATACATCATTTCCAGCTCTTACATACTAAAGTATCATTTTCCAGCCATAAACTAAAATTCTTTTTACATCTTCTCTGGAAAGTTCTGGAAATTTTTCATGAACAGAATCAACATAATCATTAACTTTGGTTATTTTCATTTAACAATAAACTCTTCCTTCATTAGTATATTTAACAAGTTTATCTCTTAAATATTTATTTACATAAATAGGATATTTTTTATTATATAAAAAATTATCGGATTTTCCATGAATATATAGGTACATCTAATATCCAGTAAATAAAGACTCTAAGAAATCTACATTCTTAAATTTTCCGTTCTCTCGTACTTTTTCAAATTCTGAACCTGTAATGGCCTCCATATGAATTTCTCCTCCCTAATAACCTACTCCTTGTATCTTGAATGTAACATTATTTTCTATTACATCATTAAGAATTTGCTAAACCCCCTCTCTAAAAACTTGTTTGATTTTCTATCTTCTAAGTTGTTTTGTGTTGAATTTTTTTATTAGAGATTTGCATTTTTCATATGGAAACCTTACAAATATATCATTTAAATTACAGGCCCACCCAATAGCAAAGTGTTTCATATTATCTTAAAGGTTTATACCCAAAACCAAAACGTTTTCTATCCCAAGAAGCACCTACTTCTAAAATAGAATTCATATCATTTTGAGATAATTTTTTAACTCTAGCCTAATCACATTGCTTTTGCCATTTTCCTTCTAACATTTGAGACATTTTGATAATATCTCCATTGTTAGTTTTTAATCCTTCTTTAAATTTAGTAACATATGCAATGTATGTTGCAATGGCAGAAGCTTCTTTATCTGTTAATTCTGGAAGTCCTTCTTCATCAGCAATAATACCTTTATAAAGAATATTTACTCTTCCATAATTATGAGTGAAATATAATTTATCTTGAACCTATTCATATTTTAAAACTTTTCCTGGAAGATAGTATGGTCCTTGATACTATTTAGCAGATTCTATATATTGTTCAGCAAAAGAAGTACTCTAATCACCATAATCAGTTAAATTAGTATTTTGATTCCATTCTTCATAAGAAGTTGTTACAAGTTCCACACAACTATCTCCATTTAAATCTAAAGCATTACAAGGAAGAGTTACTGAATTATCTTCAGGATCTATAACAGTAGAATATTTATAAAGTTTTCTTGTTTTATTTCCAATAAGATCCCAAGCTATAAGTCCTAATTCTTCCAAGTCTGCATCTTCCATTTGAATTCCGTACATCTAATCTAAAAGTACGGCAGTATAGTGAAAATTATTCATCCGGCAGCATATTTCTAATCATTAGGAAGGATAGGAGCAGCATATTGTCTATAATATTTTAATTTCTATTGAGTAAGTCTATCCTTAATAACTATATCTAAAAAATTTAAATTATTATCCATCTAAGTTATTTTATCAGAGGAAAAATCATTATTATCACAACCACATTGAAATTCTTCTAACTATCTAGGGTCTTTAAATACTGCTATAACTGAGACCTATTTAATAAGAGGGGCTCCAAAAATATAACAATCTAAAAGTCCTTCATTATTAGGGGTTACATCAATAAATACCCAAGGTTTATTTTTTCCTCTTTTACGATATTTCTAAAATGTTTGGATTTTATCTATATTCTAAGTATATACTAAAAATGAATGTTGTTTATCAGAAGATCCTATATATTTAATAGAATTAGCTAATCCAAAATCTAATAAAACTTGTGGAATTTGAAAATGTGCTATAGGATTTCCACAAGCGCCTCCTCTACATTTACATTTATCTAAAGTTTCACAATCTACAGGAATACAATTTATAGCGGCAACTAAGTCATCTATAGGAAGAATTCCTTTTAACATATATTCTTTAATAACAGCTAGCCTCATTTGAACAATTTCTTCCTGTAATTGTTCCTTAGACATAGACATATTCTAATGGTATCCTCTTAAACCAGATACTACATCATTAAATACTGCATCGGCTAGTCGTTCAACTGATGTCCAAGCCATATAAAAAAAAATAAGCTAGACTAGACCATAAAGGTCCGGTCTAGCTCTATTATTAGATAATTAAAATCAAGCAACTAAAGATTTATTTGTTCCAAATGGGTTAACTAACTTAGTATCAGCTGTAGTAGCAATAGCTGAACCCTTTAATGCGTTAAGTTTTGTATAAACTGTATATGCAGGAGTTCCACTTTGAGTGTGCTTACCAGCTACATAAAGAACATGAGTAGTTACAGAAGTAGCTCTGTCTCCAACAACTGTTCCAGCAATGCCATCTCTATCAACACACATAGTGATGATAAATTGTGTATAAGTTTGTCCAACAATTGGAAGTTCATCAGCTTGTTTAGATGGAGACCAGAATCCAGTATTTGCAGCAGTTGGAAGTCTTAAGTTATGGATAATCCAGTTATAATCTCCAAATGCTTCTAAGCCTGGAAGAATTGCAATTTGATCTGCACCTAATTCTTGTTCTTCACCTGCTTCATTGATGAAATATTGTTTGCCATCACTATCCTTGGTTTTAACTGCTCCATCAACAATCTTATAAATAACAGGTACGCCAACTTTAATATCAACAAAGTCTCCTTGATCTGAACAGCAATCAATAGTATAAGCTTTTGGATCATAACTTTGAAGAGCTGCTTTCTTAATTAATTGATAACCATTTACACAAGTAAATGTAACTGTTCCTACTGCAGGATCTGGATCATTAGCAGGAGTAGCTGTATAAGATACATCTAAAATCTTATCTTTTTCTCCAGTTTGGAATAAGATATATTTATCAGCAATAGCTTTAACTTTCTTAGCAACTGCATCAGCAGTATCTGTAGATTTTACTGGAAATTCTACATAGAAAGGTTTTCCTTTATAAACTAAAGCATTAGAATAGAAAGAATCTTGGCTTCCCATTGAAAGTCCTAAATAAAGAACAATACGAGCAGTTGTTTCTCCTGTTTGAGGAATAACATCAGCCATATCAAAAGTTATAGCAGCTAGTTGTTCTGCTGTAGGAGCTTTAATCTAAATAGAGGTAATATTAGCAGCATCAAATCTTGTATTACCAATTCTTAAAGAAGGAGTTTTGCTGTTACCGCTATTATCTATTAAATTCTTGTGTGCACCAGAAGTGCTAATTTGGTTATAAACGGTTTGTGTTGTAAAACTAAACATATTATATAAATTTAATTAAATTATGCAGTTTGTCCTGCTGCTTCAGGAGCCTATTGTTGAGCTGGGTTTGCAATAGACTGACTAACTACTGGGTGTGTTTGAAGTCTCTAATCAGAGATATTTTCCATAATTAAGTGTACCAACTCATTTATAATCTCTTGACAAACATAATCAGGATATTCTAATAATTGTGATTCGTCCTATGTTTTGTCAATTTCTTCTTGTGTAAGACGTATGTGTTGAGGAGCTTTAATGTAGTCAACATAAACATCAGTTAATTCAAATACAGTATTATCAGTACCATATCTAATTTCCATGCGAACCTAACTTACGTTTCCATAACGAATAGCTGCTCCACGTTCTACATTACTTACTTCAGAACCTCCTATAGAAATACTTTTTGGTAATCCACTACCTTGAACGATATCAATTCCATTACCATCAGTACCATATCCTGTTACATTTGTAGCAGAATCTGTTCCTTTTTTACCTCCGTTTCCTTCGGTAATTAAAGTAGAAACAATTTTTATTTCATCGTCTCCAGTATAATCATTTGGATGATTATAAGTAACTGCTACTATTCTTCCATCTGAATAAGTAGTTGTTTTTGTAAGTTTATTATCACTCCAAACATTACTTACTACAGATCCAGAAACTGGATTTGTTGGAACTTCATTAGAAGTATTTACATTATGAATATAATAATAAGGTTTTTTATAAGTAGGTTTATTCCAGAAATTATCCAAAACCTAAGAGTACATATCAGCAGTTAAACGTTTTGCAGGAGCTCTCCAAGTATCTCCTGCATTATAGCATTTATAAGTTTTATTTACTTTATAAATACAAATGCAATTTAAAATATGAAGATAATCAGACGGCATAACTACTTCATAGGTTGCCATATTACTATCTCCTGCCATAGTTAATCCTGCATATTCATTTACTTGCTTAGGTTTAAGTAAAGCAGTAGCTTTAAGCACTCTTAAATCATCTGTTGTTTGTTGACTAATATCGTAAATATTATATCTCTTATTGACATAATTATTTACAGCTTTATTTGCAAAATAATTAAAATCTTCTAATAAAACATTAGGAGCGTTTTCTTTATTAAGCTCAATTAATACGCCTTCATAAAGCTAGCGTGCTGTCATTGTATAGCTTTAAAAAATTTTATAAAATTATTCTTTGTCCTTATCTTTGTCTACTAAATTAGGATATGTATCCTATTTAATAAGTTTTAAGATGCCCGCATTTTTGGGATCTTTTAGGAATAATATGGCAGCTTCATCTGTAGCTCCGAGAATAGTATCGTCTCCATAAATATAGAGTTTATTTTTTCTCATAATAATATGTTTATCTCTAGCTTCAATGAATAGTAGTCTAACTGCGGTATCACCTCCTGTATATAGTGAAATAATCTTATCTGGGTCTTGTTCAGCAACTTGTAATAGATAATCTGTTACATCAGCATCTGGCATATTATCCATACGATGTCCTAATAATTTGGCTCTGAGAACTCTTCCTTCATAGCCTCTTTCATCATTGTAAATAAATGTTTCTGCATCATGCTTAAGTTTCTTACGAGAAACTCTTCTATTAGCTTCTACACCAGGTCTTACAACATAAAGTTCTGCTATACCATAGCGTCTAGTTTCTTTATTATAAAGTTCCTTTACACCATAAGGTCTCATATCTCCATTAATTAGGGAATTTCCCTGATTATCTTTTGAATAATAATCTGGAGCAATAAAAGGATTATGTTTAATAGCCTCCCATTTAAATCTATCACCTACATTATCTAAATCAAAAGTCATACCATCTACAACATTAATTACTGCATCTTCTCTAATGAAGTACTCTCTATTAGGATCATTAAGTTCTTTTTCAGAGAGAATCATGTTGCCATTAGAATCTACTCTTTTTACACAATCAGGCCAATTACCTGTTTTAGGATCTCTACAAGGTTGCATTTTAATAACAATTCCAACCTTTCCCCTTACACTTTTAAGTACTATCTTATTAGATAAATCAATTTCCTATTTAGTTTCTTTTGCCATATTATTTCATTAACATATTAATATTTTATATATTGATAAGGGTCCCGAATATTTTTCGGGAAACCTTATCAACAATATCTAAAAACTTTAAATCTGAAGTTTATTAAAATCAGATTTCTCTAAGCACATACGACTTATAAGGATTAAATAAAGCTAATGAGCTATAACCCCACATAATACGTTTTGCACCTGCAACAGGAGTAGAAACTTCACCAGATTCTAAACCTGTTAATCCACCAACACCCTTGATGAATGATTGCATCATATCACCACCTTTAAGAGTAAACAAGCCAATAGGTGGTTGTGAACTTGTTTTATCGCCAGTTAAATCAATAGCGATAGCATAACCTTTCTCCATACCAAATTCTCTAGAGAATGTTCTATCTACCTTGAAAGTAATTTCATTACCCATCCAACGATATGTATCAAATCCTTTAGCACCAACTTCAACATAACCATTAGCCTTCATAGACCATAAGTATGTACCATCAGTATGATATTGTGCTAAGTATGTATCCAATACATCACCAAGTTGATAGTAGAATGCTTCGTTACAGATAAACATATCACTTTGTTAATCTTATAGTTTCCCATAAGGTCAGACTATATCTTTATCTTTTAATGGACTTATATTACCTTTGTTACCATAAAAATATCTCCATCTAAATCCTCCACATCTTTTTTGTTTTCCCGCAATTGCTTGATGTATTCCAGAAACAGAACCTATATTATTCGATCTTGCTGCTTCTGCTAAAGAATTATATACTTCTAAAAATTCTCCTTTATCATTATATTTAGCAACAGCTTTTCCTATTGTTTCTTTATATTCAAAAATATGTTTATAGGACCAATAATAACCGTACGCTTTATTTACTTTTCCATTACAATTATTATTTATAGCTACTCTAGCAGAATTATAATTTTCAAATTGTTGAGCAGCTAATGAAGCAGATTTCCAAACTTTTATTAAATTTCCTTGTAAATCAAATTGGTATACTGTCTTTTCTTTTGTCTGTACTGGAGGAATATCTGATTCATCTCCATTATAGTACTTCCATTGAAAATTTCCACTATATTTTGATTTTCCAATTAAATTTTGACTAATATTAGGAATATTTAAGGCTTCTGTAGCTTCTTTTATAGAAGACCAAGTTCTTATAAATTTTCCTTCAATAGTATACTGAGCAATTTCTTTTCTAAGAGACTCTGACATATTTATTATTCCACCTTTAACTAAATTATAGGTATCTTTTCTTTTAATAAATTCTTCATTTACTATTTCTTCTTCTTTTTTATATGCCATTATTTTTCCTTCTTCTGTATCTGGAAAAATAAATAAAGTTTCTCTTATAAAATTTTTATAACCATATTTTTGTACAGCTTTTGGAAATCCTTTAATTACTTTATTTTTAGAATCTTTATGAGTAACTCCACATCCTATATATCCGTCAAATATATCAGGATTTGTCCTATGTACTCCTACATAGATTTTGCCATTAATTTTATTTGTCGTTTTATAAACAATATAATTCATAAGATATTAAACATTTAGTCGTTGAACATTCCTCCCTTTAGGAGGCCTTTGCTGCTGATTCCCTAATCCTTTAAATTTTTAAACTTTCACATTTAACATTACTGTTTATTGTTGTAGTTTTAAAGGCTCTAAAGGGTTCCAGCAATTTGAATAATTTATTTTTACAGCCTTTTCAAGCTGCCCAAGCCTATGTTTTGTTTGACTTGTTACCAGTAGCATTACGTGCTTTTTCATTAAGAGTTTGAATAGCAGTTCTTAATACATTGATAGTAAGTTTGTTATAAGCATATTTACTAGCAAATGCTTCAACTTGTGGGATTAAACCATCAGAAATATAGATAGGTCTATTGGTTTGTGGATCTACGATAGTAGCTTTTCCGTTTTCATCAACGTTACCTTTAGAGAATAATAAAGCATTATTACGTCCTTCCAAGAAAGTATTAAGTAAGTTCTTTTGAACAGTATCCATCTTATAGATAGTTTCTGTCATAGAACCTTGATCTTTACCTTCAGCAACTTTAATGAATACATTTTCTAAAGCAGCATATCTTTCAGAATAGTCAGCATCGAAACGGTGAGTTTGTATATAACCACGCAATTAATTTTATTAGACTATATTATTAATTAATATGAAATTTAAATACACATCCGGCAGTTGTATTGGCTAAACCTCTTAATACTCTATTTACTGAGGCTAGTTTTGCATTATGATTTTTAGCAGCTTCAGCAACGGAGTTATAAGTTCCTAATAAATTTCCTGTTTTATCAAATACATCTACTTTCTTTTTTAAACAACGTTGTTCAGCGGGAGAAATTTTATCAAATTTTTCTAACTTAATTTGATATTCTTTGTATAATCCATTTCTTCTATTTATTATATCAGAAACAGAACTAAAAGACTTTACTCCCATAAATTCTTGTAATGCCTTACAATTTTCAAATTCTTGTAAATATTCTCCTTGTAAAGAATATAAATAAAATTTTTTCCCTCTTAGAGATAATCTAGGTTTTGGTTTAAATTCATCTATTAAATTAAAAGAATAATAATAACTTTTATCAACCAAACTTTCTCCTTGAATAGCTGTAATTAAAGATGAAGCTTTTTTATTTTCTAATTCTGCACATTGCGTTAAAGAATCAAATTCAGCAATAAGTTTTCCTCCTTTTGTATATTTATATACAGGTTTTTTAGGAGTTCCTTTGGAATATTCTTCTCTATTAATTGAATTATTTCTTGACCAAAAATATTCAAATAGTTTTTCTTTATATAAAGTAGCATTTTTAAATGATTTAATTGGGCAATTAAAAAATTCTGCTGCTTCTATAAGAGTATTCCATTTTTTAACAAGATTTCCGTTATCATCAAATTGATAAATAGGTTCAGTAGGTCTTTCTGCTCCACCACCTAAAATTAAATTATAATTGGAGTCTTGTTTAATAAAAGTTTCATCTACAATTTCCTTTTCTTTATTATAAGCATCTTCCGCTTTATCAAAAACATATAAAGTAATTCTTTTAAAGTTTTTAATTCCATACTTTTTAACTGCTGCTTGAAAAGCTGTTTTAGGATTCATATAAGTACTAGGCATTGTTATTTTAACCCCACATCCTATATATCCATCAAATTTGTTTGGATCTTCAGTCTGATGAACTCCTATATATGTTTTATTATTTACAAGATTTGTTGTACAATATACAATATATTTCATTTTAAATTTCATTTAATTATTTCCTCTTTCGGATTTAAAATCCTACCTATATTGATCTTTAGTCGTTGAACTTTCTATAATCTGTCGTAAATTACGCTCCTTGTATTATAGCTTAGCTGCTGATTGTCCTTAATTGAGGAGGTTCCAGCAATTTAAGAAATTTTAAAAGCACCGTATAATTGTTATATAATGCTTTTCAATATTACTCTACCACTTAGTATACAATTATTATAATGTTTTCAATAAGTTTCCTTATTGTTTAGACTATATCTTAATTCAAATTATTATGAATTTACCCTATTTCGGAATATTCCTACTTACTTTAGTATTTAGTCGTTGAACATTTCTAAGCGTTTCTTCTTTGAAGTTTAACGTAATCTTAGACTTTGCTGCTGATTCCCTTATTTAATTAATAAACTTAGAGTTCCAGCAATTAAGAGTATTTTTTTAATTATTCATTTAATAAAATATTAAACGGAAGAAGGCATCTAATGTGGTATTTAAAATTCCTTCTTCGTGCATCTCAGGCATGTTAGCTGTAATCCAACGAGTCTTATCCCCAGGTTGGCAAGCACTAACATCAAGAATTGTATCATAGTTGTTATCAACTAATCTTACAACACATTCCCAATAGTTATCACCTTTACGAGTAGGACGAGCTACTACCATACACTATTGACCTGAATTTTCAATCTTGAAGATATCATACTTTTCGTAGTATCTTTCTCTAAATGCCATAATAATTTCTGTACCACCTGCACCATCACCTTCTGGAACAGCTGCAAATTCAATACGTTTGATATAATTAGTTTCAATATCATAATCATATTGGAAAGCATTTAAAGATTGATATTTATTTCCACTACCTTTTGTATCAGTGTAGAATACATTCTTTAAAGATTCAGTTAAGAAAGAAGCAGTTAAATCAGTGTACATTCTTGAAACAATTCCAAGACGTTGTGGTTTAACTCCAAGGTACTTATAAAAGTCCTCATAAGTTCTAGTATCCATTCTTTCTTACCTTACGGCTCTTTATCCGCAAACTAATGTTTTATCATCACATTAGATGAGACTATATCATCATCTGCTAGTAAGATGTTCAGTTTTCGTGGAATCTTTTATTAAGTCTATTTATAGATTCTAGTCGTTGAACCTTTTAATTAAGTATTTCGACTTCTTAATTAACTTGGCTGCTGATTATCCAAAAATATCTACTATGAAGGACTTCCAGCAATTTACTGAATTTTATATGGGCAATAACTAGAATTTTTACCCATAGTAGGGATATTCGAAACAAAACTAGCAATTTTCATAATTTTTCAATATCCATTATTCATCATCATCGTCAAAATCATATATACTCTTGTATGAACGATGTTGATTATTGTTTTTCTTTGAATTATCTATTACAACTGTAGGTCTAGTTTGTACTCCTTTCTTTCCATCTTCCAAACCTTTTTTATACTGATTTTCGGATACCAGTTTTATCTATTGTGTAAAATAATCGGAAATAGTATTAAAAGCCTCCTCACCATTAAGAATAAACCAAGCAGCTTTTGTCAAAGTTTCTGGATCTTGTAAAGCTTCAAATAAATAGTTTTTTCCAGCCTAATCTCTCGATAACATAAACTCAGCAAGTTCTTCTTTATCAGCATCTTCAAAATTTAAATCAAAGTTACCAACTGAAGTAAAACTATTAATAGCATCAACTACTTGGGCTTGATAATTTTCAAAAGCCTATTGTTGTTCCTATTCTCTTTCGGCTTCTTCCTACTGAGTTTTAAAATCTTCTCTTTCTTTATACTCTTTACGAATTCCTTCTATTTGTTTCTTGAAAAATTCTTCGTTTTGTTTAACAGTGTTTAAAGCCTGTGCAGCTTCTTCATCAGTAAGCTCTCCTACTCTTGATTCTAAATCTAGGAGATATACTTCATCATCAGAAAGTTCATCAATTTTATACTATGGAGTAACTTCTACTTGTTCTCCAGCAATTGACTAAAGATATTCTGTTGGAGTCATATTACTCTATCTAATTTGTGTTAATAAAGTAATTTCATCCTCTGTTAAACCATTATTATCTTCTACTTCTTCTGTTTCTAAAGGCATATTTAAGATATTAATTTTTTCTTCATTTGATAATTCATCCCACTTTCGTGTAGTAATATTTCCATCATCATCCTAAAAATTAATATTATTTAAATCATCTATACCTCTAGTTTTTAAAAAATCTGACATAAAATCACCTTCTGGTTCCTACTTAGGAGGTTCATTCATAGGTGGTTCTTGAACTGTTGGCTATTGACCTGGTTCAAGGATGTCGTCATCATCTAAATCATCAATTCCTATTGCCATATTATTTATAATTTAATTAAAAATTGAAAACAATAAATTTTCATACTACAAATATATATTACTCATTTATTGTTTTCAAAATTTTTTTTATCAGTTGTTATTTTAGTTCTATTCCTCCTATTTTTTCTCCCAACGTGAAAGCATCCAAATAGCATTAAATTTAAGAACAAAATTTAATTCTTCATCTTTATTATTAGTGGTATAAGCTGAAGAGTTTTTAAGAATTCCTTCAATTGCTGTAAACTCTACCCACTCATAATCATTTATATTAAACTCATTATTAACATTACAAGACATATATATATAATCATTGTCTGCAGATTCTCCTCCTGATCGAGGACTCCATATTCCACTAGCCATATACTGTTCTTCTTGAATAATATTGTTTAAAGGTATAAACGGAACTCCTTCATTATCTTCAGAATAATATTTTCCTCCGTCCATAAATTCTTTATCAGTCAAAACAATAATTTTATTATTATTAACATCATAATAATAATAATCCTACATTATATTAATGTTACCAGATATATAATTTATAGTATTATTAGTAATAATAATACGTTGTCCAATGAAATAATGTGCGGGAGGTAAATGAATAGTTATTTTTTGATTTTGATTGTTACTTCCATTACCTACAATAAACAAATGATCACAAGTTAAAGATAAATCCAACGGATAATAATATTCATTATCAGTGTTTTCATTATTCCACTAATACATATAATATTCTAAAATATTTTGTTGATTACCATATCCTCTATGCAATGTTTTAACTTTATGAGACATAACTCCATTTTTCACATGTATGTCATTCATTGTTACTTTTCCATTAATATCAATATATACTTTACCTCCAGCCATCCATTCTTCACCTGTAAGGGCATTAATAATTTTTGCAGGCATAAATTTAATAGGATGGTTGGAATCTAAATTAGAAGCTGTGGGATCAGTAGGATCAAAATATCCATAAGGGACTTTTTCATCGGAACCACTAACATACTAAGTACTATAATTAGTTTTATTTACAATTATTGAAGTATCATTATATCTACGAAGTTCTCCATATTGAGAAAAGAAATAATTTCCATAAACTACAAATGAACCTAATTTTGCAAAATCAGCAAATAAAGCTTTTGTTAATGTAACTTCATATTCAGTAGCAGCTGCCCAAACAGTTTGATCTTCATCTGTAGGAGCAATATTAGAATCATTTACTTTATTAGTATCAGCATCCAAATAATAATAAGTGTTATCACTACCTAAAACTAATGGAACTGTAGTATCTGTTCTATCATATTTTTTATTAGTATAAATTCCCATAGGAATTAACATTCTCTAATATTCTCTTACTATAGGTAAATTTAGAACTGCTACTATATTATGATTCCCATCTAATACTTCAAATTTAACTCCATCTCCGATTATTGTATTTCCATTTGATATATATGTAGCCATATCAGATGAATTTTTATATCCTAAACCATCATTTATAGGATATATTATTTCATTTATTGTTCTCTATAAAGAATAATCAGAAGGAAGAACACTAAGTTGACTAAATGTAGTTCCTTCATATTTAAATAATTGTATATCAAAAGTTGATGGATTCCAGGTAGCTACTCTTGCATGATTTCTTCCATATCTAATTTCACTAACAGTAGCTACTAACTAATATACTGTAGTAACAGTAGTAGTTCCAGAACCAGATCCGGAAGGACCTTTTGGTCCTGATATTTTATAAGGAGTTTGCCAGCTTCCATAAACCTCTTCATTACTACTATTATAAGATATAAGTCTGTGAGTTGACCAAATATATTCTGAAGAGGATGATGGGTTAGTAGCTGTTTCACTCCATCCAGAAGCAGAAGGTATTGAAGAATTAGAAGTTTCTAATTCTCGATAATTAGCGGAATTACTTAAATCTAAAGATGTTGTTTTAAATATAAACTAAGTATATGAGCCTTTCCTTCCTTCTGGTCCTTGAGAACCAGGTGGTACATATTGTGCCCATAATTTAGGAGAAGAAAAAGGATGCCAAGTAGCTTTTGTCTCTCCATCATCAACATATTTTTTTCTAGTACATACATATATAAATTTATTAACTGCATCATCAACACCTATTGCATCATCTTCCCAATTGTTATTAGGTCCTAAATAATCATCTTCCTAAAAATCATCATAATGATTATCAATCCAATTTGGAGGATAAGTATCATCATTTGGCCAAGATGTTTGTTCTGTACTAAATCCTTTAAATATGTATTCAAATCCATCCCCATCTAAACCATTAAATCCATAATTAGAAATCATTACAGGACCAAAATAATATTCCCACTCATCATTTGAATCTTTTTTAAATCCTGCCATCCATTCATGGGGAAGGTCTTCATCAATTCCATAAGGATGATCAGTCCATGCTCCATTAATGTCATTTGGGGAAGCTTGTGGCATATTATTAATAGTAGTTTCTACCTATCCTATAATTTTTATTCCATTATTTGGGCTCTATTCTACATAATTTATAATTCTTTTTTGTAATAATTCATTAGAAGGAAAAAATGATTCTGCATCATCGCCTCTTTTTGTTCTACAATATACATAATTAATAGTGTCTGAATCTACTCCAGTCGTAGAAGTAGTATTTGATCCCAACTAAACAGGGACAGACCATATGTATCCATCACTTCCATATAACCAATCGTCACCTCTTTTTCTAGCAGAAGTCATAAATAATAATTCATTTCCCTATAAAGAAACATTAGAGCCAATAAAAAATCCGGCTGGAGGATAAGTAGTTTGATTTCTATTATTATTAAATTTGCTAAGAGCATCAGTTGCATCAACTGCACCTACAAAAGCATTTAAAGAAGAAATTCCTTCTATACCATCTTTTCCATCTTTTCCATCAGCTCCGTCTCGACCATTCTTTCCCTAAATACCATTTTCTATTGCGGGTTTAATATTATTATTTATATATTCGACAATCTAGTTTATATAAGAAACTATCTAATTTAATTCTTCATTGGTAAGAATAGCTCCATCTTGAAACTATTTTACTAAAGTATTTAACGCATCCATAACATTATTCTTTTAAAAATTTATCTAAATCAGATTTATACCAAGAAAGTTCTTTAAACCCAGCTCTTTTGTGCCCTTTTGGAATACGTTCTTCCCTAATATAGTTATCAAAAGTAGCTCTAGAAACTCCAATATAGTCAGCAGATTCTATTTTACTTAATTCCTTGGAAGTAATCTATTGTATAAATTCAATAGCTTTTAACTAATCTACTTCTGAAATATTAGAGTTTTTAGAGTCTATATCATCTATTAATTGTTGTAATAATTCTCTTAGAAGTCCTAACATAATTATAATCTTACTTTAACAGCTCTAATACCAAACCCAAAATGTTTTGATTCAGAATGAATATATCCTAATTGAGTTTCTGAAAGTCCTGAGTGAAAACATACTGCTTTAGTATCATCTATTTCATCATCTACACTTGTCCAATAGGAAGTATAGAATTTAGGAGAATCTAAAAGTGTTCCAAGACCATATCCATTATTTGGAAAAAATAATGTATTTCCATTAATATTAGAGGTAAATAATTTTCCTGGAACTCCATCTATTGTTGTATTTTCTATAGTACAATTATCTATTAATTCTTGAAATTGTACATCAGTAGGAATTCTCCAGTCATCTCCTAGAATCTAGGATGCAATATCTTTTTCTAATGGAATTGATCCAGATATTTGATGTCCATTTGTAGAGGAATATGAATTAGCAGTAAAACTATAATTATCTATAGATCCAGAATATTCTCCTTCTACATATGTAGCAGTATGTCCATCTGTATTTCCCCAAGAGAAATACAATCCACGTTCTGTTAAACTATTAGCTCCAAGATTTGTATTATACCATAGGGTACCTGATGGAAGTCCTAAATTTACATATAAATTTGACTAATTAGGTTCAGCATTTGTTGTAGCATAAACACATCTTCCATAATGTTGTATAAAGCTCATTTTAACTTAAATTTAATATAATAATAGGAATATCCTAACAACAATAACCCTATTATTATAATATGTATTGTTGTTAAAGTAAAATCATCTACTGGTATTGTATAATATTCATCTGTAACTACCATTAATTCATTCAATGCAATATAATATAATGGTAATCTATGAACATAACAATATCTAAATACTAAAGAATTTAAATAAAAATATATCCAAGATACAGCGGAAACATGCACCAAATGTCCTAATTGAATTACGTCAATTCCGAATAAGCCAAGTATAGTATAAATAACATACACTAAAGCTGTAAAATGTGGAATATATTTTGTGATTATAAGATAACTCTTATATTTAAGACTTCTTTCCAATTTTACCTCCTTTAGTATAGGGTTTTCCTTTACTAACTCCTGGCTTTCTAATCATAGGTTTAACTCTTGCCATAACTATTTTATTTTTAAATTAATCATTAAATTATATTCTTATTTAGTATAAAATCAAAAAAAAGTAGACTCTTATCTAGAGCCTACTTTCCTTTCTAAATTTTTAACAAAAATATAAGAACGCATATTTAAATCGCCATTTAAATAAGCTAATTGTTCTTCATTTTCAATATCTAATCCTTTAGATATATGGCAAATTAAATGATAATATTCGTGTGCAATAGTATTTATTAATTGAGAAAATGAACTTGTCTTATTAATTACTATAACAGAACTTTTTAATACAATATTTGAATACGTTAAGCCAATGTTTAAATTACAAGTTTCTAAATTATTAATAGCTTCTTTTATAAATTTATTAGGACATTTTATTTCCTTTAAAGTTTCAATTATAAAATCAATATCATCACAAGAGCATTCATATAGTATTTGAACATCCCAATCTAAAATATTAAAATTATCTTTAATCATAACATTTCTTCCCACTCAATTGGGATTCCACAGGTTACCATATCAGCATACCATCTATTAAATACTATTCCATCATAACCATCTTTATCATCTATAACATCTTTTACATACATGGCAAGATGTTTTTCATCTATTATACTACTTCCCATAAAATCATTATTTCCCATATTAAGAACATATACATAATCTTGTAATTGATTATTTTCTAATTTTACTCCAGCATTCTATAATATTTCATCACATTTTTCTTTAGTAATGATTGGTTTTCCATGTTTCATTTTAGAAACAGCAAAATTACAAAGTTTTTTATTAAAGTGTTGTCCATAATATTTTAAATAATTAATCATAGAAAGAGGTCTATCATCATAGATGTCAAGAGACTTTCTTATCATAATTAATAACGTCTACGGCCACGACGCATACCATAGCGAGAACCGTACATATCGTCATCGTCATCATAATACTTGTGACCTCTTTCACCATATTCAGAATCTCCAGCTAAATCTTCAAACATTGCTGCAAGACATTCAGAATGCTTACCTATTTCAGAAATAGCTTTCATTGCTTTTCCAAACTTATCATCAGTAAATTCTAATACAATCATTTCTATATCAAATTAAATATTTTATCCAATTTAGATTCAAAACCATCAAACCTAGTTTCTAAGTTAGAAAGTCTCTAATCTCTTTCTTTATCTATTGCAAATTGTGGATTAAGTTGTTTAAGAATTTCTTCACAATCTTCTACGTTTTGTCTATAATTATCAATATTATTTAATATCTATTTACTATTAGAAAGAATACTTTCTACTTCATTTTGTATTCCTTGTTTAGTTTCACTTATAACAATTTTTCCACTATTATATGAAACTATACTATTAATACTAGGAATAGAACTAAATTCCTAAACTTCTCCATCAATTTTAACTTTTATATCAACTGTATTCTAAGGACCTAAATTATAAGGATTAGTCTTAGGGTAACTTACTCCAACAATTTCTCCAATGTTATACTTTGGAGAGGAAGTCTTATCCAATATATAGATAGGACTTCCTTGTGATAGTGCTGAAAACATATTAAATAACAGTACGTGACATTAAATTAAGCACACCTCTTTTTCTGTCATTAAATACTAATATAGTATTAACATTTAATAATTCTGCAGCAGTTACATTGGTCCCATTAGGAAGTGTTAAATTCCTAGTAGTACCATTCATAGTAAGAGTAACAGGGAGAGTTGTAGTAGCATCTGCTGGAATTACATCAGAAATAACTATAGTTAAATATCCTACAGGCTATATTCTACGAAATCCCAATGCTATATCAACAGTTTCAGTTCCTACGGTAGTATTAGTAGTTAATATATACGGAACACCACCAGCATTGGTTCCCAAAATTTGAAAACAACAATTTTCCATATCCAAAAATTCCGTTTAATTAAAATATAATACCACCACCGAAGCCATTGCCCCAACTTCCGTAACCAGAATAGTTAGGACCTACATATGGAGTAGCATTAGCTGCTACGATATTAGGCCATTGTACAGGAACAGTATTAGGCTATCTAGCAGCAATAGCATCAATCTTATCATCTAAAGCATTTATAGCTCTATTAAATACAAGAGTTTGATTATCATTGCTGATTTGATTTCTTAACTGAGTAATAATATCTCCTTGAGTATTAATTTTGTTTTGTAATTCTCTTTCTTTAAGATCACAAAATTCCTTAGTAATAAGAGTACTTTGTCCAGCAATAGCATTAAGAATACTATTTGTATTATTATCAGCTTGTCTAGTAAGAGTATTAGTCTATTGACAAACAGCAAGTTGATCAGCACTTTCAATATTAGCCATCTATAACTAAGTTGCAGCATGATTTTGTGCACTCTATAACTATTGATTAGCATAATTTTGAGAAGCCAATAAAGTAGATTCAGCATGATTAGCAGCAGCTTGAGCTTGAATTGCATTAGTTTGATTAGCAATAGCTAATCTATTTTCACAGCAACAATTACATAATTGTTGACTTAATGAAGCATTTCCAGCTTGTATACTGTTAATTACCTACTAACCACTCATTCCAACCTGACTTCCAACAGATTGAATTGCAGTTTGAATAGCATTTACTCCATTCTGAACATTACTTACTGAAGTATTAAGCATAGTAGCTAATTGACTTAAAGAATCAGCTCTTCCATTAATTGCTTGAAGAAGAAGATCTCTACCAGCATCATTATTTAACTGATTAGCAAGGAATCCTGTTCCAGCATTGTTTCCAAAACCTCCAAAGTTTCCATTGCCACCAAAAATCCAAGGGAACAAAATCCACATAAACATCATCCACATCCAACTACCATTATTTCCAAAACCTCCGTTTTGGGATAATGCGAACATTAAATTAGGATCAATAGAATTGTTTCCATCAGGAATAGTATAAATTTTACTTTCAGACATAAATAATTAAATTTTAAATTGTTAAAAATTGTACTTCTTTTCGAAGCATTATCTAGTTGCAACTAAAATAAAATTATTTATACTATAAGAAATGAGAAAACGTTACTAAATATTTTGTAACTAATTGATAATCAGATACTTACATTTAGTAACGTTTTAAAAATATATTAGAATTTAATAAAAATTTTTGTATAAAAACAAAAATAGCTAGAAACATCTAAAAAGACATTTCTAGCTATTTTTAAATAATTTATCTTATTATAAGTTATTTAACTATTCTTCTATCTCTCTATGTTCTTGTCTGAGTTGTCTACGAGTACTCTACCAATCTCCATATTGAGTCATATCTTCTCCGTCAATATATTTACTAGTCAAGTAATCCATAGATTTTAACTCTTCTTCTATCTATATAAGTCTATCTTGAAGACGTTGTTTTTCTAACTCTTCTTCAGTAAGCTCTGGTGCTGGCTCAGGCGTCCACTCTTCAAAACCCCAAGCCTCCAGCTGTTCCTTGGTAGGAATACCACTGAACACCGATCCGTCGTTCAGCCTGCGAGTAATGCTGTTTTCTTCCTGGTACCACTCTTGGGTTTCTTTGTTTACATATCTCTTCATATCGCGTACATTATATATATTATCACTTCCTTGTACGTTGCAATTCCATTGCAACCGTTATCAGCTCGTCGCTATCGTCCATCCGCTTGGCACAGTGTTGGCATCTCTTGTAATAGAGTTCTGCCAAGTTGCAGACGTACTCCTCACAAATTTTCTTGTTCCAGATGTTGCAACACCGCTCAGCCAAGCCATTGTATAGCTTGTTTCTGGCGTTGTAGTAAACAATGCTTTTACATATCGAAGGGAACTACATCTTGAAAACATGTATTTATAGCAACCGCTTACGAGTGTCGTTGCTGGCAATTCTGGAGCACTTGTTAAAGAAGTACAGTTATAAAACATTGCGTTATAGCAGTAGCTGGCAAGCGTTGTCGCTGGCAACAACGGTGCCTGCGTCAGACGGGAACAATTTTGGAACATGCCACTATAGCAGTAGCTGGCAAGCGTTGTCGCTGGCAATTCTGGAGCACTTGTTAAAGAAGTACAGTTATAAAACAACGAAACAAACGCATAATTTCTTACCGTAAGTTTTCCTTCAAAATCATCACCGTATAATAAAGACATAACGTTGCCGCTTGCTGCAAATATGCCTGTTGAACTAAAATACGAAGCATTAGCAAAAGCCATTGTCTGTGCCATAGACAGGCCAGACCCTTTCCATAGTACGCTATTCCCTTCTGTTATTGTAGGTGTAGTAATAACCACCTCTGTATCGTCTATATTATTGGTGGTTACCCATGTAACACCGTTGTCAATACTGTAAGATACAGATTGAAGACTTGATGTTTTAACGCTAGAAGCAATCTTTAACGTAAAAACACAATTACCTTGCGCAGTAAACTTCAAATGACCAGGTCCTTCAGTGGTACCATTTATCTTCTTTCCGTATCTCCTTCTCTTAACCAATTGTGCCATGTGCGATAATCCATTTAGTTCCGTTCCACATAAAATTCAACTCATAGCTTTTAGAAGCCACAATAGCATAGTCTGAAAAGTATGATATTGTCTGACTACCCGCACTGCTGATGGTCACTGCAGGTCTGCTACCAGTAGTAAAGTTCAGTATCAGTCCTACGGGCTTTGTTACACCGGTATCCATCGTAGGTAGTGTGATAGCCAGCGTGCCAACATTGTATGTTAGCTTGTAGTATTTACCTGTCTCTGCTGTCAGCGTTGTGCCACTACTTATTGTTTCTATGGTTAAAGTATCTTCTTTTTCTTCTATCTATTCATTTATATTTGTGAGCAATGTCTATACTGATGCCCCATTGTCATCATACACTGCCGAAACATGAGTAATAGGTACCTACCAAGTTCCGTCTTCTCTAAGAAATTTATTAGTTCCAGCGACAGCACCAGGGTCAGGAACTAATCCTGAAGCATGTCCTGATCCAGAACCTCCCATTACAGAAACATTTCCTCCTCCGTTTCCACCAGAAGGTTCTTTCCATGTTCCATCTTCACAAAGAAATTTACTTGTTCCAGCGGTAGCTCCTGGATCTGGTACTTGTCCTGGAGCATGATTTTGGCCAGATGCTCCCATTGTACTTCCATACAAAGTATCTATTATCTCTGCAAAGGTTTCGAGCTACTCAGCCTTAATAATTTTTCTTCTTTGAGTATCATTCATATTCTATTTAAATTAAAAAAATTAAAGGCATGAAAAGCCCGAATTTTCATACCTTTATAAATTTATCTATTAACCATTATTAGATATTGGATCTAATCCAAAGATTGCTCTAATATCATTATCATTAGCAACCACTACTTTCTACTTAGAAGCAGAAATTTCTCCATTAGCATTCTAAGAGATTCCAGACAAGAAAGCAATTGTAGTATCATCATAGGTAGTACCCATTGTAACAGCTGCAGCATTTGCTACTGCGATATCTTCAACTGCTGTTTGTTTTATCTTAAAGTCAGAAGCCTTTGAACCAGAATCTTTTAAATTACCATAAGCATCTAATCCAGCAAAATTGTTTTCTACAGCACTAGCTACTTTATCGGCTTTTCCACTAATATCTTGGTGAGATTGAAGAGCGGTATCAGCTAAATCTAAAGAATCTTGTACTGATTGAGATAAGTGAGATTTTTGAATAGCTTTCTCTGCAATATCAGCTGTAATTTGATGATTTACTATTGAAAGAGTTACTGCTTTACCTGTTTGAGTTCCTACTGTTAAGTATTCAATAACTCCAGACATATCAGCATATGAAACAGTTTCTGTAGCTGAACCACTTGCATATGTGATATACTTCATATATACACCAGGTCCTGTTACACCTACAGAAGAACCTACTTCAGTTACTCCATCAAAGTATTTTCCAGCATTTTCATCTGTTCCTTCTGTAATTGATACTAATTGGAAGTTTTTATTGATTAAATCCTTTTCAATATCAATATCCATTGTAGTTGCACCTGCTCCAGTTCCTTTTGTGAAACGATAAGATGCTAATTTTCCAGTATTAGGAGTGACAAGTTTTTCAAAAGAAATCTCATCTCCAGCAGCTTTTGAAGCTAATTCAATTAAAGCTGCTTCTACAGTTGTTGCAGAAGTGAAACTTGATTGAGTTCCTGCAGCAAGAGTTTTGTCCTAATACTTACTATCTGCTAATGATTTAAAGGTTGCAAGTTGTTCAACTTTTACTAGTTTTGCTTTTTGTGCGTCAGTTAATACTACTGCCATAATTAATTAATTTTTATGTGTTTTAATTGTTAAATAAATCTACTATATCCGAGTCTGTTGCATACTCAATATCTTCTGGATTTTCCTCACAATTTTGTAACTCATCTAATTTATCTGATACAATCTTTGCAGCTTCTATTAAACTTAGAGGATTATCTGGATTTCCTGTTAATTCTTCTAATTTATTAGAAACTAATTCAATTAAAATACTTTGTATAGATGTTTCTGAATTTTGACAAGAACAACATCCTCTGGCCATTTTCTTTATATAATTCATAATTAATTTTGATTTACTCCAAATATATAAATGTTTTTCTTTTTCTCAAAATATAATTATTTAAATCAAATTTTATAACCAAAACTACCATTTAAAGTAGTTTGGTTATAAAATTTAATAATTTATTAAGTATAGTAAACTTTTATAGCATTAGGGCACCAAGATAAGAAAGTGGGATCTTCCTTTAATCTTTCTGGAGCCTATATCTAATATATTCTATTCTAAATATAATTAAAATAATTTACATAGTAATTATCACAATCATATAAAAGTACTATATTAAAATATAACCCATCCTAAATATTACTTGACATCATTGTATTATTATTACTTTTTAAATACCTAATAACAGGACGAGAGCTTGTGTTAAATGTATTATAGGATTTATCAAAGAAATTTTTAAAAATAGAATATGTTTCATTATTTATTTCAAAATATAAATTACCTATAGTTACATTCTTAAATTTTATCATATTTTCTATATTATTATTAGGAATAGAAGGATAGGTAGGAATAGAGGATGCTACATTAAGGGCAATATAATTATTAGTTTTAATATTTTTTCCTCTTTTCGTTATTGTGTTTGTTTTATAATACAGAGAAAAAATATTTCCAGATATAGACCCATTCTCCATATAAAATATACTTCCATTTGATAAAGTCTATCCTGATATATTATCTGAAGATCTATTTATATTTCCAGTTATATAAAAACTACTATTTGAGATAGTGTTGTCAGAAGATACATTAACTCTATCAAATCTCTAATATATACTATTATATAACTATAAATAATAATATTCACTCCCATTTGAATATTTCATACTATATGTTCCACCATTAACCTAAAAACATTCAAATAAACTAGAATTTGCATCAGTATAGCCTCCACTATAATTTATTATTTTACATACTAAATTAAAATTTTTAATAAAATCTAAATTATTATTACTAATATCTATTCCATAATAATAATAATTAGTCTTTGGAAATGTAATTGCTTTATATGATTTATTTAATAAATTAATTAAAGTTTGTGAAGGAAGTGCATTACTAAGATAATAATATATCTAGCCACTAAAAGATATATCCATCTTAAAATTGTTATTTAATGTTTTTGACGCTATTAATAATGGAGTATCTAAATATACGCTCCTTCTATTATTAACGTATATCTATTTAAGCTTATTTCCTACTCCTTCAATATTTTTACAAGAAATTCCATCTATCGTTAGATTTTCTACATTATATGGAATAAACAAATCATTAAGATTTTTTGATGAATTTAAATTAAATATTAATGTATTTAACTTAGGTAAACAGCCTGTTGGAAATAAATTTTTATTTTCATCTTCTATATTAGAGTTTTCAAAAGGAAAGTTATTAGCAATAGTTATTCCTTGTAAATTATTTAAATATTTAAAAATACTCTGGTTATCATTAGTTAAATATATATTTGGATCTTCCCAAGTATCTGTATCAAATACCATAGTTCCAGTAATTTCATTTAACTCTGATTTATAGTAATTCTAGATTGTAGTTTTATCTATTCCTGTACTATTCTAATAGCATGTTCCAATATAATTATATAAATCATTTTGTGCTGGAGTTATGAGCGCAATATTATCATTTATTACAATTATATTTTTAGTTATAACTTCAGTTTTTCCAGACTTAAATTCAATAGTAGTTGTTAATGTATATGTTCTACTTGTATCAATTTCATCATTATTAAATGATACTAATGTAATACCATATCCTTTTTGAGAAAATAATACATATTTTATATACTAATCATTTACACTTACAACCATTTCGTCGTTTGAGAAATTAATATTTTCTGGATTATCATTAATATCAAAATCACTATAACTTAAAACAAATAAATTATTGCTACCATATTGTAATTTAAACTTAACATCAGTTATAGTAGCATTATGAGTACTTTCAGGATTATCATATATTGGTTCAACATATAATTCACTTACCACTCCATTTTGCCAAAAATTAATATTGTCTTTTATATATCGAACATTTTCATAATTTCCTACCTATGATACATTAAAGTTATAAGAACTAGGATATATAGCAGATACAATATGAATAATAACAGGTTCTCCTACAACAACATTACCTTCTTCTGAGGATACACATTTTACCATTACATTATATCCATCTCCATTATTTTGGCTTTCATTTGCTTTGAGATATGTAACTCCACCTTCTTTAGAAATTACTACATCTTTATATCCTATAGAATTTAATCCTGTTCCATCATAATTTCCTACTAACCAAGTATAATTACCAGTTTCTGATGCAAGTTTAAATTTAGTAGCATTTAAAGAAGCTTTAAAGCCTTCCTACAAAACTAAATTACCATCAATTAATTCTGCATCTGGACCAACATTTACAATTAAATCATTAGTATACTGGTCAATAACAAGGAAAGAATTAATTGTAAATACAGAATCTCCAAACCATTTTCGGATCTAACTTAACTAAAAAGAAGTAAGAGGATCTTCAGTAAGTACTATATAACCTCCAAGATTTTTTCCTATATTATGGCTACTTCCGTCTTCTTCAAAACCACCATTAAACATAGCTAATCTTCTTAAATCTTCAAAAGTTATATCCCTCCAATCTATTTTATCTATTTTTAGAGTTTTATTTGCTATTTCTTCTTCCCAATTCTCTCCAGCTCTTTCTATAATACAATCAATCCATTTAAATACCAATTCTTTAGATTCTGGTCTCTATCCAGTACTTCCTAACAACTCTATAGTGTTTAAACTACTAGGAATGTTCAATGAATAATCTCCATCAATATTACATCTAGTAAATTGTGCAGACATTGGTTTAACCTCTTCATCATTATTAGACTATTCATTATTTTTAGTTATTACTCCATCCCAGAAGGATATATTTTTCCAACTACTGTTTTTTAATGATAAAGTACTTAACTAAGAATATTTTTCTCCATCTGTATATGTATTTATTCCAGGAAGTCTTAAAGTATCAAACTAATTACCTGTTTCAGAGCTATAAAAATAATCATGTTTTCCACCAATTGCAGAAAAATTCTTTAATCTAGTTCTATTACCTTTTCTAATATTATTTTCTGTATCAAAAATATTCTATCCATCAATATTAAGATCAATTATATTAGCCAAAGCATCCATTCCTTCTATATTAACTAATTTTCCTGTTTCTGGATCAAAAACACTAGAAGATATTTCTGAATTTTTTCCATTTATTTGTCCAGAATAATGATTCTCATCTATTTGTGTAAGTTTTACTCCAATATTAAGAATTTTTATAGGGGCTCCTAAAACTTGTGAAAAACTTCCACCTAAGTCTATATTTTCTAATCCTGAAGCTATATCAGACAAATTTAATTCTTCAATATATGTAGCACCATAAATATAAAGAGGCTATTTATTTGTAATAGTTAACTAAGATATATCAAAATTAGCGGGACTTTTTCTATTAGCAGATCCATCGGTAATATTTCCATTCTAATCTATAGCATTTATATAACTAGCTCCAGAACCTTCATTATTCATCATTATCTAAAAGAAAGTCTCTGCATTAGGAGTTATTGCTATTTTATCTCCAGAATTAGGACTATGTTTAGTAATTATTCTTACTAAATTTTTAGTAAATTCTCCAACTTTCCATTTTGCATCATAATAATTCATTGATGTTGAAAGCCACCAATGTCTATGAGTTGTTCTAGCTCCCTATAAATACTATAATTTACGGTTATCAGTTCCTCTAGATTGTACATATTTAAAATACCCACTTTCATTATAAATTATTTCACACCATTTTTCAGCAAATTCTTTATCAAATTTAGCAGTAAGTGTTTCATAATTTAATCCTGCATTATATAATGCCTAAGAAGTTTCTCTTACTACTTGTCCTCTCCAAATAGGCCAAGCTTCTAGTGCATCCCATAACCAGTTACTGGTATTTCTACTTCTTCCGGAAAAAGCGTAGTTATTTGCATCACTAGGCCATACTGAATCTCTATTAATTGGAGGATTAAATTCTATACCACCAGTATTTTTATTACCAAGAGCGATATCCATATCCCAAGGTTCATAATGCCAATGTTGGCCATCATATGTTTTTAATTGAGCATTACGTTCAACAGAGTCAACAAGACCAAGCCTTAAGAAAAATATATAATATGCTGCAAGTTTATAAAGATCTAAATGTTTTGGTGCAGTTGCTTCGAAACACTGTTGTGCAGTAGAATAAGTTCCAGCAGCCCAACCAAAATTTCCTTTTCCAAGTGTTTCTCCATATCTAGCCCATTCTTCATTTTGTGTATCTTTTGCATAATCATTTCTTGTTGCAACAAGCCACTTAAACCAATATACAAATGGTTTTGTTTTTTTTACAAATTCAGAATTTTCACTAAATTTAGTTGTGTCTGTATCATATATTCCACCTTTTTTCTTAGGATCACCAATATTATGACCTGCAACATCATCAGGATCAGGATATATTAATTCAAAATCAGATTCCCATGCATATTGTTCCACAGAAATGTTATTTTCTTCTTCAAGAACAGTAGTAATTTTCTATTCAAACTCCTATCCTTTAGCATTTATTGTAGATAAAAATGATGTAAAATTATTATCAATATTTACATCTTCTATTCTTAATACTTTACTATTATCCCAAAGTTTATTTGTATCTATATCATCATCTTTATGTTCTCCTATACAAAATGGGTCAGTTGGAAAATTATAGATACTTCTTTCTCCATAACAATAGTCACTTTTTTTATCATCCATAAAAACATATTGTCCTAAGAAAATTCTTTCTTCAGTTCCAGTATTTTTATAAAAAACAACACAAGGAAATGAGTCTGGAGCATTTCTTATTTTATAAGGAAATGGTTTGTTTGGATGATATGACTTCCAAGTTTTTTGTTCAGAATTTTCTCCTAATTTAGTTCCATCATTATTTGGAATGCTAGGATTTAATAAAGCAGTTTCCCCAGAAGCAAATAATTGTGGATCAGTTCTTAATAAATGTTGACTTTCTCCATTTACTGTAAATACTGCATTATACCAAGTATCATTAATAACCTATAATATAGAACCATTATGTACACCAGATGAATCAGCATAGTTTGCTTGTAATACAAATTTATTTGCAGGAATTGCTCCACTCTTCATTATATATCTATTTTTTCCTAATCTGTATTTAGAACTTCCACTCCATTCTAAAGTAGGAGTTCCTACATTATATGATGATTTATTTAACCAAAATTTTAAAGAAGATATAGGAAATCTTAAAGTAGACTAACCATGTTTTCTCATTCTTATATTATTTCCTATAAAATTACTTTCTTTAGTTATATCAAAAGGACAAGTTCTTGTTATTGTAACATTAGTTTCAGCTTCTTTACCTGAGTTAGGATTAAGTAAATCACTAAGATTTCCTTCTATAAGAATTGTATCTAATTTATTTATGCAAGATTCATAACTTATTTTTTTATCCTATAATACATTATTTCTTAATATTATTTCTGTTTTATTTGGGCTATCAAATACAAAATTATTATAAGCTTCTGTATAACTTAATGCATTTAAATAAACTTTAATTGAATATACTCTTACTCCAGAAGCACTTCCTCCTATCCTAATAATACTATTTTTGTCTTGAGCTTCATAATTATATCCTCCTTTTGGTTCTGCTCTTTCTAAAATTCCATTAGTAACAATATATAAAAGAGAGTTATCCGTAGTTGAATTATAATTTCCACTTATAATAAAAGATAATCTAACTCTTTCATAACTCTTAAAATTAGTATATATATGTTTTCGTTCTTCACTATCATAAAGAGTAGCAGTGGTAGGAGTTACTTCAATTCTTGCTCCATTTGGATCTCCAAATAATACAATAACATCATCATCATTTACTACTTTTTCAGATTCAAAATCTATTTCAATTGTTCTTCCAGAACTTTGTGGAGCATTTGATAAAGGATTATACCCTATTATAGCATACTAATCTGGGCCACTAACTCTTAAACTATTATTATACCATCCAGAACTTTCGTCCCAAGTAATTTCATTAGAAAATTCTGTATTTATTTCTCCAAATGTCCAGGTGTCTTTATCATTAGATGAATTATCTTTTCCATAAGCAGATAATTTTAGGTTATAATCTGAAGTTTCTTTAATATCAGACGAGCTTTTTGCAATTTTTATTGGAATTCTATAATTTGTAATTTCTACTCCATTTACAAAAGGACATAAATATGATAAAGTTCCTTCTGCTGTACTAATAGGTGGAATAAAAGTTAAATCTGGAGATTTTTGTCCTTTAATACCTTCTAATGTTGTTAATACAATATAATCTGAACCATTTTTTAATTTCCACTAAATTTGTGCTGAAGTATTTTGCTAATTATTTGTAAAATAACCCCACTCTAATTTAAATTCTTCATATTGAGTAGCCTCTAAGAAAAATTGTTCAATTGGAGGAATTTTTCCATAAATAGAAACCCCTTTAGATATTGCGTGATCCGCTGAAGCTACTTCTGTATTTCTGTTAATAAAAGTATAATATAATACATTGCTTCGGAATGTAGAAGAACCATAAACCATATATGCAACTATTTCTAAAGTATGTGGTCCTTCTAACTAATTATTCTACAAATTAAACCTCACTTCAGATTTATCCTTTTCTACATCTATTTTTGATTTTTGTACTCCATCTATAAATATTAATAAATAAACATTAGAATTTTCTACATTATTTCCACTTATAAATACAGCATCACCTTTAGTCTAGTTAAATAATAGAGAATCTTTAGTAAAAATATTATAAAACTAAAAATTACTTGAAATAGATAAATCAAAAACTACAATATTTGGTTTAAAAGTAATTTCAGCTTCAGAAGCCTATCCAGTTAAAATTATTTCTATTTTATTATTTCCAACCTCAAGATAATTACTTAAATCAAAAATAGCATTAGAATATTGTGAATCAGGTTTAGGATTATATTCATAAAATTCTATTTTGCTATATGTTTTTCCAGAAGGGGTTTCAATTATATATTTTGCCTATAATACATCAATGTATATATCTTCTCTGTCATTTTTTATACACCAATCAAAATCTATTATCTAATCTTGTAATGAAACTCCTTTCTATACATATTTTATTCCATTAACAATCCCATTTACAGATACAAAATAACTACTAGGTTTAGGATACTCTAAAATAAGTAAATCAGCATTAGCTTCTCTATCTTCGTTCCATCTTAAATAAGATTCTTCACTAGAAAACAATCTATACACTTGTCCTCCATCTTTCCTAACCAGAGGTCTTCTTAGATGTTCTTGTATTAATTGTCTTATACTACTTCCAGCAATTCCATCATATTTTCCTGGACCTATATTAATTCTAGATTCATCTGTAATAAAATCTTTACCATCATTCCAGTTTACAAATTCATCAATCTTGCCTGTATATAAATTTAAATCCATAATATAATTTAATCAGTCCAAGGTGTATCTTCTGTCCAAGGATATTCATCAATCCAATATCCATTATAATAACAAGACAGAATTTCATCAATTATCTCTTTTTCTATAGGCCAAACTTTTTGTCCCTATGTGTAAACGGACAGTACTTTCCATCCGTTTACAAACATAGAAACAATTTCTCCATTATTTACTTTAATCATATTAATTAATTATTAAGCTGCCCAAGGACCTTGATTATTAGTTTTCATATAATTTACAAGCTTAATAATATCAAGTATCGAGCATTGTGTAATTGTACTACTTTCTCCTGGAGCAATTGTAATACCTTCTACTGTAAGATTATTTGAAGCATGATTATTTACTCCAACCACTTTAAGTATTCCACAATCTTTTTCTGCATTTTTCTTAGTAAGTTTATACTAAACTTCTATACCATTATCAGTTTCTCCAAAGTTAAAACTAGAACCAAAATCAAGAATACCTCCAAGTTTTAACTCAGAACCTGATTCTATTTTAATAGCTGGAGCAGCTACTTCAGTAAATGAGAAGTATTGTGTTCCATTAGTGTATATTGTAGCATTAATAGGAAGACTAATAAAATCTCCTTCATTAAATATACTTCCAGCAGCAACAGAAGTTAATGCAGCAATTTTAGTAGAAATATTACTAATTTCAATAGCTGTAGATGGATCTGCTGGGGTTTCTTCAATAACTATTGTATAAGTAGGATTAGTTGCAATTTCAATAGCTCCTTTGTTTGTAATTTTGGCATGACGGTCTTTAGCTCCATTTAAAGCAAAGGCAGTTTTAATAATATCTTTAGTAGTGCATTGTTCATCATTACTATCAATTATATCATAAAAATCATCAGCCTATTTTACATATTTCTTCTCTGCAGTAGAAGGTTTTCCTATTGGAGTATTATCATCATAAACAGCTTTAGAATTATCAACTGTTTGACGAGTAGCCATTTTCCAAATACCATCTCTTTTAAAGCGATATTCGTCTGTGTACAATGAAGATTTTTCTGTATTAAAAGTACCAAATTCTAATCCATCACCACCACCGTGTTCAAATTTAATTTTATTCATATTACCATCACCATCATAACCTTTAGGCTATAAAGCAATACCACCATGTTTTTCACAACGTAAATCAATAGCTTGAGCACGAACTTTTAAATACCCTCTTTCATCTCTTTCAGATTCTTGTCCAGAATCAAGAATATCTCCAGTAAGAATTCTTACATCTAATGTTTTAGCATCAGAATCTTTAAATAAAGCCTCTGAGGTATCTGTCCCAGTATTTTTATCTTTTTTTCTTGTAGCAGTTTTAGGATTATTAGTAGTTCCTACTGCAAAATCAATTTCACCTGCTACTATCTAAAATTTTACTGGATTATCAGAATCGTCAATATTTTTTAATACAACCTTATCCCTTTTCTTTGGTTCTCTATGATGTGAACAGAATTGGATATCATCTCCAGGTTTTAAAGCAATGTCACCATAGTTTCCAGAATATCCTTGAGGATTTTTATTATCCCAAGCAGGTTCAATATTTATATTTTTAGTACTTCCTAAGGTAACATTACCTTTAGCACTAGTTGATAAAATTCCTGAAGGATCTATTACAACAGGAGTTCCCCCATTATTTTCTGAGTCTACAATCTCATTTACTTTATTTACAAGAGAATTAAATTCTGATGCTTCTAAATGATCCCCAGTAGATTTAGTCTAAATATTAAGTCTATTCATAATTTATTTTATGTAAATATTAATGGGAAATTTCCTCCAAAACTAGAACTAGAACTAGAGTTTTCCCCAAATATTAATGGGAAGGTATCTCCAAAACAAGAACCAGAACCTTCCGAACTTTTACGTTCTACTATAATATATAAAGTATCTCTTTTATAAGTTGTTAAAGAATCATATTCTTCCTAAGTTAAAAAAATGTGTTCAACAAGATCCCTTGGAGACTATTCTAACTCCTAAATTCTCTAAGAAAGAGCCTCAATCTCTCCTTGAAGTTCTGGATTATTTCCACTAGAATTTTTAACAGCCTAAATCTCATTATAAATATCTTCGTTTATATCTTGTTGATTTCTACCTAATCTTAAATCTTTAATTTGATTAGCTAGTGCAACTACATGCTCAACAGAATTATCAAATAATGTACCTATTATATTTAAAAAATCCATAGTTATTTAATATAATAAGTTAAGTGAGAAACATCTAAAGCGGAATTACTTCTATAGTAATATAAATCATTTATATTATCTATAGTTAACATTTTAACTTCATATGTAAATCCTCGATCTGTTGCTACAGCCTATATTCTATAAGGAGATATTATCCATAAATAATTTCCACTGACAGTATTTTCTAAAGATTCTGTCATTGTCATATTAGCTACAACTTTCTTAGTAAAATCTTGAAAATTTAAGTTTTCTGGAGTTTCTTCAGAGCTAAATCCAAGATATGTTGGAAGAACTAAATTTACTGTTCCAGAACAAGTAGCTGTTTCTTCTCCATAATAACAAGTAGCATTAAAAGTTGTAACTCCTTTTTCCTGTACTTCTGCAATATAAGTTCTACCAATATTAGCAGTAATTCCTCTGTATTTCAATTCTATAGAATCTGGAACTACCGTATTATCTCCTTTTTTAACAGAACAAGTAATAGAAATATTTTTTACAGTACCAGTATATTCTACTAAAGTAGGAGATACATACATTGTTGCTTTTAAAGGATTTTGAAGATTATATAAATCTTGTTTTGTAACATAATTACTTAAATCTATAGTTGCTCCAGAACCTCCTTGAATTTCTATATCTCCTTCTCCGAGAACAGATTCTCCATTAATAGTTTTAATATTAACTCCTGAAAGTAACAAAGGCTATAAACTTTCTAAATCAATTAATTTAGCATATTCAGATAAATCAAGGCTTATATCATAAGTTCCAGAAGAAACCCATTCATTTATTTTATATTTATACACATACCAGGTTCCTTCTATATTTACTATAGCCCAATCTCCATCCTAACCTTCTGGACAAGATTCTAAGAGTTCTTCATATGAAGAATAATAACCTTTAGATTTTTCATCTTTTGGTTTTAAATCCTCTAGACGTCTTATAAGATCATCTTCAGTAACATATCTACTTAATAATGATGTATCTACTTTATTATTTATTAATTGTCGTAATAAATTTAGTCTATATATTATACCTAAATTTTCTAAAACTTGAAGTTTTTCCTCTTCAGTCGAAAATTCAGATAGAAATTTTTCTTTTATTAAATAATTAAGAAAACCTTCTCTAACTGGAATACATATGTTTTCATAATTATTTTTATTTTTATAGTACTATTGATTCTTATCCATTTTCTAATATATCAACTAAAGAGATTTCTTCCAAAAGAAATTCTAAGTCTAATTGAATTCCACATTCTAATTTATCTATTATTCCCAAATACTCACATATTATTTTTTCTTTAAGTTCATCAATATTGTTAGTAATAGGGAATAATTCCTAAAGCTTTATCCCATAAGAACCTAAATTAATATTTTTTATAGGAAATTCAAATGGTTCCTAAATTGGGTTACAACCACATCTATTCATTTGCAACCACATCCACTAGATTTATATTTTTTGTTGCAATCATTCTATAAATTGTTACATAGTCCATTACATCCTGTAATTCTTTCCAGAAGTCTTTCTGCTTCCTCATATTGGTCAATTTCTATCATATATTTTATGACATTTAATGCGGACCATAATAAATCTCTTTTATAAATTAATTCTTTATCTATTATAGATTTATTACAATTTATAGATGCAGCCTAATCAAATATCTAATAGCAAACATTAATATAACATTTTCGTAGTCTGCAAGTTTGAAAATAGTAATCATAAGTAATTTCCAAATTAGAAACATTTGGATTCATTTCCAAAAGAGTAGCAAGATCTACTTCATTATAAAAATGATAAAATTTTCCATTTTTATAATAATATTCTTGATTTTCGTCTTTTGAAAGTTTTAATGTTACTAAAGTATAAAATCCATCCATTCCTAAACCAAAAGAAGGAGTTTCTTTTTCATTAGTTCTAATAAAGACATTACTTGTTACTCCAGTGGTTTGATTTAATTGTAATACATATATATAGGCATACTCATTATTATAGTCTTCCTATATAATTGTATTACAATTTTTATCATAAGTTATTTTATTATTGCAGTTCATACGTTTTTAACTTCATCATTATAAGGGTTTCCATCATATAACTACATAAACTCAATTTCAGTACGTTTAGAATCATTTTCAGCTTGAGATTCTTTAAATGTTCTGTCTGTCTTATTCTTATAATCATCAAGCTAGAATTGCATTTGATTCTTTTCTCTTTCTATCTGAAGTTTAGCTTCATTAAGAGATTCAATTTTGCTTTGAGCTTGTTGAAGTTGTTGTTGAGCTTGTTGTAGATTATTCTACAATTCTTCAACCTACTATGTAAGTTGCTGTATCTAATTATTTTCTTCTTTCTATTTCTTAATAGATTTTTTAACCATCGCTTTCATTTCAGTTAAACTTTTAGCAGTCATAATATCCATAAGAATATCAGCAGAAACAATTCCTCCTTTTATAAATTCAGGAACAACTGCTCTTATTTGTTCCATTTCCTTCAGTATTTCTGAAGAAGTAATTATATGTATATCGAAATCAGTAACTGTAAAGTATTTAGGAAGAGCAGTAAATATTTTCTATAATTTATTTCCTAATATTAATGTTCCTGTTAATCCATCTTTGTAAACTATTTTAGCACAATTTAAAGAATCCAATAAGATTTCTCTTGTTATTAAATCCATTTGATAATGCCATTGCTTGGTTACTATAAATGAATTATTAATTCCAGTTTGAACATTAGTTACTGCATCTCTCTATTGTATTCCATTTAATCTTTCTCTAAATACTCCAGTAATTGAAGATGTTGTCTATTCTACAGAGTCAATAGCTAATTGAATAGCTTGGACAGCCTATACTTTAATAGTATCATCAAATCCATTAAATATAGTAGTTAATGGTGCTTGTCCAGTATTTACTTGACCTTCTTGAGAAGTATCAATTAATGCTAATCCTTGTTTTTTATAGGCTTTCCATTTCATTAATCTTTCAGATAAATCTTCTCCAAGAATTGCAGGAAGAGTTGGAAGGTTTACAAAATCTCCAACAGAACCGGATTGAGCTATTAAATTATCTCTATAGAAGTGCAAAAGGTCATAACGATCTTGAAGAACCATACATTTTTGAACCATAGAAAATGGTTCTCCTCCTCTATTATTAAACCATACCCCATTAACACTAAGAGTAGCTTTATTAGGAGCATCTTTAGTTCTTATTAAATCTTTATCTAATCCTTTTAAAACATATATTTCTGATCCAATTCTTACTGTAGAATATCTCTATTCAATAAAATTTTTATCAGTTTCTATCCATTCAACTTCATATACAGGAATTAAATCCTTATTATACCAATGTTGTTCTGGATATCCTGGAGTAACTTCTTCCCCAGCTCTTATTCCATCTGTTGCAGGAGTTCCATCCTAATTATAACTTCTTATAAAATAAGAACCAGTAGTTTCTAAAGCGTCTGTCCACATTTCTTCAATTTTGGCAAGATCGTTTTTAGATAAATCTTTACCATATTTACTAAGAATCTAATTTCTAGTTAAATATGTTCTAACTACAACTCTGTATGATTCATTAATATATGGAGAGTCATAGTTTAAGTCTGGAAACACATTAAGTGGATTTAAACAATCAATGTGTATATTTTTACCAGAAGAAGAAGGAAGAACTCTATAAAAAGTGAATCCAGAAACTAATAAATCTATAAATAACTACTTTAATTTAGTTACCAGATCAACATTTCTAGACTAAATGATATATTCAATAACATTCTGTCCAGCTATTTCATATTCAGAAATAAAGTTTTCATTAATATCTTCTACTAATTTGTCTAACTATTCTTTTATATTTAGATCCTACATATCTTTGCTTCCAAGTATTCGTAAGAGATTATTTTTGAGATTTGTTTGTAGGAGTTTGGTACATTCGGAAGCTATCTAAAGTTGTTTTTCTCTAAATATGTTATTAATAGTCGCAGTATCTTTACAAGAAACCTTTGGTAAAATTGGAACATCTAAATATTCTCCTACTAATGCATCAATATGTTTCCTGATTAAAGGAATAAACTCAACCGCTGTTGGCTACCCAATACCAAAGTTTTCTTCTAAGTATTTAAACTATTCCTTATCTCGTTTACAATTATAATAATTATAAGCTTTCTTTATAGCTGTTTTTTCCTAAACAAGTTCGGCAATAGCTAAATCAGTTTTGCTAACAAGTTCTTCTTTCTTCATCTTCTGGATAAATTTTAACTCCTCTAAAGAATTTTACTCTATGTAATTGTCTAGAGACGAGTTCTTGTTCAACAAATTTTAAAAAATCTTCTGCATTTAAATCTGCAGACATTTGTATTACGGGCTTATCTAAATTATCAAAGTCTAATTCAACTTTAAAACCTGTCCCGCCCTTCCCTAATTTAGTCACTCTAACATGTCCAGTATATTTACATTTGTATTTACACTCAATCATATTAGTAATGGCTTCTTCCATTTCATTCATCTATATCTAGGATTACTTGTTATATTCATTCCTGGAATATATCCAGTATTTATTTCTCCTTTAACTTCAAATTTATTTTGAGTAGGAATTATTCCGTATCTCTTAACTCCTTTTTCATCAAAATAATAACCAATATCTCTAAGTCCTTGTCCAACAGGCTTATATTCTCTTGGAATAACATCATTTAATTCTTCATCTCCAACTTCAGCCATTTGACAGGCAGCTACCATATCAAATTTTCCTTTATTTTCGTCAGTATAAAGATTTAACTATTCTAAAAATTCTATAAACCAAATATTATGACAGTAATCTTCTACATAGGAAGCAACTAAGTCAGTACCATGTTCAATCATAGCTGTAGTAGCTGTGGTACCATACTAGTTATTATTTCTTCTTCTTTCATCTCCTCCATAACAAGCTCTAGGACGTCTCATAAAGAAATGTGCGAATTTATTATCGCGAGCATAAGTTAAAACAGATAAACGAGTAGCTTCTATATTTGCTTTTGCCTGATAATACCATAACATTGCCATTGTTTGCTTGTAAGCATCTCTAATATCATCTGGTCTATCAAGATAATAAGCTACATAAGTTGGCTCCTTCATTCCATGTACTCTTCTTTTTATCATTGTACAGAATTTAGAAGGATCTCTGGTTTGAACAGAGGTTTCTGCCTAACCAATATCAATACCGTCTATTCCAGCAACATATAGATTTTGTATTATGGGACTACCATCTTCCCATAAAGGATGCTCTAATATTCTAACTGGACCATTTGGATTAGGTTTAAATCTAACTCCAGTGATATTCTCCCTTTTTCTTTCAGGTCCAGAATAAATAAATTCCATATATCCTCTCTAAATAGGAGGAGCCTATTTTTTAATTCTAATAGAAATTATTTGTTCAGCTATTTTAAGTTTATTAAATTTATTTACACCTTCAGCTGCAAAAGCTTCTTCTGCTGTAAAACATTGCTCCGCCTTATGCTCAAGAAGTGTCTGTGGATCAGTAATTTCTGCTCTTCTCTATTCATAATATTCTCTTTGTTTTTTCATCAAGTATTCGCCTCGACTTCCAACAAACTTAGAGTTATTCATTGATATATAAGCAGGAATAAAGTAAGCAGTTTCTACCCAATCCCCATCTTCTGTATAATTATGTTTAAAAGGCAGAACCTAGAACATTTTAGGATTATAATATACTTTTCTAAGTCCTTCAAGGTTTGGACCCGCGTCACCTCCCGTTCCTACTGCTGCAATAATTCCAATTTTATTACCACCAACAGTAACAAGTTCTTCAGCTTTTATGAATGATCTCTCTAAGATAGGATTAGAACCAGACTCTTCAAGAAATAAGAAACCTACACGGTCACCACGCATCTTTCTATCTTTGTCCACAACTATGCCTTCTATTTGAGACATAAAACCTGTTTCAATCTTTTGTCCATTTACTACTTTATAATGAGAAGCTCTTTTCTTAGTAGCAGTATTAATTACCTATCTAAGTTTAAGCATTCCTCCCTAGGTATTATCATCAGTAAATGTTATTCCAGCATTTATCTTATCAAGAGTTTTCTTAACATAATTATCATCAAATGCTGTGAGCAAACATATACTATTTTTAAAACAATTAAAAAAGTTATCAAATATAGAAGCATGTATTTCAGAAAATCCACAACCACGGTTTTTCATTACTGTCATATTCTTCCTTAACTTTCTACATAATTCAAAATAGTGGAAGAATTCGTATTGATAAACAAAGAAACGAGGAAATATAATAGAACGACTATCACCTGCAACATCTTGTTCTGTATTAGGTAATTGATAGTAGTTAAGAAAATAATAGTTAAATCCAGTAATAGTATAACCATTAACTGTCATTCCTTCCTTGCATCTTCTATATTCTTCATTCCAGAAATCTCTATAAAGTTTAGAACCAGGGTAGTAAGAACAATATTGTTCAGTTTTTAAAAATGTTTCACGAGCTTCAGTAAACCAAGAAGGATCAAAGTCTAATCCTTCTGTTTCTGTTATTGGTTTATATCCAGTTAATTCATAAGAAAGTCTTTTATCAAAGTAAGGTACTGGATCGTCTATTTTAACATCCCATTCACCTTCTCGATGTTCTATAGTAGTCTCTGGTTTAATTTCTTCTATTTGCTGTTGAAGTTCTTCTTGTTTCTATTTAACCTCTTCAACTATAGATTTGACTTCCTCAGGAATTTCTGGTATAGGATTCTTACGTGGACGGCCTCTTTTCTTTTTAACCTCTTCCATTAATCAGGCATAAATCCTTCAACAGCTCCACCACGTATTTGACTTTGCTCCATAACTTCTTTCTTAACAAGAGATTCGATTTGTTTAAGAGTTTCAATCTAATCAGCAGCTTCTTTCATTGAAGCTTGAACATCTTTAACTTTAATAAGGTATTTACCCTATTCATCTTGTTCTTGTAAGTCTACATTATGAAAATAGTCTATAATCTTATCAGTTACTTCCTAAGCAGCTTGAAGTAATCTAACATATCTATTGGAATCCTATAGTGCTACATACTTTCTACAAGCAGCACGAAATTCTGGATTATTCCATTCTTCCTCAGTAATATGAGCATCTTTTAGAGCGGCTTCATGTCTTTCCTAATTACTATAATTAGCATAAGGTGATTTCCAATCAATTGCTAAATATATATAAGTAAATTCTCTATCAGCTCTAATATGGTCTAATCCTGAAGGATCTTCTTTACATTTATTTCTAGAAGGTTCTAGTAATTTTTTAAATTCATCAATTAAAACTAAATCAGCAGTTACTAATTGTGCCCTTCCAGTTTTCTAATTATAATCCCATATATTCATATTTACATTAACATTTTATAAATTAATTAATATTTATTAGTGGTTCTTTTAAATCCAGCAGTTTTAGATGTAGCATCATCAAATTTCTAGAAAATCCCTGTTCCCATATTTGGACGAGTCTAATCTAAACTTTTTACTCGTAAAGGAGTATATTCTACTCCAGGAAGTCTTCTTCTAATTGTACTAATCATAGATCCCGCACTACCAGGAGTAATGTTTCCTATTGTGCCTAAATAGTGGTCCGGATTACTTGCAATAACTTTTAATACCATTTCTCTTTCACTGTTAGGAAGCTTATCTAAAACATTATTCATATTTAATCTAGAAGCTTTTGTCATTTTATAACCATCATATATTTCCTAGTAATTAGGAATATTTGGAACTTGTTCTAATTTTTTTAATCCTGGAGTTCCTCCTCTAGCTGTCCCATTTGCTCGTCTTGTTGCAGCACTTTTTTGTCCTGCTATCATTCTTGCTTTTGCAATTTCTGCAGTTTTTGCAGCTTTCTATGCTTTCATAGCTTTAACCATTTGTAAAGCTTCCAAAGCATTTTTAGCTTTTACAGGTCCAGGGGCAGTTCCAGTCTAAGTATAAGGATTATTAGTAGTTCTACTTTTTTCTTCAATAAAATTATAAAGATCTGTTAAAGGAAAGTTTGAATAATTTCCTGCTCCTTGAGGAACAGGATTATAATAATATTCTCCATTTATTCCTCTACCATTTATTCCTCCCTTTATAGTACCTTCTTGATAAAAGGGATTCCGTTTAAACTACCTCCCTATAAATGTTTCTTAAGTTTAGAACCACATCTAGCTTTTTTAAATTCTGCTACAACTCCTCCTTGTTCTTTTTTTATCTTAGCTCCACATTTATGTTGAGGAGTTCCTTCACCTTTTCCTTGTCTAGCATCTTGTTGATTCTTTTTAGTTTTATCAATTTCTGCTTGAGTCATTTTACGATGTTTTCCAAGTTTTGGATCGTATGTTGTATTAGCTTCTGGGTCAACTTTAGCTTTAGCTTCTTCAATTTTTTGTTTAGCTCTATTTTTAAATCTTTCAACTGCAGAGCCTAATCCAGCTTTTGTTACTTGGCCTCCTTCTTCTTTTTTCTTGCAACCACAACCTACTAAACCACCTTTCTTATAATAAACCACTTCCTCGTCTTCAGCACATTGATTCTTTAAAGATTTGAAATAATTTAGTTTAGCACCATGAAGAGCTTTCTATTTTTGTTCTGAAGTCTATTCTTCTTGTTGAGTCTATTTTTTTCCTAGAACTTCATTAGTTTTTCTTTGAATATACTTTTCTCCACCTTGTGTCTAAACAAATTGTGCTAATTCTTTCTAATCTTTTGGATTTCTTTTATATTTATTCTAGAAATCTTTTACAATAGAAGATACTACTTTTTTCTATTTATCATCCATAGTTAATCAATTAAGATTAAATCTTTTGTAGAGAATACTGCTTCCTGTAAAAAGCCATTCTCTGTAAACCATCTCACCTTTACTCCTTTAAGTAAAGGGTTTTTATCTTCATTTCTAATTATAGAGCGTTCTACTCTATATACCAACATAATAGGTTTATTTGGTATGTCCTGGCGTAGAGTTACTCTCTACCCAGGAACAAAATAAATCTTTTCATCCATCATTATTTATTTTTAATATTCTTGAATCTTTCAGTAAGATTTTCATTAACAACTGCAAGAACTCTGTTTTCGCATACAAGTTGTAAGTTCTGTTTATAGAAAGGAACAGGTACTGCAGAATTTTTAGTAAAGAAAATAGTATCGTTAGGTTGACACCATTTTACTTCTGGACCAACTTCTTGAATAACTCCTACTTTAATAAATTGTTCTTCTTCTTCAATTTGACCATTATCAGTATTTTTATACTGAGGAGCCATACCTCCCATATCAAGAATAAGACCAGACTTAGAATCACGAACAATTCTTTGGAAAGGATTATCTTCAAATTGTTTTACAAGAACATAATTGCCGATAGGCATTATTTCTATATTGGCCATATTTTCATTTACTTTCTTAGCAAACTCCTCTACATTAGTAAATTGTTTATCAATTTTTTCTGTAAATTTGTCTACTTCTTCGTTAAATTTTTTAACATTACGTTGTTCAATAACGTCCTCTGCTGTAGTTCCATCTAAAGTCATTACTCTACTTGTACTTTCTCCTGCTACATGCATAGCAATTTTTTCATTCTCACTTAAAATTGGATGTTCCATATTACCATTTATTCATTAAACATTTTTCAGATTCAATGCTTGCTTTACTTTTTAATATACAACCGCATTGATCACATATATGTGAACTCATATACTTTATATTATGTTCACAAGTTTTACATATATCTAATCTTCTTTTTTGTTCATCTGAAGTATAACCAGTTAAATTTCTCCAGTTACCTACTATTATATTTCGTAATTTAAGAAAGAGATTCTTTAACATCTTTGTAGTATCTTAGATATTCTTTATACTATCTTTCATCTAGATAGTAAATAACTCCATCTATTTCTACTTTTTTTAGCATTACCATTTTCCAGCAACACAATGATTATTTAAGTTTCTCATCTTTATGAGAATGTGACAACCACAACCTCTGATAAATCCGGGTTTTGCAAAAGAGGAAACTTCATTAGTATCTGGATTTAACCAAAGTTTTGGATTACATAATCCCATAGCAGGACTAAAAATAGGACAATTCTTACAAATGTCTCTACGTTCATCAATATTCTATTCGTGCATATTTAGCTTTTTGTTTTTCTAATTTGTTTTGTTTAGCATAATGTTTTAACATCTTTTCTACATCCTCTTTTAAATAAGAACAATGATATAAAGTATTTTTTCCAGAATGATCATAATGATTTAAAATTAAATCTTTTATAATGAAATCAGAATTTAATTTTTGAAGCATCCACGCATAAGTTGATAATTGTAATTGATAGTGATTAAAATTACATTCATCTAAATGTCCTAAAGGATATTTCATTTTATCGGTACAACGATTTGCATTATTGTAAAATCCTTTTAAATCTATTTTAGCATTAGTTTTATGGTCTATGATATAAATATCATTTCCATTTTTTACTATAAGGTCTATTTGTCCTGCCAAGTGTAAATCAATTTTAGGATTATCATAATATATAAGGTACTCAGGATATATTCCATAGTCTAAGTTAAGATCAGTATAATCTTTTTTACATTCAAATTTTCCTCCAATACCAAACTTCTTTAAAGTAATATTAGAACCAGCATTATAAAAAGAATTTTCTAACTGTGCATGAATTTTAGTTCCTCTTTCACAAGCAATTCTATTTGTTTCTGCCCATTCATCAAGAATATCTTGTTGAACTTTATTTAGATTTTCTTGAGATATATTATATACCTCTAAAAAATCTTTTGGTATTTTATGGTTTTTCCAAATACCTCCTTTTTCTTTTTTCCAGTCTTCTGGAGACATTATTCTTTCTAAAGCTTTATAAGCACTTACAAATTCCTTATCAAATTCTTTTCCATACCTTTCTATTAAAGTAGTTACAGAGATATATTTGATAGTAGGATCATTTAAATTTCCGTAGTAATGGTCAGCTTCTCTAAATCCTACTGAACCATTAATTTTATCATATCCCATTTTCATATAACATATATTTTTTATTTAATTTAAGAATTATCTTTTATATACTATAATATACCTTCTACATGAAGTCTTACAATTGCATGAAATCCTTCATCACTAAGTAAATAATCTACATCTTTTTTATTATCCTAAAAAAAGTTTTCTGTTAATACTGCAGGACAATTCGTATTTTTTAATACATATAAATGAGCTTCTTTATCTGGATCTCCATCTGACAAATCAATTCTCATTTTTTTATCCTTTAGATTAAGTTTTGCTGCATTATATAAACAGGTTGCAAGTTTATCAGCTTTTGTTTTTCCTACTGATGTATAAACTTCCCAACCTGTTGCATCATGCCACTTTCCATCAGAAGCGGCGGCATTTACATGTATTGAAACATATATACAATTCTTATATTGTTTCACTAATTCATTAACAATTTTACATCTTAATTGTAATTCTTTAGATTGAGATACTTTTAAATCATCATCTTCTATATCAATAAATACTTGGTATCCCATATCTTTAAGAATATCTCTTACAGCCTTACACACTTCTCTAGAATATTTATATTCTTTAAATCTTCCATCAGGAGAACCTTTCCCTAAGATGCTTTTCTAATGAGCTGTGCCAAGAAAAATTGTAATCATTTGCATATTTTATCGTAGTCAAGAAGTAATGCTAATTTTTGAATATGAGGAAGAATATCTCCAGCATATTTATAATCATAACTTTTAGGTTCTTTATAAAAAAGAATAATTAAACCTATTTGAGAAGCATGTCCTTCGATAGTAAAAAAAGAAACAGATTTTGCATTACTAGCTTTTACTAATCTATAAAGTTTTGGGAGAGAGTATCCCATGTCTTCTACATCCTCAAATTTAACAAAACTTTGACTGTGTATTTTAGATAATTCATCTGCATAGTATATATAATCTAACTTATTCCACTACTATTGAAGAGTAGGAGTATCTAATGATCTTGGAGCTTCTGTGAGACAAGATAAATACAAATATTTATAACCTTGTAAACTTTGAGTATTATTATGATAATTCAAAAGTAATACATCAAAAGCATCCCTATCTACTTCTGCTATCAGCTGGACCTACTGATTTATTTCAATAGCAGTTTCCATAGAATATTGTTCAGCCTTTTTATTACTTACAATTTCCTACTCAAACCGTTCTGTCATTATTCTTCCAGTTTCTCCAGTTATCTGAGAATACAAAACCCATCCAAACAAAAGAACAATAATTAAAGTCTTCGTTTCTGGACGAATTCTATCAAGTACTCTCCACAAATACTTAATCCAATTTAAATTCATTTTTTTGTTAATTATAAAATAAAAATATTTGTATTTACTCAAAGTTATTAGTATATTTAGTAATGTCAAAATAATTAATATTTAAAAATATAAAAATTGAATTTTTGAATAAGATATTTACTTTTAATTTAACACTTTATATAAAATATGAATAAAAAATAGATTAGAAAGATGTAGACTGCTAGTGGAGGTCCACTTCAATTAACTCCAGAAGAACAAAAGTATTTAGAATGGAGTAAAATGACTCCAAAATAGCAATAGACTTATAGAATAAATAGAGCTAAAGCTTATTTTAATGATGGACAATTATGGAATGCAGCAAAATCTTATTTTGGAGGATTTGATCCTAGAAATCCACATTTAATTACTGGAGAGGCTCCTAGTCCAGGAATGAGAAATCCTAAGTAGATAATACAAGGAGTTTAGAAAGCTAAATCTATAGCTTAGAGAGCTGCTAAAATTTCTGATAAAGTGTTTGATAGACAATATTGGAGGGCAATAAGTAGTGGAAATCCTAAGAGAGTTTAGGCTGTAAGAAGTTTACATTTTAGTGCTAAAGCTCCTGAAACAAAAGTTGTTGATATTAAAGGAAGACCTCAATTGGTAATTCATAAAACACCTAATTATTTTATAAAATTTGATAATAATAGAAGTTATGGAAAAGTAAATTGGTTTGCAACAAAAAATGCTTTTGAAGGAGAAGAAGGAGTATTTGCAACTGGTGCTGGACGTAATCCGAGAGAAATGAAATTATATGTTAATATAAAAAATCCCCACATTCCAACTTTAGATGAAGGGGTAGAACCTGCATATATAAATGAAGGAGAAGATGGAATTTTAGCAATTGTAGACAATAACTATACTAATTATTTTCCTTCTACGTCAAAAGCAGGAAAAGGATTTAGAATATCCGGGGGAGTAAATAATCCTTATGCGTTAAAATCCTATAATTCTATAACTTATGATAATAATGGAAATATTATTCCTATTTCTTAGAGAGATAATTTTTTAATTAATGATATAAGATATAAACAAGGAGGTAAAATGAATATATTAGAATTTTTAAAGAATGGAAGTAGAATCCATATTAAAGAAAAGAACAAGGGTAAATATTTTAAATCAATTAATAAATATGTAAATGTATGATGGAAGAAAAATTAACAAAGGAAGAGTTACAAGAATTAGGAAGTTCTTTTAATTCAAAATTAGGAATGGATATGTTTAAGAAAATAGATGGAGTTGTTTATAAATTATGTACTAAATGTCTTAAATATAAACCAATGAATGAAGAATATTTTCCACATAGAAGTAATGTAAAATGTGGATTTGATTCTAGATGTAAGGAATGTTATAAAGAAAAAGAAAAAACTAGAGTTAGAGTCAAACCATTTAACGAAGAAGGAGAATTATATTGTTTAAAATGTAAGTAGTATAAACCTTTATCTGAATTTTATCCAAATTCTAGTAATACTAAAAATAGAAATTATTATTCTAATTATTGTAAATCTTGTGAATCTGAAAGAAGTAAAATAAAAAGAGAAAATTACCATTCTGATGATCCTATTTTATTTTTTAGAGATTTAGCAACTGCTTGTAGAGGTAGGGCTTATCGTAGTAATAAATTTAAATGTACAATTACTAAAGAAGATTTGTTAGATTTATATGAAAAACAAAATCATAAATGTGCATTATCTGGAATTGAAATGACTACAATAAAAGAAAAAGGAAGATTACCAAATAATGCTTCTGTTGATAGAATAAATCCTGGAAAAGATTATTCTATTGATAATATAAGATTAGTATGCAATCATATAAATATGATGCGATCAGATTTATCAGATGAAGAACTTTTAAAATATTGTAAAGCTATTGTAGATTATGTTAATAGAATTTAAAAAAGGAAATAAAATATATATTAAACCTAAAAATCGCGGCAAATTTACAAAATACTGCCACGGTAAAGTAACAGATGAATGTATATAGAAAGGAAAAAATAGTTCTAATCCTGCTATTAGAAAGAGGGCTACGTTTGCAGCTAATGCTAGAAAGTGGAAACATGAATCAGGAGGATTATTAAAGTTTGAAGAAGGAGGTAAAAATGGAGCTCCTTCTACTAAGTTTTTATCTAAATAGTGGTTTAAAAAAGCTGGAAATACTATAAACAATATTGGAAATAATATAGGAGATTTCCTAAAAACAGATACGGGAAAAGGTATAATGGATATTGGATAGAATATTCTTAGTGGATACACTAATTATAAAAAAGCTTCTAATTTATTAGATTCTCAAGTAGAACAAAGTAAAGCTTCCTTAGAATAGGCCTATTAGGATACAATATAGTAGGCTATATAGAATAGGGCTATTCAACAATAGTTGGTAAAGGAATAGTGGAAACAAGCTTATTAGAATGGAGAAACTTTAGATAATTATAGTGATATTGTTGCTCAACATATAGGATGGAATTAGTATAGTTCCGCTTTATAGAATGCCGAACAATAGAAAAGACAGCAAGAAGCATTAATGGATTAGCAAGCTAAATAGGCTAAAAGTAATGCTCTAGGAAATTTATTTGGAAGTGTTGTATAGTCAGGACTTGGAGTTTTAGGTAATGTATTAGGAAAAGGGGGAATATCAAGTACTCCTACTACAAGTACCTCTACTACTGCAACGAATAATACTTAGTTCAGTTCTCCTTTAAATGATTCAACAAAATTTTGGAGTATAAAATAAACCCCGGTAGGAAATTAATCCTATCGGGGTTTTACTTAAGAATATGAAAAAGAATTATCTATCAATGTCAATTGATAGTCTATTAAGTTCATCTTTCCAATTGAGGTAGTAACCATTATCTAACATATTATGGTCTATAGATAATTGTTCTATTGCCTTAATCTCGTCTATATTTGCTTTATATAAATCTCTAAAAATTTCAGTTCTCATAATAAAGTGTCATTAAATACTCTTCTGTTATTTCCTTTACTCCAGTTTTAGTGGTGGGATTCCATATATGATTTTTAAAGAGTTCTCTCATTGTAGGACGAGATTCATTAACTTTAATATAGCATACTCTTCTAATATCATCTATGTTAGAACGAACTATTACTTTTGTTACATCTTTCATACAATCTTCTAACTCATTGCTAGAAGATTTTTCTTTTTTAATAGGATTATCTATAATTTCTATATCATCTATAGATAATTTCATTCTCTTTAATTTCTTCTCCAAATTTGGAGTAGTAATTATTGTTCCTTTATATTTAAATGTCACTTCCATAGTTGTCCCACTAGGATTCGAACCCAGGCTAAAGGATTTAGAGTCCCCTGTACTGACCGTTATACTATAGGACAATCTGCTGTTTTAAACCAGCAGTTTTTTGAATGCTTTAATCTTACGATTAGCAATTTCTTTGGTTTTAGCCTTTACTCTTTCAATTACTTTCTTATAGTCTTTAGAGTTATAAAGAGCTTGAATATCATTTAAACCCTCTCTTTCAGCAAGTTCTTCAAGAACTTCGCTAAACAAAGAATCATCTACTTGTTTTAACCAGTTCTCAAATTCTTTTTTATCTTCATTTTCTAAAAGTTGTACTTTAATAGTTAAAGTATTTCCTTCTTTCGTAGAATCTATTACAAAATGAGTATCATCGTCTTGATATTCTTGATGTAATTCGTCGAGTCCCATTAGCTCTGCTACGAGAGCTTTTAATAATTCTTCTTGTTTCATAACAATACTAATATATCTGCTATTTTATATAGACAAATTTAAAAAATGTTAAATCAAGATTCTTCTTCTAAAAATTCTTCTAAGCTATTGATATTGAATTTCTTTTTAAGAACTTTTTCTATTAACTTAATATCATTAGTATTATTTTCTACTTTATTCTCAGTATTTCTTAACCTTTCTTCATGATTTCCTAAAATAAATACAATAGCCTGTTCTATTTTACTCAAATGGAATATTTTTTCTTTTATAGGCAATCCTGTTTCTGAATCTCTTTGTGATAAAGTATTAATGTTTAATATCTGTTTTGCTTGAAGAGCATTGTCTAATCTAGAAACAGTTGAAGGAGAAATATTTAGTCTTTTTGATAACTCTATATTATTATAGGTAATAATTCCATCTTGTGTATCTTCTTTTTTAAACATATACTGTTGGGTAGCTAATATGTAGGCTTTCTCTTTAAAAGAAAGTTTTTTGTTATCTAAAAAATCATATGAAAAAGGTTCAAATTTATCCCATTTCAAAAATCTATATAATTTACCTCTACCTTTAGGAGTTACTTCTATATATTTAGCATTTATTAAATTTTGAATACTAGTTCTTACAGTATTTATGGATGCTCCGCTTTCCCTAGAAATAGTATCAAGAGAAGGATAACAGGTTTTTGTTTCTTTATCCATATGTCTTTTTATTGTAGCATAAATAAGAATATCCCCAGGTTTTAAGTAAATGTTTTGTTCCGTCATATCATTTGGAACCTGCACGTGTTGTTTATTTAATTCATTTTCCATATAACTAATATATTATTATTAAAATTTTTTCAAATTGATATTATCATTTTAACATTTTTTAAAATTGCAAAATTGATAGGATTAATTTCAAAATTGATAATTTCAATGTCAAAATTGATAGAATTAATTTCAAAATTGATAGCTAACTATACTTAAAACTATACTTAAGATAAACTATACTTAAGGCCGTGCGGCCATTATTTTTAGGTTAGAGATATACTCTACTTAAAAAATTTTTTCTAAAATTTTATTTTTTTTTAAATTTTTTTGGATTTTTTTAGCATAAAATTTTTTTCTAAAATTTTTTTGGAATTTTTTGTGGGAGAGAGGGTGCTACCAACCGCCAGTCCCCCCACCCTATTTGAGTGAAAACTCAAAAAGATACATATTATAAACTTTTAAAAACATTTCAATTATGAGTAAGTATTTTGATAAGAAGGCTTATGCCGCTATGGTCAAGAGTGAGTCTGCACGTCGTTCAAGTGAGAGTTTCTTTTCTTCAAAAGAAGGAGATAATTACTTTGGCAATGTTACTGGTTCTCTTAAGGTTGTAGGGGTTGAGCCCGTTGCTGCCAATGGTAACATCAAGGCATTCAATGTGGTTAAGTTCGACGATGGGCATCAGATGTCTACATCTCGTTTCTTCTCTGCAAAGGGTCTCCGCTGGCCCGTTGGTGGTAATGTAGCCAAGTTGAACTATCTTTGCTCTGCTCTCGAATCGGGTACAGAGATTGAGGTTCAACCTAAGCAGGTAACATCTACCCCTATGATGCGTCGTGACGGTACATATGTGGGAGATGGTGGCTCGGTTTTACAGCCTGTCGAGAAAAAGGAAGGTAACAAGGTAGTTGGTACTGAAGCACCTGCAGGAGCCCTGATGGCTGTTACCTATTATTTTGAGGAGCAGGATTTGCCTGCTGTTCAGATGATTAACTTTATGGAAGAGGAGTAATACTCCTCTTCTTAAATGTATGTATACATTTATAGGAAGAAGAGAAAAGAACCCTAAACGTTTTAAAACGATTGAAGGGTTCTATCTCACTTTCGAAAAAGAACTTCCACTGTTTGAAGATTTTATGTATGTGATTCTTTGTACTCGTAATGAGGAAACAAAGTTATTTACATTTGTGAGGTCTGCTTATTGGTGGGAGTAAAAACAAAACACCAAACAACAAACAACAAACAACATTATTTAAACAATAATTAACGTATCTTTTTTGATTTTCACTTAGGTTGAAATTCCTTGGATGTATGTCCTAAAATCCCTAACATATCTAGAACCTTCACGTGGGTTAGGGGTGAAAGCACTGTAGTGGTGTGAGTACATATCTAGATAAATAATAAACAAATATTAAACAATATGAAAAAAATTCAAGTTACAACAATTGAGAAGATGGCTAATGTTCAGATAATTGAACTAAATGCATCATTCATTGCTAGAGTTGTAAGACTTCAAGCACAATTGGAGCCATTAGTTAAGAACATCACTCGTACTAAACGTAAGTTCAATGACAAAACTAAAGAGTATGATGATGTCCTGGATGAGAATGGCAACAAAGTCATTGAGTATGATCGAGTTGATGGTAAGGTTTTGGCTGAGAATGTAATGCCGTTCATCAATGAATTGTGTGGGGCTTTTGAAGAATAAAAGGTTAGTGAAGCCATAAAGAGATCCAAAGTTCGTGAGAATATAGGGTCTCTTTCTCAATTTCAGGGGTTGAGTGTATAAAATTGAAAGTTGTGATAGTTGCGATTGAAAAATTATTGTGATCGAACATAACTGTTTGGGCACTGTCATCGACGCCAACCCAACTCCACAAATTCAACTCAACTCAATTTCAAAAATGGCTGCTTCATTAAAACTTAGTTTTAATCAATTTTTTATACACAAAAAATATTGAATTTTCAAGCATTAAAAAATTTAAAAAAAATATTGGAGTTGGAATACCAATATATTTATAAAAACCCTATAAAATTCCCGTCATTCTGGAAGACGTAAAAAAGGTTTGCTGATGAGGCCAGAACGAAACGAAAAATATATTCGTACAAACAAACAAAACAATTAGCAATATGAAAAAAGAAAAATTAACACGTTTTGACATTGATATGCTTCAAGCATTGATGTCATCAGAAGTAAAACTTCTAAGAGTATTCCCTTATGAATCTCAAGCAATTAATTTGATTGCGGATACAGAAGGTTACTCAAAGTGTGAAATCCAAGAAGATAGTCTTCTTTATAAAAGACTTCTTGACATCCGTAAGTATGCAGCTAAATTTAACATGGATGACAATAAAATTGTTATTCAAGTTGAAGTTAATGCTGGATATACTCGCGATTATTTATTCCTTGGATTTTGGGATCATCATTATTCTATAGGAACTGCTGTTATTCCATGTGCATATGCTCCAAAAGAGTTTCCATGTAATAATGGATGGGTAGGTATGAATGTAAAATTCTAAGAATATGAAGTACGCAATACAACATAAGATCTCTGGTCAAGTAATAGATTATTGTGAGACCAGAGATCAAGCTCAGTGGTTTCTCAACCAATCAAGTAAGTTCGAATTAGTAGAAATTGCTAATGCCTCTAAGGTTGAAGTAATCTACACTGAATTAGGAGGACCTAATGGTTATGGACATCAAGAACCTTCATTTACAACTTATGGAGGTCTTTTACCTTGCGTTAGAAGACTTATTTCATGGATGCAAGAAGAAGCTCGTGTTTGGGGTCCAGATCCTAGAGATATTAGAGACTATTTCAAAAATTGTCGTCTTTATATAAATGGAGAAGATAAGTTTGACTGGTGGTATAATCAATATCAAAAGTTAGATTTGAAAAGTCTTTATGTATAAATAGCAAAGCTCTCATCGCTATACAAAAAGTGTGGGAGCACAAACAAACAAATAACAATATGAAACAGAAAGTATTTGAAACAAAGGAAGGAGTAGCATTGTTCTTCGATGAGGAGAAATATGACTACTCAAGTGATAACATGCAAGCTGTTGAAGCAGCTCTTAAAGAGGATATGGCCAATTATTTGGTAGATCCTCAAGGAGCAGCAATGGCTCACAATCTTATGGCTATTATGGTTTCCATGGATAGATACCATGAGATGGTGAGCTAATAGCTTGCTAAATAAAAAGTTCAATTATATGAAACAGATTTATTTGTTAAATGCATTTTCATTACAGATGGTAGACGTACCCTGCGATGTCCATTTTGAGGAAGTTGACGAACTTCCAGATGGATTGACCTCTGCAATTGGCCATCAAGATACAGCAAATGTTCTTGGTGTTCCAGTGAACAGAATTAATGTTCATCTTTCGAAAGGAGATACTGCTTATGTAGCTCAGTTACAAGGTGGACGTCTTCCTGAGGGTTCTACAACATTACCTGAGGGTTTTTCCTTTAAGTATATTAAGGTTGTAATAAACTAAGAGAAAACTTTCAAAAAAACTCAATATAAAATATCCTAATTTGTGCTGACTGAAATATGCCCTTCGCTTATAGGATTTCCAAGATGTTGAGGACGCCAGTTTCTTAGTGTGGCAGGGAGTATCTAACCCTGTGGATTGCATTGGATGTAAAAGCTATGATACTAAGTTTTAGGTGTAAAACACAATTAAAAAATGACTGGATAGTTTAACCGGTTTAGCCGTGACTCATTGAATGCCAGCATTATTGCTTAATAAGTGTGAGAGCAATTCACAATCTGCAGGTTGTGACGTCGAGGTATATCCGACGATAAATAAGATAATATACTTAATCAAAGATTACCACACATCGAAGAGGATAATAAAATAGCCCGAACTATACGGATTAACTAACGTGGAAAGAAGAGCTTATCTTCTTTAAATATATAGTAAAATAGGTGACTTATCAGTTCAATAAGAAACTGTTCGCTTACCCAAAGTGTTAAAGTCAGATTATGTACAGAAAATGGGCGGAGTAAATTCCCGTATAATCAATGTTCACAATATATGCCAGTATATTGTGTTCCGTATCGTTGTATGCTGGCACATACAATTGACGTAAGTAGACTTAACTACATAACAGTCGCAATGTTAAGCTCGATACCTAATGCGTGAAGGTATAATATTTAATGACCTATTTACATCCTTGGCAAAAGGCTCTGTCGCAAAAATATTAGGCATATAACCCTCAAATATGCGTGAGAGGATTAATTTTAAATTTAACAATATGATTATTTTCAATTTTAAGTTTAATTGAGGCGTAGCCGAACTTCATTCGTTACCAACTGAATGGTAAAGTTCATATGGCTAGAAAGAGGCAGTTGGAAGTTGCACACATGGCGGACACGAAAAGTAGGATGAAAGACTAGTAAGTGTTGATGTCTGATTCCAAAATTACTCGAAGATGATAGAGTATAAGTAGTATCATCCATTCCTACGTGACATCTTGGAATTCGTAGTGAGGGAAACAAAGAGTATAAAAGAAATCTTTAACAAGACAAAGTTGGCAGCTTGGAATAGACAGCAAATTTTAATTTAACAATCTGAAACTAACAATTTGAAACCGTCGAAATTTCACTGATGATTACCGAGGATTAATGCTCGGATTCTACATGGTTGTTTTAGGATAACAACGTAGTAGGGCTTAAGCGACGTAAAAAAAGAGCCGAAATTGTTAAGTTTGTTTGGTCTCCATTCATAATTGGATGGATGGAGACATTTTTTAAACTAAACAATATGAAATAATTAAAACTTTTAACAATGAAAAAAATTAATATATGGCAAGTACTACTTGTCATTTGTATATTATTTTGGGTTTGGGTAATAAGTTTTTTCGCATGAATGACTGGTTAAAAACAAAAAAGGGTTTGCAATACCTTCTACTAAAGTTCCCAAATGATTTGGTAGTAAATGCAATTAAAGAGTTCCGGACAAATACAAGTTGTCCAAGTTATAAATTTTAAAACAAACAAAACAGTATGAAATCTTTTAAAAGAATTAACACAGAAGAAGTATCAGCAAGATACAATTCCGTAAGAGAGAAGAATAAAGGTAGAAAATTCTCTAATGAGGAGGTAATTAATCTTCTTAAAGAAGCTGGTTTAAGTGGTAGTATGGCAGCAAAAATTGCTGCTAATAATACTCTGCTTCAGCAATTCAAAAGAGAGGGTTGTGGACGTGGAAAACATATTGGATATATATTCCCATATAATCCTATCCATAAGGCTTGGTTCGAGAATTGGATATATCCTCCGCACTCAGAGAAATCTAAAATTTCTTCTGTAGAGAAAGATAAGGATTTTGAGTCTGAATGTGCTGCTTATCTTAAGCAACAAGGATATAAACTCAAGAAGTGTATAGGATTTGATGAGGATTCCTTTAAAAAAGATTATCCTCAGCTTTGGAGTAAATATTTAATCTACGAAGAAATATGAGTCCAAAGGAAGCAATCCAAATAGCCAGGAAGTATAATCTTGAAGCTGAAGTTCGTCAAGAACTAGCTTCAGGATTAACTCCTGAAGAAGCATTAGAAGAATGGGATATTCTTTAAGACGAAATATCTACTCGGTAACCAATCCGAGCTCTAGGGCGTCTCTTTTAAATCCTTAGAGAGACTAATAAGAAAATAAGGGTTTAAAAATCTCTAACTAGAATTAGCTACTCTAGTCAATAGAGGGTTCAGGTTTTCGGCACGTTGCTTTTACTGAACATTTTTATTAATAGCTACAAACAATTAACAATATGAAAGAATATACAATTAATATAAAAAGTAATAACTCTGCCGTAATAGCAAAAGATTATTGGAATCCTGATAAATCTCTTAAAGCTATGGAAGAGAGGCCTTATTTATTCGAAGTAGGTATGAAAGTTGTAGATCCTTGGGGAAATGTTGTTACAATTTCTCAGATAAACAAATGCCCATCTGTAAATAATAGAGCTCCTCAATGGACTCTCAATGTAGAAGAAAATAGAAATACTTATGTCTATTATGAAATAGCGGGTATTTTTGTTAAAGAACTTTCAGTTGATGAAGTAGAAAAATTATTAAAATAAAAGTTAGCACCGCAAGCCCGTAAAAAGTACACGGCGTCCCGATGTGCATCCTATGACCTCCTAAAATACTAGTTTGGAGACCGGATGAAATCCAGATATAAGTATGCGTGCACAAATGAAACTGGAGAACTAACTTTTTTGGAAATAACTATTATGTATCATTAAGTTGGCAAGTAGTTGAGGTGAATTTCCTTTCAATCTTTTTAACCTCGTTTTATGAAGGATAGCTCAATTAGCAGAGCCCCGATTCCAACTCGGAAGATGGTGGTGACTATTCCACCTCCTTCATTTTAGTCAGGTAGCTCAGATAATATAAGAGCGTTCCCAGGATGGTGAAAGGTCGTTGGTGTAAATCCAACTCTGGCTACTTTAGGGAATAGTTTAAATGTTAGAACACTGATAGCCTAAGGAAGTACTTAGCAAGTAGGATTAGCTGATCCAACTTTTTTAGGAGAATACTATCAATAGAATGCAGGTACAAACTGCTTCCCTATTAATACCTTCCATCCTAGGTGAAGTGATGGTGACACATAGAGTGACGACCTATGTAATATCCTAATGTCAACTTTTAGTTAGTACTGGCTAAAGGAATAGTCGATTTAGTGCTCTGGGTTTTCGACTATAAGTGAGTAACTAAGAGAAAAACCAATTTCTTCTAGATGGAATTGGAGGGGTAAATGTTACGAGCAAAGGACGCTTTATTACCCCAATTTGGATAAGTAGCTCTAATTGGTTCCGACGATATATCGTTCCTTACTTCCGTCGGTTAGAGCCCTGGATTTTACTAGGAGGTTAGAGGTTCGATTCCACTCCTATTTACATAAATTCTATAATTGGATATTAAAAATGTAGTAGAATTTTTAACTAAAGATTATAGGTGTTCTAGGTAGCTCCTAGAATAAGCAGGTTGGTGTAATGGTCAACGTTAGTTGGTAGCTACTAATACAACATATTCCTAAAAGGAATGATAAAGGTTCGAATCCTTTGCCTGCTGCAAATTTAATTTTGATTTTTCATAAATTAAAATAAATTAAAAAATAAAAATAATTTTTAATGTTATGAAAATAATTCCAAAATTACAAACAGCATGGCAGCCATTATAGGTTGATAATACTAGAGTACAAAAACCTATGGTTATGTAGCCTATAAAAAGAACTTTAAAACCTGGAGAAATGTTGTTAAATTTAGGAGGACAACAAACAGTAGTGACTCCAAAACAAACATATATTCAATAGGATAATCGTTCAGATAAATAGAGAAAATCAGATTAGAAATATGCTTAGCAGAAAAGAAAATAGATTGAATTAGATAAAGCATAGAAAAGAACTGGAGAAGTTGCTAGTGCTTTTTTAGAAAGAACAATGCCTTCTTATTGGGCTTAGTAGTTAACTAATGAATCTCTTAATCCAATATAGTAGTTTTTAATTGATGGATTTAGTCCAGGAAAAGTTATTAAAGGGGGATTAACTACTGCTGCTATATTAACAGCTCCAATTAGAGGACTTTCAAAAACAAAATTTGGAACTCATATTGTAGAAGAAGGAGGAAAAAAATTAATAGCAGAAAGGGTTCATCCTGAATGGTTTAGTGGAATATCTCCAGAATTATAGAAAGAAGCTGAAACATTTTTAAAAGAAGGATTAACTAAAAGACCAATATTATATGAAGAAGTTAAAAATAATCCAGAATTAATGTAGTTTGTTAAAGATATTGCAGAAGGTAAAAATTAGGAAATTTTAGCAAGATTTAATGAAACAAAAGTTGCTCCGAATTTAGGTTCTCTTATAGCACTAAAACAAACTGGATTACCTCAAACTAAACACGTAGTAATAGGTCAAAAAGGACATTCTCCAATTATAGGAGATTGGCATAATACAAAAAATATGGGTAATTATAATTATTTTGCTGGAGGAGAAAATGCTAAATGGGCAGCTGCTTAGTATGCTGATGTTGGCACCTTTGAACAAGCACATAATTTATTGATTAGTAGAGGTTTTACTCCTGGTTCTAAGTAGTATGAAACAGCTATGGAAGAATTTTCTAAAATAATGGATATGCAAAAAGCTAAAGGAGTAAAAAGATTTGCTTATAAAGAGGGTGCTAAAGATAGAAGTGGAGGAGCTAAAAACTTTAGTTGGGAACATTTGATTACTAAAGGTCCCACAAAAAAGAAAATAGAATGGACTCCAGAAGAAAGAGATAACTATCTAGATGCATTAAAAAATTGGACAAATTTCTGGGGAAAAGATATAGAAAGTGGAGGTTCTAGACAAGTGATTGCTAGAGCTGATAGTCCTTTAGGATTTGCTACAATAGAAGCTAATGGAAGAAATTATAAGGAATTAGGAGGTTCTTATATAGAAATGCCTGGAATTTCTAGGCCAAATAAAATTGATGTTAATACTGATGCAAATAAATTAGGAAAGTAGTTAGAAAAATTAAAAATTCCATTATTTAGAGTATCAGAAGTTGATGATCCAATAAGAATTAATACTCACGGTTCCTACGGATTACCAAGTACTAACACATGGTTTTTTCAACATAAAAAAGGAGGAAAATTAAATGAAAATAACAGAAGAAATGCGTTGGGTATGTTTAAAAGGATATGAAATAATTACATACCCAATTATTCTTTTTTATCTTTCCTGGTTCACTTCTTATTTTATTAAATTTGATTTCATAAAATATATTTGGTTAAAACTACATGGATATGAAGAATGGACAGATAATTGTGAAGAACAAGAAGTGTAAAGTTGAGAATATTCTTAAAGAATATCCAAATGCTGAAATTTTTGATGTGACCAGTAAAGGAGAATATAAAACTTTATCTCCTTTCTATCCACATAATTCTATTCCTGTTCCATTTTCTGGTTCAGTAACTTCTCAATCTGTTGAAGGAATTTGGCAAGGTCTTAAAGTATTTGAACGTGAAGGAATAGACTTTTCTTGTTTTAATAATAAAACAATGAAAAATCTTAAAAGAACTGTTAAAACTCACGGTAGATGTCTTGGACATCAAAAAGGTTTAGGTTCTAAAGAACTTCTCGGATATATTGATGCGAGAAAAAATATTTATATTCCTTCTTATATGTGGATGCTCGAAAACAAATGTCAAAAAGAAATTGCATACTTTAAAAGTCTACTCAAAGAAGGAAAAATAATAGTTTTTCTGGACTATGATACAAATGAGAATGTAGAGGATGCTTTAAAACCTTTATCTCATGCATCTTTAATTAAAAAATATTTATTAAATGAAATACGAACAACAAATTGATAGATTCCTCTTTGGACAAATGAGTTCTGAAGAGGAATCTTTATTTTTGCAGGAATGTAAAACAAATAAAGAACTTAGAGAAGAAGCACAAATGACTGCTCTTCTAGTAAAAGCATTAAAAACATCTAAACAAAATTAACAAATATGAAATGTCCCACATGTAACCAAGAAATTGGAAAGTTTGTCTCAGATGAACGTTCCATAAAAGAAAAAGGAGAATGTTTTGAGTGTGCTCTTTGGCGTAAAAGATTACCTTTAGTAAAGAATTCTAATGTAGCTATTATTGATGGCACATTCTATACTATTGGTGATGAAGACTCTAAAGATCCATTTAGAGGATTTGGTGGTGATAAATTTGTCATCAAGTTTAAAGATGGCAGAGAAGTTACTACAACTAATCTCTGGTGTGGTGGTCATATCTCTGAACATTGGAGACCTCAATTTCCTGATAATGCCAATTTTGATTGGAAATGGAAGAAGATTGGCGAATGTAATTATCTTATTCCAAAAGAAATTGAAGAAATTCCTGATTCTTTAATTGCTCAAGCTGAAACTAATATTGGAATGTAATATGAAAGTAAAAGTATTTCAACTTCAACAAAAGAAATTTGATTCTGAAGGAAATATTATTCCAAGAGACAAACGTAAAAATAAAATTGTTTGTATTGGTACAGTAATAGTTCCAAAGAATAAAAAGAATTTCGTTGAAGACGTAATCTGGGATTTATTTAATTGGGCTTGTTGGTGGCCTTATCAAAAGGTTAACATCTATTTAAAAGGGCTTAGAAGAGGATTTAGAAAACAAGGTTATCGTTGTTTTCCTAATTCTAATGCTCAAGGATATTGTAATTCAGATATTTTCTTCAAATTAGAAAATAAATGGATGATAGCAAAATCATTTGGATGGGATAAAGCTGACTCTTATGAGGAAGCTGTAAACATAGTTATTAAACAACAATTTTAATTAAAATGAAAGCAACAGAAAAGAAATTTGTATGTGACCTAATTTCATTGGTCGCAAATGCTGTAGCTACTGGAACTATTTCAGAAGCCGAAGACTATCTTGTAGATCGTTATCAAGGTGAGGATAATGATTTAATTGAACACTCACTAAATGTATTAACAAATATTAAAAACAAACAAGCAATATGAATGATGTTATTCTAGAATGGACAATCATTCCTTCTAATAAATGATTATGAAATTTAGAGTATTAATTAATAAAGGTATGAGTACTATTACTCAGTCTTTTAGAGTATATTCCGAAGCACTTCAATTCCAACGAGAAAATGGAGGAATCATTTATCTAAAAGTTAGAAGTTATGGAGGAAGAAATTAAACAATACTTGAATAAATCAATTGTAGACATCTCACGAAAGTGTGGTGTCTACATTGAAGATGTTGTAAAAACAATTAAAAAATTATATGGAAATGAGAATTAATTTTACAAAAGACCACATGGCTCGTCTGGTAGACCTTGCAGACGCAGCATTGTTTGATAAAACAGTAGTGGTTACAAAACTAGGTCAGCAACTCAATATTTATGAGTTACTTCATATGACGTCAATTAATCAACTTAATGAGATTAAAACAAGTCTTACTAAGAAGATTGAGAAAGTTGAAGCATCCGATGAATGGATTGCTCCAGATAATGATAAACTTCAGTCAATAAAAGATGCCAAGGAATTGGTAAATCTTATTATTGGTTGGAAGCGTTATAATCTGGAGTTGGATGAGAACGCTCGTAAGAAGGAAGAGCTTTCTAAGAAGCTTTCTGAACTGAAGGAATCTACAAAGACTCCAGAAGATCGAATTAAGGAACTTGAAGCTCAACTTAAAGAGTTAGAAGAATTCTAATAATAGTAGTACAAGGATTGAAAGTGTCCAGGTTTAAAGATTTCCTTATTGCTGATGATCAAGTGGTTGCCATGGTAATAGTGGTTCTAGGTGATGGCAAGTCCTAGACTAGCAACAGCGACTGGCTCAGATAAACAATTGAAGGATTAAGTGTAATAACGCGCTACTATTATTTAAATCAGATTAGTTTTAATAAAATTTTAAAGAACAGATATTCTGTGCGAGTATCGGGTTAGTGCAACCTCACACAGAAGAAAAATAATGGTTATTACCGTGACTATCTCCGCCAAATTGTAGGTAGAAGTACATGAGCAACGAAAGCCTTGTCACCTACTCGGGAAAACGTGAAAGAATAGTTCTGTTCTTTAAATAATATAAGACTGAAGCTTGATATCGGGATAGCAATTAAAACCCGCTTTTCCTCTCTTGGAAGTAATGTTGGATAGATATAGCCCAATATTGTTATGAAGTAGAGATAAAACGGCTCGAAGCCACTCTTTTAAAAATAAAGGTAAACCAAAGAGCATACTCCAGATACGACAACAATACTCTAAGGAATTCCTTTTAAAAATAGGATTTACAGGTCAAAGAGAAGACGGATAATTGTGTAAATAATAGAGGTTTAATGGCTCTACAAAACAAAACAGGGTTAAATAGCAAGTAGCACCGTAAATGCGAAATGGTTAGAGAGTAATCTCGGTAAGCCTTAAATATGGTAAGGTACCCTTGAGTGAAGAACACGATCCTATTTGTTTTATGGCACAGAAGTTAGTTACTTACAAATTTAACAATTAATTATGATTACAGTAGAATTAAACAAGAAAAATGAGAATCCATTTTATGGATGTAGTAACTGTTTGAAACTTATTGAACAAGCAGCAGGTAATGTGACTAATTCTATGCTCGATGCAGCATGGAAAGAAGTTGCACAAGACCTAGAAAAGAAAAAGATGTTCTTCTCTATATTATTCTCTATTGGAGATATTACAGGAAGACAGCATAATATCTTTGGTAAGAAGAAGATAGATTCTGGTGGTAATGCCAACAGAGATTCTTTTAATACAATCTTCCATTGGTTGTGGAATAATAACAAGAATCAATTCATTAAGTTCATGAATGCACAGTTGTTCAATGAATATACTTGTTTTGATTTCTTGTTCCAGAATCGTGTGAAGACCAAAGGTTCAAAAGTACTGAATGTATTCTCTGCTTACAATGATCCTGAGTACAAGAAGGCTCTTCTTAACTATGTGTATTCTGTTATCAATGGCACTAATCCATTTAACAAAATGCTTGTGGCTAAGTTCTTGACTATTCCTCGTACATCTAAGAGACAAGGTCATAAGAAAATGCTTCCTGAAACTCTTAAGATTATGAGAGAAAAGAAAGCTTTCTTGGAGGAATTGTCTAAGATGATGGGTTGGGAGATTGAATATTTCAAAGGCTATCGTGAGTGGAGAAAGCAGTATAATGGTGAATTGGAATCTGTTCTGTTCTCTACTGGAAAGATTAACGAATTTACTAAGGATGAATTCATTAGTTGGTTCGATAAACTTCCAGCACAGGCTCGTTTCAGAGTGAAGAATCGTATTCTTTATTCTAAAAAGAATGAAGATATGAATGATGGTAATCGTGTTGTTGATTTATCCGATTCTGGATATAAATGGGCTAAGTTTCAACCTTGGTTGAAAGAATGGGAACAGTTCAAGGAGAATAAGCAGCAAGAACAGAGAATTCTTGAAGAGAAAGTTCGTCAAGGACAAGCTACCGATGAAGATAAGATTAAACTTCAGAAAGTAAAGAAGGAAGCTAAAGTTACAACTGGTGCTACTAACTTTAATGAATTGTATCAATCGATTCTTAATGGTAATGTAGACAAGTTGAAACTTGAATCATTCATTCAGAATAAAGTTAATTTACCATATAATAGTTTGGTAATTATTGACGATTCTGGAAGTATGGGTGGAGCTCCTTTCAACTTTGCAAAGTTTATTGCTTCGGTATGTCTTGTTAAGAATCCAGATGATGATGCTCGTAATCTGATTGGATTCTTCAATAGTCGTTCTCACTGGCACAGTTTCATTGATCAAACTTCTTCTCGTAAGAATAGTCTTCTTAGAACTCAAATTGCTCAAACTAATACTAAACCATTAGTTGATCCAAAATTGAGTTTCTATGATAACTACCAGAGAATTAGTAAATTCTGTGATGCTACTTATCAAGGAGGTGGAACTCGATTGAATTCAATTCCACAAGGATTGGAATATATCATCCATGAGAATCCAGACATGCTTGATACTCTTAAGGAATATCCTATTTGGACAATTTGTTCAGATGGAGATCTAAATTCCTGTTGGAACGCTAAGTCAAGTATGTTAGAGTTCCAGAATGATTGTCGTCGTATTCTTGGGTTTGTTCCTTTTGTCGTAATGATTGAAATATATCGTTATGGACAACCTTCAATTAATCATTTTGAAGGAATTGAGAATATGATATATATTCCATCAAATCCTGCTCAGATTGAACAATTCTTAACCAACTTTAAGGATATGGATATCTTTGATGTTTATACTCCACTGTTGAGTCTGTATCGTTCAAATCGTTATCAATTAGTACGTGAAAATACTCTTTGAGTATTTTTGCATATATTCCAAGTTTGCTAGAGGAGAGATTTAATTCTCTCTTCTAGTTTTAGAAGAAAAAGAATAAATCATAATAGAAATGAATTAAAGATACTTACAATCTCAAATTACATTAGCTCATTTGGTAGAGCACTAGATTGATAATCCAGGAGTAGCGAGTTCGATTCTCGTATGTAGACCAGAAAGTATCTTTATTTGGGGAACTTGAGTAATGGTAAGCTCAAATTATATACGGGTAACCTAGGACAATCTTTTGATTTAGGGTTACCTACAATATCATCATCTATAATTTTTCTAGGATTTCTAGAGATGTAAGTTCAAATCTTACGTTCCCCGCTAATCCAAACTATAACAATATTATTGACGTTCTTGACATATGAATTGAAAGCAAACGTAGGTGCTTTAATTGCATTGGTAAACGTTAGGATAAATCAAGACCTAATACTAAGGAAGAAATTGTTATTTCTGTACAGAGTTTGGATTAAATTGCCAGGGTAACTCAATAAATTGATTTTAGTAATTTTATTAGTTACTTACAATACTATAGTTTTCAAAAAGGTTAGAGTATTTGATTGAAATTCAAAGAGTTGTTGGTTCGATTTCAACTCCGCCCACCAAATAAGTCGTGAGACTTTATGTCATTGTAATAAATGACCATACGCAGAAGTTTTAAATGACAGTCCGAAAAGACGGACACTTGAGGGGTTCGTCTAGTGGTTTAGGACACAGAAAAATATAAAATTTTACTAGTATCAGGCTGATACTTACTATATCACAATTAAATTGAATATAGCAATCCAAGCCTGGAACAGAGGTTCGATTCCTTTACCCCTCACTACTTGCCAACAAACGGTTATTTAATAAGTAATTATAAATAAGACTGGAGAGTGAGGCGTAAGATCCCAGTATAAAACGCTCTTAAAATAAACTTTAGGATGATGCGAATAATAGTAACATCTAGTAAACCTAAGACATCGTAACTTCAAAATTTGTTTATAATGAAAGTTTTAGCAAAGGTTCGATTCCTTTGGTTGGCACATTATAGAATATTAAATAAATTTAAACAATATGGAACAAATTATTTATGGAATTACAATTATTCTCTATGCAGTATTTATAATCCGATTTATCCTTAGTTGGGTAGGCGGAGATTTTGATTTAGATATGGATGCTGATGGAGATGTTGATTTAGGTGATGTTGTGTCATTTAAAGGTGCTACTCATTTTTTAATGGGATTTTTTAGTTGGTTATCAGCTAAATTACTTACTGCTCATACTATAGAATGGTATGATTATATTATAGCATTTGCATTAGGAGTAGTATTCTTTATAGTATTAGTGTATATTTATAAACTAATGATGAAATTAGAATGTAAACCAATCATATTAACAGGAAAACAGTTAATAGGAAAATCTGCTAAAGTTTATTTACATGTTGATTATAATAAATATATTATCACAGTAAATAATGGAATAGGTACAACAGAAGTTCCAGCTCACTCCTCTAGTAAACATAATATTGGTGATATGGTTACCATTCTTGATTACAAAGACTCTTATTACATAATCAAATAATTAAACAAACATTATGACATTAACAACATTAATTATTGTAGGAGTAATTGTCCTCCTAGTAATTTTGACAATTATTGGACTCTTGTCACGTTATCGTAAATGTCCAAGTGACCAACTTTTGGTAGTTTATGGTAAAGTTAGTGGTAAATCAGCTGCTAAAATTTATCCTGGTGGTGGTGTGTTTGTATGGCCCGTTATTCAGGATTATAAGGTAATGTCTTTAAGACCTTTCCAAATTAACTCAGAAGTTGTAGGTCCAGACAGTGGTATGATCAGAACTCATGTTACTGTAGCTTTAACTACTGCTATTTCTCAAGATCCGACAATTCAGCAGAATGCTGCAGCTCGTTTCTTAAGTGCTAATTCTAATGAGATTGTTTCTCAGATTAAGACCATTCTTGAGGGTGAAGTAAGATTGATTATTGCTTCAATGTCAATTGAAGAAATTAATTCTGACCGAGATGCTTTCAAGACTAAGGTTAAGGATAGTTTAGGTAATGAGTTAAACAAGGTTGGTTATGATATAACTAACATTAACATTCAAGAAATTACTGATGAAGCAGATTATATTAAGAATCTTGGAAAGAAGAAGGAAACAGAGGCTAGAGCAAATGCAGAGGCTGATATTGCTGACAAGGAGAAAGACGGAGCAATTAGAAAGGCCAACATCAAGAAGGAACAAGAAATCCAAGTAGCAACTGCTGATAAGGAAAGAGAAACTACTGTTTCTCAGACCAAACAGGAGCAGGCTGTTAAAGTAGCAGAGATTGAGAAGGAACAGGAGACTCAGATTGCTGAAACTCAGAAAGCTAAAGAGGTTCAACTGTCTGAAATTGAGAAAGACAAGCAAACCGGTATTGCTAATCAGAAAGCTCTCCAAGTAGCTGCTGTAGCAAGTGCTGATGCAGATGCAGAATCAAAGAAGGCAGAAGCAGAAGCAAGAAAGGTAGCAGCTGTAGCAGCTCAAAAAGCAAAAGCTGAATCAGAGAAAGCTAAGTCTGAATCAGAACAGAGAAAGGCCGTAGCAACTGCTGAAGCTGATGCTGAAGCTACTGAGAATGAGAAAGAAGCATTGATGCAAACTCGTATTGCTGAAGCTAATCAGAAGAAAGAAGCTGATATTGCTAAGGCAACTCAGGAGAAGGAAGCTAAGAAGGCAGAGTATGAGTCTGCTAAACAGATTCGCAAAGCTAAGGCTGATCAGGATGCAGGTGTAGCAGAACAGAATGCAAAGATTCTTGTAGCTCAAGCACGTGCAAAAGCAGGTCAAGCAGAAGCTGATGCTGATAAAACTGTACAGGTTGCTAAGATTGAAGCAGATATGAAGGCTGCTAAGACTAAACAAGAACGTCAGTTGGAGGTTAACGAAGCTGAAGCTAAGGCAGTTGAAGCTAAGTTAAATGCTGAGCAGGTTGTTCCTGCAGAGCAGGCTAAGAAGAAGACCATTATCGAAGCAGAAGCTATTAAGGAACAAGCTGTCCTTGAAGCAGAAGCCGAGAAGCAACGTATTCTTAAAAAGGCTGAAGCAGACGCAGAGAAAGTTCGTTTGAACATGAATGCTGAAGCTGAAGGTATTAAGAATAAGAAACTTGCTGAAGCAGAGGGTCAGAAGGCTCTCTTGTTTGCAGAAGCAGAAGCTCTCCAGAAGAGAGAAATGGCTCCAGCACTTGCTCTACAGAAGATGGTTGAATCATTCGGTGGTAATCCAGATCTTCTTGTTCAGTACAAAATGGTTGACCAGTATAAGTCAATCGCTGAGGCTCAAGAGAAGATGCTCGAGCATATTCAGCTTGGTAATGTCACTATTTATGGTGATAAGAACACTGGTGCTGACTTCGCTAAGAGCTTTATCAAGAACTTTACTCCTGCCCTTGACATTGTTAATGACGGATTCAAGGATAAGTTTAAAGAAGTATTTGGTCTAAAGAAGGCTGAGGAACTTCCTGATAATTCTGAGACTCCAGAGAATAAGGAATTTGATGAAGTGAAATAATTTTCTGAGAAATTGGTGAAGTTTTTCCATCTTTATAATTTTTAAGTTTATAGGTTACTTACAATAACGTATTATACATTGATGGTTCGATTCCATCTTTTGGCTCCATTTTTTGCCGAAATCGCTCAATGGTAGAGCATCAAATTTGTAATTTGACGTAATTATTTAGTAACCTTTTTATTTAAAAAATTAATATTATAATAATTTAAGATACTTACAAAATATTGAATTGTATTCAATGAATTGCGGGTTCGAATCCCGTCTTACCTTATGGTATGTGGTGGAACGGTAAACACGTTGGATTAATCATCCGATTTCGATAAAAAACATAAGTATCTTTTAAATGAGGGAATTGGTGTAATGGTAACACACGTAGCTTTTGTATCTTTTGATACATACAATATCATTATGCGATGAATTGTGGTTTTCCGTGTTCTAGGTTCGAGTCCTAGGTTCCCTCCAACAATGATTTTAAAGTTCATAAATTTGTAAAAGTTATTAAGTAAATTAATTAGTTACTGTGAAGTAGCATGTGTACGGGAGTACAGCGGTACTCCATTTTTTAAATGAAATTTGTTTTTAATTTAATATATATTATGGGAAAAGGAAAAGGTTCATTAGTTGTTCGTGAAAGAGCAGCTTTAAAAAGATTGGAGGCAGTTTATGAAAAATTTAAAGCTGCTGGTGAAGATAAGAAACCTTGGGATTCAACCCGAAATGGTTTTCCTGTTCACCACAAAGGTGGAAGTTATAATGAGGAATGTGAAAGAATGAAGAAAGAAATTTCTATTCTAAAAGATAAAATTTCTAAAGTTCATATTTAACATCTTTTAACTATAACATCTAAAAAATAAAAAATAAGTTTAAAGTCTAAGATACTTACAATTTTTATTTGAATTTTGCCATAAATTAAGAACAACATGATAAAAAAAATAAAATTTAAGTATCTTTTTAATGGCTCCATGTCGGAATTGGTATACGAGTCAGACTGGACTAAAGACTATAATTTGGTCTTAAATATAGGTTGCTATGGCGAGAAATCCCATAGTAGAATCTCCCTAAAACGGTGGAAGTCCTCAGAAGTGGGAGTAAGTTGTGTGAGATATATACATTCACACCACCTAAACAATAATGGTGGAGGATAATACCGTGCTAAATTGAGATAAGGATGAAGAAGTCCTCCAAATAGCCAAAGTTGGATATGATTCTACATTGACCGAATCAATCTCATAAATGTGTAGAGAGTATATAGGAGATACCTAAGTTGAAATTATACCTCATATACGTGTCCATAAGATTGTAAAAACAGTAAATGGGCAGCCATTTAATCGGAATGAGACTTGCAAGAATTTCAATATTGGTAAAGATGTATTCCAGACCACAACAAACAAAAACTTGCATTAACATCTTTGAAGGGTGAAATCAGATAGAAGTTAAAAACTTGCTCAGTTTTAAACGACAAAATGTGTTTGTTTGGCTATGGCAACATAGAGTGGTAAGTAAAATCTGATGGGCTGAATAGCCTGTGAGGGTTCAAGTCCCTCTGGAGCTACAATGTCGTGATGACATCATAGTATAAATTTTTGTACACGTTAGTTACTCACGTGGGGAAAAGTAGTAGCAAATTGGGGTTCGGTGTGATGGTCGCACAAGAGGTTTTGGCTCTCTTGGAATTGCTGGTTCGAATCCAGTAACCCCAACTAATAAGTTACTTACAATATTAATAATAATTAATATACTTATAACTCAAAAGTATCAGTGGTTCGAATCCATTATTTTCTATCATTTGGAAAATTAGCATAGTGGTTTAATGCAATTAATTTAAAGTAACTTTTATGGGATCATAGTATATCGGTCAGTACTAGAAATAGGCGATTACCTCTGACTTTTAATCAGATAAGCTGGGTTCGACTCCCAGTGGTCCCACAAATAAACCTAACACCGAGAGCAACGATCCTTATATTAAATATCCGGATGAAAACTAGTTGATATATGTGAGTCGGGTCGGTTAGTTTAGCATAAGTCGAAAGTTTATGTGAAGAGTTTAGGTTTATTTAATATCGCAGTGAGAATTGGTATTCAAGAGGGTCTCATAAGCCTTCCTCCGAGGATTCGATTTCCTCCGCTGCAAGGACACATAATCAAAACCTCCACGTGGTGTGTCTGGGTAATGCTAATTTGATTAGATAATTTATTTAATTTAATTTATTTAGAATTGAATTATGGCTTATATTTATTGTATTACAAATTTAATTAATGGAAAATAGTATGTAGGTAAAACTACATGTTCTATTACAAAAAGATTTAAAGAACATTGTAAAGATTGTAAAAAAGAAGAAGAAAAAAGACGTCCTCTTTATAATGCCATGAATAAATATGGCATAGAAAATTTTGTTGTAAAAGAACTTATAGAATGTGAAATAGATGAACTTAGTTCTTATGAAATTATATTTATAGAGAAACTTCAAACATATGGAAAAAAAGGATATAATGCAACAAAAGGAGGTGATGGTTCTATATTATTTGATTATAATGAAATAGTTAATTTATATAAACAAGGAAAATCTATGATAGAAGTAGCTAGTATAACACATTGTTGTACTAAAACTGTTTCTAAAGTAATTCATTTATATAATTTGCCTATAAATAAAATTATATCAGGTAGTTGTTAGCAACCAAAAATTGTAATACAACTAAATAAAGAAACAGAAGAAGAATTACAAACTTTTGATTCAGTTGCAGACGCTTCTCATTGGTTAGTTGATAACGGATATGCTAAAACATATAATGGAGGAGTTAGACAAAAGATTTGTAATTGTTGTAATGGAAAACTAAAATCAGCTTATAAGTTTAAATGGAAATATAAAGAGTAATATTTAACTGCAACAATTATTCAACTTAAGCGCATAATAAGATACTTACAATAATAAAATGATGTTTAGTTCATTTGGTTAGAACGATTTCTTTTCATGAAATAAGTAACAAGTTCGAGTCTTGTAATATCAGCCAGAAGTATCTTTTTTAATCAACCAATTGAAATAATTGGATATTTACAAATAAATTATAAATTAGGTATAAACTTTTATTTTTATTTCATTAGTATCCAATATGGCGCGTTCGACTAGTGGCTTAGGTCACAAGACTTTCAATCTTGTAGGAAGGTTGCTTCCTCAGGGGTTCGAATCCCCTACGCGTTACTGGTCCAACCTAGAGCGACACGGTTGTAAAAGAATTGTCAAGCAGCTTTGGTATTTAAGCATTAAATACCTCCCAGAAGAACAAACACGCTTTGACGGGAGATGATCTAAACGTGTTCCAATAGTATTACTATTGTAGAATCCAGAGATAATGTATTATGACCATATAAAATACATTGAGGAATCTGGATTATTTTGGGGTCATCGTATAAAGGCTATTACTTCAGTTCTGCACACTGAGAATTAGGGTTCAATTCCCTATGGCTCCACTATATAATTTAATTAAATTAAATAATTATGAATATAAAAGAATTAACACTTAGTATCCTTTTATTGGTCCTGTAATTCAACTGCATAGAATAACTGACTTCTAATCAGTATGTTGGGTGTTGGAGTCACCCCAGGATCACTATAATCTATACTAGATAAGATTATGAATATAATTAAGACATTGCATCATTAGTAGTAAATAGGGAGTGATTCTAGTTAAGCTTCCATTTGGGGTGTTGGCTCAGTGGCGACGGCGCCGCACTGTCTATGCGGTATTTCATCATGGGTTCGAGTCCCATACATCCCGCACCCGTCCAGAGAGCTATAGACGTTAAATAAGCTCCTTTTAGCACTTACAGTTTTGAAAGGTAAACTTTAAAAGTAGTTCGCTGATTAACTTACATCAGTAGTTTGTTGATATTTCTTTTCTTAAAAAGTGAAATATCAGGCATAGTTAATAATATTTAATACTATGTAACAATAGAGGTCTGGTAAACCTCTATTATTTTTACGTGTTATAATCACGAGATACTTATAAAATTATATTTTATGAATTTTTAGCTCATTTGGATAGAGCAATATCCTGATAAGATGTGTGTAGTCGGTTCGATTCCGGCAAAATTTATTTTTAGTATCTCTTAAATATGCATAGGTATGCAAGTGGTTGAAGCACCTAGTATTACAAACTAGTATTCCACACGTAGGTTCGAATCCTACCCTATGTACAAAAATAATAAATAAAAATGTATTTATGAGTTATATTTATTGTATTACAAATTTAATTAATAGTAAAAAGTATGTCGGAAAAACTACAACTACTATAGATGAAAGATGGTAGGAACATTGTAGAGATAGTAAAAGAGAAAGATGTAGCAAAAGACCTTTATATGATGCTTTTAATAAGTATGGTATAGAAAATTTTAAAATAGAAGAACTTGAATATGTTGAAGATGATTCCAAACTTTCTGAAAGAGAAATATATTGGATAAGAGAACTCCAAACTTATGGTCAAAATGGATATAATGCTACTAAAGGAGGAGATGGAACAATATTATATGATCATAATGAAATATTAGAATTATATAAATTAGGATATTCTGTTATACAAATTTCAGAAAAAATACAATGTGAACGTAGTACTATTTCCAAAGTTTTAAAAGTTCATGGAGTCAAATCTAGAGGAAATTCTGATATGATAGATTAGTTTGATTTAGCTGGAAATTACATACAAACTTTTGATTCTTCTGTAGAAGCAGCACAATGGATTATAAATAATAATCTTACAACTACTAATAAAATAAAAACTATTAGAGGAGCAATTAGATTGTGTTGTCAAAGAAAAAGAAACTCTGCATATGGTTATAAATGGATTTTAAAAATTATTCCATAAATTTTAAAAGGGGTTTGGTCTGGTTTAGGCTAAACCCCTTTATTTTTTTTAATTAAATTAGTAATAAGTATGAAAAGTATTAAAGAAAAGGCAAAAGAATCTTCATTGGGATATGATGAAGTACAAGCACCTGCTATTGGAAGTGGTTTTGTACTTGGTGCAAACTATGTGCTTAATCTCCTATCTGAAACTATACATGTATCAAAGGATGCTTATCTTAAAAATAATTTATTTGAACTAATAAAACAACTAAAGAAATAAAGCTATGAAGAAAGTTTTAATTGTAACACTTGTATGGTTTATTGTGGCAGCGTTCTTTTACGCAGCTATATGGACTAACGAGAACAACACATTGTCTGAATGTTTTCTGTTTACAGGATTTGTTGTTATCGTTCAGATACTACTTACTTTTATATATTATTCTTTAACACAAATAGAAGATTGATGTATGAAAAAGATTATCCTAATAATAGCACTTACCATCTTGATAGTAGGGTGTGGAAAAGAACAAAGAGTGACACATAAGTATGAGGTGCTTTTATCTACAAAAGACACAATGTATGTAGATGCTTGGTATTATGAGTCCTCTTCTGCAACATTTACATCAAAGAGAACCGTTATATTCTATGATACTCATTGGATGGATATTTTAACAATAAATGACCCAATTTATATAAGAGAAATAAAATGAAGAAACTAATACTATTAGCACTTACCGCCTTGATGATGGTTGGGTGCGAAAACATAAAAAATGATGACGGCACATACAGTTTGGCAACATCTCCACATACATATATTATTGATTCTTGCGAATATATTGGCTATATTGGTTATGGTACTGGTGATATTATAGCTCATAAAGGCAACTGTCGTTTTTGTAAAGAGCGCAGACAAAAGGAATTGGAAGAGTTGGTAATTAAATTAAAGGAGAAATAGTTATGATGGAAATATTAATTATGCTTGGTTTAATTATATTAATAATAGGCTTAATTTGTCTATTCGTGGATAAGAGTGGTTTTGCTTTTCTTTTTGGCGTAATTGGAGCATATATTTTGTCAGGTGGTGTAATGATGCATCAAGAAAGTCACAAACCTACAGCAATGGATGTTTATCAAAATAAAACTACCCTTGAGATAACCTATAAAGACGATATACCTGTAGATAGTGTGGTAGTGTTTAAAGATAAAGAGAAATAACTATGAGTATAGACGAATTATCGTTGTTTGATATTTATGACGAATATTTTAACTATAAGTATTCTATGCAAATTGACCATTTTAGCGAAGAACTTAACAAGTGAGTAACTATGAGACAAGAAGATAAAGAATTATTATTGAAAGACCTTTGTACAAGGTTGCCTTATAGGGTTATTATAGAGTATAATAATGATGGCTGTTCGTCAACAAGAGAACTTGGACTTGGCAGTTTACATGATTTTATGTTTGATAATGCAGAACTTAAGCCTTATCTTCGTTCAATATTTTCAATGACAGAGGAAGAGTTTACAGAATTAAAAAACTATACTGAGTTAAAATATAGCCAACTTGAACTGGTAGATTGGGATAATACTCATAGAACAATTGAATTTTATCTTGAGGAAATACCACATTACTGCGTAATTAAAGTATTCGATTGGTTTAATGCCCATCATTTTGATTATCGAGGACTAATTGAAAAAGGTCTTGCACTAGAAGCACAAGAAGGAATGTATAAAAACTATTAGTTATGATTACAGAAGATTATGTTAGTTTTGAAACTGCAAAACTATTGAAAGAAAAGGGATTTAATGAAAGACTACTTACTTTCTATGTTACTGATGAAACTAAAAAGGAAGGTTGTTTCCAAATAATGGCTTTCACTGATGATAAAATAGATAATAATCATAGTGACCATTGTTATTTAGCACCAACCCTTCAAATGGCTATGAAGTGGTTAAGAGAAGTACACAATTTATGTATTGAACCTTACAGAACAGCTTGTGGTTATCTTTATACAATATCTACTATTCCTTATGGAAGTTGTAAATGTAATCCAAGAGAAGGTGGTGATGATGAAGATAGTGGTCAATGGACTACCTATGAAAAAGCTTGTGAAGCAGCAATAAAGTATTGTCTTAAAAACTTAATTTGAATAACTATGGAATGGTTACTATTGGAAAATGGACGAACCATAGATACATTTCCATCACATACAAAAGCAAAGAACGCTAAATGGTGGAAAGAAAAAGAAGCAAAACAAGATTGGCTTGATTTGTCTTATGAGATTAAACCAAAAGAATAAATAACTATGACAACAATTAAATCATATACTGACATAGAACAGTTAAAAAAGTTGGCTGAGATTCTGCCACTTGAAAATGCGGATATGGAGTATTTAGCAATAAAGGAAAATGGCCTATTAGTAGGAGCTGTTCCGTTTGTGAAAGATGATTCTGAAGTAGAAGATTCGGCATATAGTCATATCTATGATAGAATAGCCTGTTGGTCTCTTACAGCATTGCTTAATGTTTTACCACGAATAGAAGGTCTTAAACCTGTATTAGATTTGGAAATGAATTATATTCAATACCCATCTGATATTGACCTTAGTGCTACGGCAGACAATCCTGTTGATGCTTGTGTGGTTATGATTGAGAAATTGCATGAACTTAAACTGTTGTGATTATGAGTGCAGGTTGGATAGCATTCCTCATTATTATGAGTTATATACTACTCTTATGCTTTATAGTTTACGAATATAATAAATATAAAAATAAACAGCTATGAAAGAACTTAGTATAGAAGAAAAAGCCCAAAGATATGATGAGACTTTAGATAGAACAATACGTTTCTTAACAATTATAGGTGTGTCTCCAAATGAAGAACCTATTGCAGCTGTAAAACGTATGTCAGAATACATCTTCCCCGAACTCAAAGAGAGTGAGGATGAGGATGAGGATGAGAGGATAAGAAAAGCTCTTATAAAATTAGTGAAGAAAGCTGGAGAAGGATATGAGAATGTTATAGATGGTGTCAGTATAGAGAACGCTATTTCTTGGCTTGAAAAGCAAGGAGAGCATAAGCCTGCTGATAAGGTTAAGCCAAAGTTTAAGGTTGGTGATTGGATTATAACAAACAAAAACCATATTTGGTATATTGATGAAACACCCGAAACAACATCGTATCTGTATAGGCTTATAAACCAATATGGCAAGGCTGAAGTTGCAGAATTTGAGGTTGTTGACGAGAAAGCAAGACTTTGGACTATTCAAGATGCAAAGGATGGTGATGTGCTTGCAGTAGAAGCGATTGAAGAAAACTATCAGTATCCATTTGTTGCTATTTACAAAGAGCGTGGTTTAGACTTTTTTAATTCATATTGTTCTATTGGTTTTAATGGTAAATTTCATGAAGCTGACACAGGACATTTAACAAAAAAAATTCATCCAGCAACCAAAGAACAGCGTGACCTTTTATTTCAAAAGATGAAAGAGGCTAGGTATGAATGGGATGCTGATAAGAAAGAGTTGAAAAAGATTATAGACGAAAAGCAAATAAAAAAGAATCTTCAAGATAACAGTTTTCGTAGAATGTTTGAGCAGAATACTGCTTGGAGTGAAAAGGATGAAAGAATGTTCAATTCTGCCCTTTGGCACGTTAAAAACTCCTGTGGTAATGGTGGTAAGAACAGCGGAGAATTTGAAGTCTATAACTGGCTCTTATCCCTCAAAAACAGATACACTTGGAAACCAAGTAATGAACAAATACATTATTTGTCTTGGATTGCAAACGTAAAGTTAGGTGATAGCGTGGTTGAACAAGAGGTTTCAAAACACCTTAATGAATTGCTTAAAGATTTAAAGAAACTTAGGGAGGAATAGTTATGAAAGCAAACGAAGAATATGATTAACATAACAATATCAAAGAATAAATTCGGTAAGTTTTCATATGTCCGATTAGAGATTGAAGGAAGTGTAATGTCTATGACATATGATGATTATAAAAAGCTTATAACATGCGTATTAAATCCTAAATTCACAAACTATCGTGGAGAAATGTACTTAACTGATAAAGATTATACAAGTGAATTAGAGAAATTAAGAAAGTAAAATTATGAATTCAATCAAAGTACCAGAAAAGATTTTTTTGGAATGGTATAGAATTGGTGATAAAAAAATATCGTGATTGGTGCATTACACCAAAAACAAATGACGAATCAGTTGAATACATTCACATTGATGCCTTTATTGATAAACTTGAATGTTGGATGAATGAAAATTTCTATCAGTATGCAGGAGAATTTGCTGAAGGAATTTTAGCCCAATTTGATAAAACAGAAGACGCAATTGAGGACTTTAGAAACTATATGAAAGGAGAGTAATAATATGGATTATAAAGCAGAAGGAAACATTATATACCCTGATAAACAAATGCTGACATGGGGTCCTTTTTATTATCATTCAAAAGAAAAAGCAATTGAAAAAACAGAAGAGATTCTAAAAACCATTACAGAATGGTGTAACGAGAAAGAGCCTTCACTAAAAATTGAACCCCAAAAAGTACGGAGATTAGCTAAAGGTGAGCAAACCATCTTTTATATACAAGCATGGAAAGATGAGAATACTCTTGAAAATTGTAAAGGGATTATAACTGTTGAAGAAATATATTTTGAGGATTAAGTTATGGCACATTTAATAGACAAATCCACTGTGGTAGCGGAGATAGAGAGAAGAATAAAAATAAACAAGGAGTGCATGCTTGGTTTAAAAAACCTTGATTACTACCAAGGAAAAGTGGATGCACTCAATGACACACTTTTTACCCTCGACACCCTTGAAGTAAAAGAGGTGGACTTGGATAAAGAGTATGAGGAATTTGTAGAAAACGACGCAGTGTATAGAAAACTTGTTAATAGCATAGTTGGTAAGAGTATTGCCAAGCATTTCTTTGAACTTGGACTTAAAGTACAGAAAAGGTTATGATAATCATAAAAGAAAAGAAATCAGTTCCACATGCAGATATAAGATGTGACAATTGTGGTAGTCTGTTACAGTATGGGAATGCTGACTTACATGAGGATTATAGTCGCTCAGACGGAATGACTTATGCCTTTCAAGGACATTTAAGACCATATTACTTTAATTGTCCTGTCTGTGGGTGTAAAGTAATTGCTAATTGGATAATGCAGAAAGGAGAAGAGATATGAAAGTTAAAATTAAAGATAAAATAATTGATGTACCTGATTATTTTGAAGTTAGAGATAATCTGCTTTTTAATAATAATACTAAAAAATATGAAGGTGTTGATGGGGATATTGTAATTATTAATCAATATGGTAAATCAAAAAGAGGGCATATTAAAGGATATACAGAGTATCAAATAATTCCTACTTATGAGTGGCCTACGATAGTTATATCAGCACTAGGGCTTCATGATGGCTCTTGTAATATTGATTTTATTCATTGCACACCCGTATATAAAGTACAGAAAGGAGAAAAAGCATGATTTGGATTACATTATCTTGCCTTATGGTAGCTATTTCAGTAGGAGGATTGTTCTATATAATAGAACAAAATAATAAAGCACAGAAATGAGAAGAATTATGAAAAAATGGTTTTATAGAAATGTCGTATTAGTATATGTCCTTGCAATAGCGTCAGTAATAATAGGAGTACTTTACTTCATACAACAAAAAGTATCAGAAGAAACTTTTAATGCGTTATTCAATGCTATGATTATTGTAATTTTTATGGTAATCGCAAGTACTGTGTTTGTTGGTATTTGGGGTGAAAATAAATTAGAAGAAATAGAAAAAAGGAGAAAGATATGAAAGACAAAGTACAGAAAGAGCCTGTAAGCGAGGACTTGGAAGCAGAACTTGACAAGTACATCAAAGACAACTTCACCATCGACAAGGAACAACTTAACAGATTTGGCATTGAAGAAAAGGATTATATGTACTCTATGGATAAAAGTGATATGTTTAAAATGATAAGGCATTTCACAAATAACTACAAAGTACCAGCAAGTAATGATTTAGAGGAGGCAGCCAAACTTTGTGTGTCAGATTTTTTATGTATTACAAACGAAGAAGATTGGGATGATACTGCTGTTGACGCATTGAACATATTCAAGGCTGGTGCTAAGTGGCAGAAACAACAAGACCAATCCACTATTGAACTTGCCGAAGATCATGCTATGCTTGCAGGTATGGAGAAGATGAAAGAGGAGTTAATGGCAAAGGCTATTGATGCTCAGTGTTTTGGATTCCAAGGTGCTGCGTTGTTTTCTTTTAAATTACCAGCAGATAACTATCTTGTAGGCTCAGAAGTAAAAGTAATTGTAATTAAGGAGGATTAAACTATGAGTAAGGCAGAGAAATTTATCAGAGAACATACAAAGAATTGTAGCAACGATTGGTATGATGACCTTTCACATGGCTATGAACCTTGGCTTACTCCAGACCAAGCAAGAAGGGCTGTGGAAATTGCAAGGGAAGAAATCTACGAATGGTTAAATAATAATGTCTTTGAAGATAAATACTTAGACTTAAGAAAAATGGGAATAGAATATGCTTTCTATGGATATAAAGTGGATACTTTAATTAACGATTTAAAACAAGCAATAAAGGATGAAACGTAGAATTTATAAAAAAAATTACTCAAAACCCCTCTTAACAAAAGGTTGATATGGAAATTTTGTAAGCCTATAAATGTTGTTCCTATTGCTGTTATAGGAAAAGATGGTAAAAGAATAAAAACAATATACGAAAGATTATGAGCAAGGCAGAAGAAGAAGCAAATAAAAGGTATAGAATTACAAGAGGTGATGATACAGAAGAAACCTCTGGTATTGATATGCAAAGAGCATTAGATTTTATTGAAGGCTACCAACAGGCAGAGAAAGACGTTGCAGAGGCGTTTGCAAGAATCATTCGTGGCAATCTTGGTGGAATAGGAAATGGTATTCAGAATATGTTTGAAAAACTATATGCTGATATAACTGGAGAAAAAATGTACAAAGGATTTATAGATTAGCAATATGAGCAAAGCAGAAGAATTTGCATATAGTAAATACCCTAAAGACAAGAAAGGGGTATTGTATGACCTTGCAAGAAATAGTATTATCAACGGTTATCAACAAGCAGAAAAAGACTTATTAGAAAATAAACATGAAAAAAGTTGGAGGTTAGATGAAAAATTATGGAAAGGTATTAAAGATGTAGAAGAAGCGTCCTATCAATATATGTATGATGCTTCTAATGATTGGGCTTATGATACTCCAACATGGAAAGATGTTCAAGATGCTTTTAAGGCTGGAAGTGAGTGGAAAGAAGACTTGGAACTTACTTGGAAGGATATGAAACTAATTTGGAATATCACTGACGAAATGAATAATATGCCAGAAGAAGAGTTTTATCAAGAAGTATTGAAACGATTTAAAAATTTAAAAAAATAGACTTAACAATATGATATTTTTAAAAATATTTATTTTAATTGAAATAGTAGGTTTGATATTATTTATTTATGAAATCAAACATGCTCCTTTATATCCACCTGATTATGATATATAAACGTTATGAATATTGGTCTAATGAGGGTAAAAAATGGACTAAGTGGTTTAAATGGAATTCTAATTTAAAGCCAGAATTTCAAATGGAAGATAGAAGAATATTTTGTAGATTGAAAAATGAATATAAAGATGAAAAAGATTTATGTACAAATTGTTAATACTTTAAATGGTATTTCACAAACAGGTATGATTGAAGAACCTGTAATAAAAGGACAAGAAATTCAAAACACTTTAAAACATTTTGGTATAGTTTATGGAGAGATTACTTGGAACAGTGATTTTATAAATGAAGATGTTGCTAATCATCCTAGACTACTTACTGGAAGTGTTGATGGAGCTAACAAAGTAATAAATATAATTTCACTATAAATAGTATGGAAGAACTAAGAACTATTAAAGTAAATTATACTAAGGCTAAAGAATGGTATAATTCAAATAATCCTTCATTAAAAGAAATTGCTTTACAAGCATTTACTAAAGAAGAATTAGAACAAATTGATTTAAAAGAACTAATTCAACTTCTTTTAAGTTATAATTATAGTCTTACTGATACTCAAAGAATTCAACTTGAGAGTTTAATGAACAGAAAAGATATTACTAAAATATCAGCTCCAAAATTATTAAGAATTCTTGCATGCTATTTTAATGGAGGCTTTTGGAAAAAGAAAGAAGGAGAAGAAGGATATTTCTTTTATAAAAATGAAAACGGTTTTAAAAACATTTATAATCCAAATGTTATAGATAAATATTGGTGTATAGTTTCTCATACTTCTGTATGTTATTCAACATTAGTATATTTTAAAAGAGAAGAAGATTGTAGAGAAGCATATAATATTATGAAAAATTTAGGTAAATTAGATGCTTTATATACAGATTTTTAAGGTTGTGTCCGACCAACCTTCTTATTTGATGCAGGTTTAAATCCTGTCCTTGGGCTTATTCCCGAGGTGCTGCAAATGAATGACAGAATAAGAAAAACGATCGGTGACTATTCGATTCCCGTTCACAACAAGTCTTTTAAAACGGGATAGCAGAAGGCACTGTCTTAACAAATGTACAAGTATTTAAACTGGAGACTACCTCCAGTTTATTTTTAAAACTTAACAATATGAAAACATCTGAATTAATAAATAAATTACAAAAGTCTATAGAACTTTTTGGTGATAATGAAATTGTGTGTGAATTACAAAGTAGTAATAAATGGTACTCTGAAAAAGAATGGTCTAAAACTATTTATGGACATTTAGGAATCAGAGGAAATAAAACTTTAATTTTTGTATGAAACTTAGAAAATTAAAAAAGAAAAATCCAAATAAATTACAAAGAATTTGGATCAAACATTTGATAGAATGGATTAAATTAGAAACAAAGTATAAGTCTATTAAAAAATATTATATTCAATCTTGTAAAGAAAAAATAAATTATTAATAATATGAAACCATTTATATTTGAATTAAAACTACATTGGATAGGATTTTATGGAAACTTATTAGAGTGGATTCCAAGAATACATATTTTTATATCAGATAATCCATCAATAAAACTTAAATGGATGGGAATAGAATTATCTTTGTGGTGTGGAATATTAGGTAGTATTGGTAAAGGATTTTATTTGACTCCATCTTTTGTATTTAAATGTCTTGACAAAAAATATAAAGAAAAATATGATTTTCAACTCTCTTGGTTAAACATAAATTATAGAAAATTTATAGGAGAAAGAGTTAAATATAAAATTGTATTAGCAGAAGAATTAAAGAAGCCTATTGATTGGAATAAAATATTTGAAAAAAATTAATTTTTAAAACATGGAAATAGATTTTAATAAATATAATTGCTTTATAGCAGAATGTTATGAGGCGGAAGATGAATTCTGGAAAGGAATTTATGAAGATATTGAAGCTGATTATTGGATAAATGAAAATAAAAATAATTTTTGATTTTTTAACAACTATAAATAATATTAACTGTTAATAGTAGATAGTTCAAATTTTTAACGTTAAAAATCAAAATTTATGAATAAATTAGTTTCAAAAAACCCGGTTTAGAGATTTAAAAAGGGTAGAAAAATTATTAAAGCACAAAAGAGTTGGGGAAAGGGATTTGGAATTGAAAATTCTGGAAAAATTTTTGGATCTTTGAATACTTTAGGGTATGAAAACCCAAATATAGGTAATAATTTTTCTATTGGAACCTCTGCAAGATTTTTGGGATATAATCCTCCAGAAACTTAGGGAAATATGCTTTATAATATTCCAAGTAGTTAGGAAGAATCAAAATCATTTACTAATGAAGTTGTGGATAAATCTGTATCTAATGAAGAACCTATTAATAATAAAATCGAAAAAAAAGGTAAAAAAATATAGAAAAAAGGTATAAATCCAAATAGGTTTGTCTCTATTTATGATGATAAAAATAGAACTTGGACAACACATGCTGCAGATAATAAACTTACTAATAGAGACTAGGTAAAAGCTTTTTAGAGAGATGTTCTTAAAATGGGAGAAGCTTCTGATGGAATTTGGGGAAAAAATACTGAAGCTGCTTATTAGAAATATTTAACGTCAAAACAAACAGCTCCTACTGTTTCTTATACTCCAGTAGTTGAAAAAAATGGAGTATTTACTCCTACAGAAAAGACTACTACAGATGTTAATGTAGCAAGAGATTATTTATTAACTCCAAAACAAGAAACTCCTACATTTAATCTTGGAACTTATGTTGGAAGTGATCCTACAAGAACATATAATGCAGGAAATATTAGAGCTAATAGAGGAAATTTATATTCTAATGTAGACGAATATTGGAATTATTTAAGTAATAATAAAAATTCTGATGATTTTTAGTTATTCCAAAATATTATGGGAACATAGGATGGAAATCTAAATAGAGAAGCATTTAATGCTACAATGGCTAATTATGGTATTTCTGGAAATCTTGGAAGAAGAGATTCTGGAAGACTTGCAAATTTATTAAATGATTTAAGAGCTATTGGAACAAAAGGCTCTGATGCTAGAAATGCTTTTCTAAACTCATATAAATAGAGTTTTGATAATGTACAGACTGGAGTAGGAAATACTATATATAATCGTTCAGCCACAAGAGACTGGTTAAGAAATAATGCTGGAGGTTCAGCATATGCTTTTACTGGTGATTAGAGAAAAGCTGTAAGAAATATATTAAATGGTTAGGGAACAGATCAAGATAAAGAATTAATTAAAGGAAACTCTGTTTTAGCAAAAGCATTAACAGGTTATTTTAAAACAGGAGGAAATATATTGCCATCTAGAAATATTATTGAAAGATTTAAACAAAGAAATTTTAGAATAGTGGCTCAGTAACCACATTAAAAACTGAAAAAATTCAAAAATGTGCTAAAGGATACAATATTAAATATAATGATTTGTATAATAATACATTTTTTAATAATAATATTACTTTAAATAATAAAAAATATTATAGATATTAGCCTCCTGTTAATTCTTTTTTAATTGAAGATATTAAACCTTATTCTGAAAAAAAATATTATAAATATTCTCCTAATAAAAATATTATATTTGATGATCAAAAAATAAAAAAATATGAAATAGAACATCCAAATATTAATAATTTTTATGAAAAACCAAATAGTTTATATATTCAAAAAATTCCAGAAAAAACTAAATCTATAGAAGAACTTAATGCTCCTAATTTTATAGAAAGCAAAGTACAAGATATTAAAGATGTTATTAGGGAATCTGGTGATGTTGGAGATTTTATTCAAACTGCTTGGAATGGTATAGCTAAACATTTTGTTAATGATAAACAAGTTAAAACTAAAAAACGTCAACTTAAAGTAAATACACATTCTAAAGAGCAAATTTCTCAGTCTCCTAAAGAAGTCTTAGACGAAGCTTTTGCTAAAGAAACTAGAAATGGGACTGATACTCTTACTTGGGATAAAGTACCTGTAGATAGAACTGGAAATAAATATTATATTCAAGAATCATATCCTATTACAGATGATATGAGATTTGGTTCTAGAAATAGACTTGAATATAGAGATTTGGATTCTAATAATGCACCTCTTACTACATATCGTCCGATTCATAAATATGAAGACTATGTAAAAGGAATAACCTATGCTGGTAAAAATTATAAAGCCATAGATAGAGATAGTGAAGGTCACCAAAATCATTTTATGGGTTACGATAAAGACGGAAAATTTAAGATAGGTCCTCTATCTAAATTTGGTCCTGGAGACACTATGACACAAGTTTTTTATTCTGATATTATCGGAGTTCCTAGAGATGCTAACGGAAACATTCAATATGTTGAAGATAGAAATAATCCAGGTCGTTTTCAACCTGTCGTTGATATTTATGGCGAGTCTACTTATGATGAAAACGGAAATCTCAAAAGAGGTAAAAAAGGAAGAGGTGTTCTTACTACAATGAGCAAAAAGAGAAGTCTTAATGGAAGTTATGGTAATGTTTCTGGCGGTCGTGTTCTTCTACAAGTAGGAAATGAAACTAGAATTGTAGCTGGAAGTATTGAGCATGTAATTCAAGAACTTGAACTTATGCAAAAAAATCATAAAGGACAACCTGTTAGATATTATCAACTTGATAACGGTTCTTACAATAGAGGTCTTAGAACACGTAATGGAAAAAATATTTCTGCTTTAGATTTGAGAGATTATGATAGACAAAACACTACTAGTGCTGGAGGTGGACATTTTATGTATATATTAAATAATAAAAAAGGAGGAATACTTCCATCAATAAACCCAACCACAAGATTTAAAAATAGAAAATTTTATTAACAAATATTAACTTTTGAATTTTTGAATTCATTAGTAAATTTATTCCATAATCCTTTTCGGGTAAGGTTAAGCAGAACCTGCGAGTTGGATATGTAATGAATCAAAGCATATTCAGAAGCACCTACTTGCTTGAATGTAGGCAAACCTTTATTATAAATACAAACTCGCGTAATGCAGCTGCAAAGTTTGTTCCATATATGGTATAGGACTCTTAAAAATACTTTGAGGATTTCTAGATACAAGAATAAGTTGAGAAGAGGAAATTTATAATAAAAATCTGCAAAGCTAGGTAGAGGAAGTCCTAGCAAATTAGTGCTGTATAGACTCTCCCTGATAAGGAGTTGAAATCTTAGTTGGTCACACGTAGGTTCAAATCCTACCAGCACTACTAATACCAGGAATATCCGCTCTGTCTTATACACAGTAGAAACGGTAATTGGTCACATGTAGGTTCAACCCCTACTTCCTGGACTAAAAATAAATAATTCTGGTCAATGAGTGAAAGTTGTCGAGACGAGTTATTTAAGTATGTACGTTTAGTACCTCTATATTAAATTACCCATGAAGTACCTTGGTACATAGTCGGACGAGTAGACTAAATAAGGTATAAGAAAGTTATACACGATGGAAGGAATTATTTATTTTATCACCAGTTGGTCGAGTGCTCGATGGCAGGGGACTGCAAATCCTCTAGGAGAAATCCTCACGTTGGTTGGAATCCAACACTGGTGTCTACAATAATCCTAAACACTTAGCAATTGTGTAGAGAATACACTAAAAAGAGTGCTCAACTATGGCATCTATAGACCATCAAATTGCTCGTGGGATACGTTGAGAGGATTATTAAAATAAGAATCAATGGCGAAAAGGGTAAAGCAGGAGGAAAAATCTGTAGAATATAACTTCTTATTGGGTAGCTACTTTAAGATTATAAGTTATATTTAGTATAGGGTTCGATTCCCTATTTGATTCTTTATAGGGGAGTAACCGGTAATGGGTTTCCGACCAGATTTGGGATCTGGAAACGTGATGAGCGTGTATGCGAGTTCGAGTCTCGTTTCCCCTACTATTTAGTAGATAGTTCTTTTAACTTAATTAATGTAAAATGAAAAAGAGTTTTATTTTAGCTTTTTTAATGGGTTTAGTAATGTCTTTTATGTCCTGCACAGGATGTAATTCTAGTAAAGAAGACATTAAATTGCAAGATTCAGTAGTAGCTACTGCTGTATTAGATGTAGAACATTCAATTGCCTTAGACAGACAAGCTATGTATGTAAACTATAAAGATGATTATCGTTGGTTTGAAACAGAAATTCTTCTTCCAGAATTTATGGACTCAGACAGTGCAACAAGTAATCCAGAAATGATTGTAAATGTTTTACAAAGCATTGTTGAAAAAGGTAATGGTGCTGATGTATGGGTACATAAATTTCAACATTTTAAAGATGGAACAGTTACACATGACTCTATTCAAGGTTTCTGGATTGAAAATTATGCACTAAATGATGAAGTAATTAAGCTTAAGTATACAGAAGCTTGGGATAGAATGATGGCAACTAATTTCCCTAAACCTCATTCAAGACATGTTACTTTAAGAAATCCTATTGGACCTGTTGCAGTTAATACACAATGGATTTTTGGTAATATCAATGAACAAATTTGGGTTGATGCTGTGACAGGTGATACTAAAAATTCTAATCCAGCTTTTCCAAAGGAAAAGGGGTTCAAAATGCCTTTAGGAGAGTGGCCCTAAGAAAAATTAATTTGGTAGAACCTTGAATACATTGTTACTCATAGTCTGTTAAAATTAAAGTTATGGAGCTACGAGTTAGCTCCTTTTATTCCTCCTTAGTATAAAGGTTATTACACTCGATTTGTAATCCTGAAATGGCGGTTCGATTCCACCAGGAGGATCTACTTGGCTATATAGTAGTTGCAAATGCTATATAGACGTAAGGCTTAGTACTTTGTCTACTAAGGGTAATCGTAGGTACACAGTCCTGTACGACAGGAGATTGTCCGAAGTTCAGTAAAAACTGTGCAAACTTGAGGTAGGTTGAAATACGAACTGTCGTGAAAACTGAAAAAGGGTTTACAGTAGGTATAAGAATAAGAATCAGAAACCCTGAGGCTGAGGAGCTGGAAACCTCTTTAAATATTAGCTTTAACAAGCCGACAGTCCATTTGGTAATTCCATAGGAGCGCTGTTAATCTTATTCTATGATTACTAATCAACAGGTGAAGAGGCTGTAGATTAATGAGTATTTTAGCAAGGTTTAGCACTGTACCTTAAACAGTGCTATTGGGAAGGTAACGGCTTTAGTCTGTAAAACTAAACTGCATTAACAAATTGTCGTAGTGGACTCGCAGTAAATAGGTTCGAATCCTATTCTTCCCACTAATTAAAATATATGATATATGTTATTTGATAAATGTAATGGAAGTAAGCAATAGGGTAATATAGGACATGCCGCCGCTTTGTTCTATTATTCGTCTTTAGGATGGAATGTTTCAAATCCTATTACTGATTGTACTGATTATGATTTTTTAGCGGAAGATAATGGAAAAATATATAAGATACAAGTTAAAACTACTAAATTTTTAACAGATTCTGGAAATTATCAAGTTCATTTAACAACTAATGGAGGAAATCAAAAAGAATATTGGAGAAAAGAATTAAATAAAGAAGAATTAGATTATTTATTTATACTAACAGAACAAGGTATTTGTTACTCTATTCCAATAAATGAAGTAGAAACATCTAATACAATTACATTATATGATAAGTATGATAAATATAAAGTTTTCATTTTGTCTCCAATAACAGAAGAAAATATTCATTGTAATCATAAAGAAATTCCTCTTCCAAATAGAAGTACTAAAGAACATCAATACTTTTGTGAATGTGGAAACCCTGTTTCTAGAAAAGGAGGTCTTTGTAGAAGTTGTTCTCAAAAAAGAAGAAACAATAGAAAAGTAGAACGTCCCTCTAAAGAAGAATTACTTCAATTGGTTAAAGAAAATGGAATGACTAAAACCGGAAAAATGTTTGAAGTATCTGATAAATCTATTAGTAAATGGTTAATTGATTATGGATTACCAGGAACTATAGGAGGATTAAAAGAACAAAATTTAATATAATCCAAACCTGTCTGATGACGAGACATTAATACCGTCATATCAGTTCTCACTTGGATTCAAGAAGTGATAGGTTGCGCAACCGAATGTAATGAGCTTTTTATAGGTAAGGAAACCGCCATCACTAAGTTTTGGAAACTATAATGTAAAACTAAGGTAAAGGGTAAGTAGAGTTATGGATTACTCTGCGTAAACTGGAGGCTGAGAGCACTGGTGATTAGTGTGCTGCATTATAATTAATATTAATGTGGAAGACGGGTTCGATTCCCGTAGCCCCCACACATTGGGCAATAGCGCAGGTGGTCAGTTCGCGCTTGACTGAAAATCAAGAGATTCTAGTTCGACTCTAGATTGTCCAACTTATGCAGACTTAGTTCAGAGGTAGAACGTTGCTCTCCAAAAGCAAATGTCGGGGGTTCAAATCCTTCAGTCTGTGCAAATTTGCTCCATTAGCTCAGTTGTATAGAGCATTTCGCTACGAACGAAAGGGTCAGGGGTTAGAATCCCTTATGGAGTACCAAGTCAACACGTTTTTTACACAATTTTTAACGTTAAAACAAAATTGTTGAAAAACTACTATTCTATGATATAGGACAGGAAGTTGTTGATACCTGTGAAAAAAGGAAATCCTATTAAGAATAGTAGAAAAATAGTGGTATGTCTGAGCGGTCGAAAGAGGAAGTCTTGAAAACTTTTGAACGATAACACGTTCCGTGGGTTCGAATCCTACTGCCACTACTATGAGTACGTTTGAATATAAAAATGACCAATGGGTCTGTAAAAAATGTGGTAGTACTAATGTTTCTATTAAAACTGGAATGATGGTTGATAGAGCATGGTGTAATAATTGTAATAATGAAGATTATTTATGACATTAAGAGATTTAGTAAAAGAAAATGAAAAAGTATTAGATTGTGATATATTTGTAGACTGTTTAGAAGGAGACAAATTTTTAGTATCTAATATAGAATTTAATGGTAATTCATTAACTTTGAAACTCCATAAAGGAGATAGAAGGTGGATTAAAATTAGTGAACATTATTAGAGGATTGCGTGAGTGGTTTAAACGACTAACCTGCTAAGTCAGCATACATCAAAAGTGTATCATTGGTTCAAATCCAATATCCTCTGCTAAAATTTATGTATTATGAATCCAAAAATCTATGAACATGATGAAGAAATAAGTCCAACAATAAAATATTGTCAACCTTGTTTGAGTATTAATTTACAAAAATTTGTTAAAAAATGGAAAAATATTTTGGACAACAATGCCAAGATGATACTCTGAATCAAAAATTCAGAGAGCTTCATTATAAATTGGTTAATGAAATTATTTCTTTTTGTAAAGAAAATAATATCGTTATTGATGAATTTCATTTAAATGCTGATGATGTTGAAGGCTCTATTCCGTTTGGAGAATGGAAATCTTGTACTGATTCTTGTTTATCTTTTGAGAAATTTACTGAAAGATATAAGAATGTTGTTTCTTTTAAAGAAAAAGTTAGTAATGCTGAATGGCAGAAGATTAAATTTGAACAAGAACCATTTTTAGTTTCAATGTAATGGAAAAAGTTATTGGTGTTTATAGGATAATTTATCCTAAATATGGAGTATCTCAAGTAAAGAATCTCATTTCTTACGAAGATTATGAGAATATTTACAAGAAATGGAATGAGAGAAAACAGGAACTTGAAACTGAAATCTCTGGATTAAATAAGAAAAAGCATCAAGATAAAATTAAAGAACTTAATCAAGAAATTAAAAACATTAAGAATAAATTACTTAATTTCTTTGGTGCCGAGTTCTTTACAGATGCTTCTCCTATTTGGTTATCTCAAAAATGTGGAGGTAATATGTTATTATCTGATTATCAAGGTGGAGTAATTGAAGTTAAATTAGAGGAACTATGAATATTTTTAAATTAGAAAGAATTTTAAATCATCAACAACATTTATATTTTAATGCTGATTGGAGTGATTATTATGAGGAATCTTATAAATGTGCTACTTCTAAAGTGAATGAATTAGAAAGAGAATTATCTCTTTCCAAAGAAAAATTTAAAAATCTTTGGGATATTCCAATTCAAGTAGAATTAGGAGAGAAATTTCCATTTGCTGGATTTGTTGGAATTGATGGTACTACATATAAGTGTGAACCATGTGAACATGAGAAATTAGTACGAGATATGGTTTATAATATTCCAGAACATTTTAAAAGATATTTAAATGTTCCTGCTACTTTTTATGATAGAAAACCTCAAGGTATGTTACAGGAAGAGTATTTCCTAATGAAATATCTTGGTTTTGTAAAAATCTCTTCTTTTGAAAAGGCTCCTACTAAAAGGATTCTTTTTCGATATGAGAATTTAACTTGGAAACAATCTGATGTAATTTATCCATTATGAAAATAATTAAACAAATAGATGAAACTCACTTCGAAGTTGAAGTAGAACCATATGATAAGGATAATGAAATTAAGGTTTTTGTAGCTCATGATTATTTATCCATAGGTGCTCCTAATGATTTTCTTACTTCTCTAGATATTAAAGGAGAATACAATAGTGGACCAATGAATGGACTCTGTAATTATAGTACTATTCAAATTCCTATTAGGGCTGCACAAAAAATATTAGAACTTATTAAAGACAATAAGTATATGAAACCAGAACACCTTATTCATTATAACGGAAAACCTAATTATCTTTGGAATAACCATCCTATAATGTTTAAGGATGAAGAAGGAAAATGGAAGGTTGCAGTTAGGAATGATGAGGAAGAAGAATATTCTATTCTTTCACTTTCTATTTATAACAAATTAACAAAAGAATTAAAATGAAAGTAACAAATGATTTATTTTAAAAGATTTTTATTTGGTATAATAACTTTTTGTTCTATGCTATTTGGAGTTGTAGGAACAATATTTCTCTTTATAACTACTCCAATATGGGGATTCATATATTATATAATTACTGGTGATGATCCAGTAAATTGTGATTTCGAATTTTTTTGTTGGGATAAAGCAATGAAATTTAGTGATTGGTGTGAATCAAAATTAATTAAAAATGACAAGAGGTGAATTATTAGATTTCCTTACACAACAAGCTAAGGAATTTAGAAAAGATAAAACTAGTATCAGTAGAAATTATCATTTAACTGGTATTAAAGAACAACCAGAACAACATTTAATTGATGGAGTTCTTGTAGCATTTATTAATCATATTGGAATGTCACAGTGCATCGACTATGCATTAGATGTTGATGATTTAAATGAATAACTCCTAGTCTATAGTGGGAGTATAAACAACTATGGATAGCTTTTAAGAGAGATTGAGTTTCAGATTAAGTAAACTCACCTTGGGATTGACGAATCCCAGATATAGGACTATGCTGGAACTGATAGACAGAACAGATTTAGGATCTGTCGTTGAAACATACGTGTGGGTTTGAGTCCCACTAGTCCTACAAATACAGCACGTATTTTAACTAAGGAGTTTTGACTCGTATAAGGAACCCTTAGAAAGACATTCTTCAATGACTATAGAATGGGAACTTGCCGTTACCTATTAAAAAAGGAAATCCTATATAGAAGAATGAATTGCAGCATTGGTGTTAATGGTAGCATATAACTTTAACTTACTTTATAAAATAAGCGGTATTGGTGTAGCTGAAGGCGCATATCGGACTTCCACTCCGAAGGCATGCACGGGTTTGATTCCCGTATACCGCTCTATTTAATTATTAAAAATTGTTAAATTTATAAGTTTGAGTTTGATTTTTCGAACTTGAAGATATATTTATAGTACGAAGATTAAAACCCCTTCGTCTAAAAAATATGTCAAAATGGGAATCTGAAAAAGAAGAACTTGAAAGACTTATAAATATAGAAAAAGTCAGTTATGAAGAAATAGGTAGAAGATATGGTTGTTCTGGGAGTAATATTAAGAAAGTTGCTAGACAATTAGGAATAGAACTCCCTCAACGTAGAAAGATAAATCCATCTGAACATTTTAACAAACAACAACATTATTGTTTAAATTGTGGAAAAGAAATTAAAACTGGTAATAAATTTTGTAATGTAAGTTGTCAATGGGAGTTTAAATATAAACACTTTATACAAAAGTGGTTAAATGGAGAAGAATCTGGAATTGTTGGGAAAGATGATATATCAGATTATATAAGAAAATATTTATTTGAAATTCATAATAATTCTTGTGAAAAATGTGGATGGAATGAAGTAAATAAATTTACTGGAAAAGTTCCATTACAAATTCATCATATAGACGGAGATTGTACGAATAATAACATAAAAAATCTTCAATTATTATGTCCAAATTGCCATTCATTAACTGAAAATTTTGGTGCAAGAAATAAAAATTGTACAAGAATAGATAAAAGAGTAAGATAAGGTCAAGGAGACGGTCCGAGTCCGTTATGCTGCTCTTTTGAGGATATAGCACAGTGGTTAGTGCATTAGTTTGCCATACTAAGGACGACAGTTCAATTCTGTTTATCCTCTCCAGGGGAGATGGTGAAATTGGTTAATAGATAAAAATTATATGATTAAATGTTAATGAATTATGGCTGAAAGAGAAATTAGACATTGTGAAAAACATGGAGATACAGAGTTTGCTTTGTATTCAGATGGAAATAGAAAACGTTGGAAATGTTTAAAATGTTAGACAGAAGCAACATAGAAAAGAAGAGATAAGGTAAAAGTTCTTGCAGTAGCATACAAGGGAGGTAAATGTCAATGTTGTGAATATAATACCTTTATAGGGGCTTTAGAATTTCATCATACGGATCCAAATGAAAAAGATTTTGGAATTTCGGCTAAAGGATATACTAGAGCTTGGAGTAAAATAACTCCAGAATTAGATAAATGTGTTTTAGTATGTTCTAATTGTCATAGAGAGATTCATGCTGGAATAAGGCCCTGTCCTGAGATAAAAGAGGGAGATAATGATGCAGTAAAAATTGCAGAACAGAAATTTGAGGAAAATTATAATAAATAAGATAATGGGGTATAGCTGGAAGGTCAAGCAAAAGTCTGTTAAACTTTAGATGTGGGTTCAATTCCCACTACCCCAGCAATATTTAACATGGTGTTAGTAGCTCAGTTGATAGAGCAGAGGGTTGTGGTTCCTCTAGTCGCAGGTTTGAGTCCTGTCTAACACACTAATAACTAAAAACTACAGATTTAAATACCTTTAATGTTATCAAAATTACTGGACTTGATATATATCATTGATTTAAATCAAAAAGTATGCGAACACATTTGATAATTTTAAATTAAAGATATATTTAAATTGTACCAGAGATAATTATTTATAAACTTTAAATTTGTAGAAATTATGGCTAAAAGAGTATTAAATGTGTTTAAAAAATTAGGTAGAATCTATGTAAATAGTATGGTAGAATATTATAAACCTATAATAGATTCTAAGATTAATCCAGTAATTTAATGGATTGCGTTCATAGCTCAGTTGGTAGATGTACGAAACTTTTAATTTCGGGGTCCTGGGTCCAAGTCCCAGTGGACGCACCTTTAATTTTAAAAATTAATTAATTATGAAACGTAAATTAAAAATATTAGCAATATGGGTAGCAAGTATGGCTGCTTCAATTTATTCATTTCATTTAATAAAAAATGGATACTTAATTTAAGATAAAATTTTAGGTTGAAAAACCTAGTAGATAAATATTAAAACTAATTTATTTATAGTATGATTATAATTATTGTTATTATATTATTTGCTTTATGGTTTTTCTGGCCTAGAATAGATTACTATAAAGATTATAGAGACCATAAACATTTTGTTATGTGGTATAATTGGTTTAAAGAAAGAAAATTTGTTCATTATGAATGGGTGACTAAATAAGTCACCTTTTTTTATTTATATACTATGATTAAAAAAGACTGGATTTATATAACTTGGAAAAAATATTTATATATAAATATTAGTAATCCAAAAAAGACAATGAATAAACTTAAAGGAGTATTTAAGCCACTTAAACTTTATTTTAGATTTACCGTAGATGAATGGGCTCCTTATCCAGTATTATGGGTTTCTAAACCTTCTTATATTCAAATTATGTTTGAAGATGTTGGTTGGAAAGATAAATATGATACTCCTAGATTTGAACATCATCCATATATATGGATTCATGTCTATAAATGGAATTTTGTGTGGTATTGGGATCTTTCTTTATACGAACAATCTTATATAGATGAATATTGGGAACAAGCTCTTTGGTATTTATATTATTATAAAACTATAAGTCAAGGAATTAGAAACGAACCTGATATAAAATTTGCTAAAGAAAGTTGGCCTTGGCAGGATATGAATGGAAATAGTACTTGGACAGATAAATTTTTGATAAAATGAGGACTTTTCATATTTATACAGATGCTTCTTGTAAAAATACTAAATTAATGGATCCTATAAATGGAGTAAAAAGAACTACTAAAGTTGGTGTTATTGTTGTAGACTCTCATATAATAGATATTTATTATAATAGAGTAGAAAAATATTTTCATTCTTATTATGCAGAACGTGATGCAATAAAGGAATCTATATATTATATAAGAAGTAAATATAATGCTATTAATATTATTATACATACTGATGATAGATTCCAAATAGGCAAATTTAAAAATAAGAAAGGATATAAAAATATTAAATTTATATATGTAAAAGGTCATTGTCCAAATAGAAATGGACTTAAATATAAGTTTAATTGTTTGGCAGACTGGATAAGTAGGAATGAAATTAATACTTGGAAAAATTATTATTATAGACATTTATTATGAAATACATTAAAGTCGAATGGCCAGAAATCCAGGATTATATGTTAAATCCTAGGTATAGAGAAGAAGTAAGTTATGATCCAAATAGAAATTGTTGGTTTGTTCCAGAGGATTTTGGAGAATATAAAAGTAATTTAATTTAAAAAAAATTATGTGTTTAATATCTAAATGGAGATTTGCTAAAAAAACTTCTCATGATATTGTCTGTTATAAAGTATTAGATAAATGGGAAGATGTATATTATACTCCCTATATGGGTACTATAGTTGATATTAACAGAATATTAAAAGCTCAAGGTTCTAGTTTTTCTTTTTTTGAACCAAAAGAAAAAGGAGCAGGATATATACATACTTTTGTAACTTTAGATTGTGCTAAAAAATATATATTTGAAATGGGATGTAAAAATCCTGTAATATTTAAATGTATTATTCCCAAAGGAACTAAATATCATATATCTAAAGATTGTATTGAGTTTTGTTCTAAAAAAATTGATTTTAAATCACAAGTGCCTTCTTATGAAATATACAATTTACACTGATGGTTCATGTAGAGCTAATGGAAATGGGGGATTAGGAGTAGTTTGGTTAAAAGATGGAAAGAAAGTTCTAGAATTTTCTAAAGCTTTTAAAGAAACTACTAATAATCAAATGGAATTATTTGCTATTTATATTGGATTAAAAGCTATTACTAAGCCAATAGATTCTTTAGAAATAGTTTCTGATTCAGAATATGCTTTAGGATGTATATTTAATGAAAAATGGAACCCTAAAAAGAATGTTAAATTAATTGCTAAAATTAAAAAACAATTAGAAATTACTCAAATTCTTGTTAAAAATCCAATTACATATCGTCATGTTTATGGACATCAAAAAGAAGGTGATATAGATATGATTTGGAATAATAAAGCAGATTCTCTTGCTCAATCTGAAAGTAGTATGATATTATGAAATTGTCAGAATTAATTAAAATTTTAAAAGAAAAACAGAGTAAATTTGGAGATTGTGATGTATCTGGATTTTACGGAGAAGAAATTAAAGACATTTGTTCTGTTGGATATGATAGTCTTTTAACTGGAAAAAATTCTACTAGAATTGAAATCATTTTAGAGCATAATTATACTGGAAAATGAATAAAGAACAACTTAAAAAAGGAGACATTATTGAATGTTGTGGAATAACAGCTTATGTAGTAGATCCAAATTTTAATGATAATTATATAAAAGTAAATCTTGGAAATACTTGTAAAGCTAGAGTATTAATTAATAAGGATTGGTTATCAATTTGGAATTTTACTAATCCTATTAAAGATAACCGTATTGTATCTAATAAAACATTTGCTATTCGATTTAGAAATTTTATTAAAGATACTCGAGTATGTGACCCTGCTTCTGATGAAGAAAAAGAATATCTTTTAAATGTAGCTAATGAGTTGCTTAAATATCAAATTCAGACTGCTACAGAGGAAAAAGAAATTAATTATTTAAAAAAACTTAATTTATATGGATGAATCTAATAAAATTTTTGAGGAATTAAAGAGGATTGATAAAAGAATTGATAAATTATCAGATCCTAATAATCTTGGAACAGTTCTTTGGGGAGAGGTTGGTTACTATATAAAAGAAGCAATTACTGCTATTAAAAAAGATAAACGAATTTATGGTTGGTAATTATGACAAAAAATGATTATATAAATATTTTTAATAATATGATTCGAGGAACTCCTGTTTCTTGGCAAAATGAAATAATTCCAATGATTTGTGAATATTTAACAGAAATTAAGTTGGAAAATTATGATAAATTAATAAATTTAATTGTACAAAATCCTCAAATGTGCAATCAATATTTGTTAGATTGTGTATCATATTATTGTAGAAAACACTGTATATTAAGTATTATATTTAATAATAAAACAATTTTGTATTATGAATGATGAAAAAGTGATTGGAAATCCAATCGAAACTAAGAGAGAAGGTAATAAAATTACTAAGATTTGTAAAGAAGATTATTACAAGATGATTAATCGAATTGGTGAAGCCGAAAATCGTAGTGCTGAAAAGTGGAACGAAATTTGGGATTCTATGGGAGATGATAATACTTGTGTTATTATTGGAACTGGTACTTCTCAACCCTGTATGACTGATGCTTTTGATGAAGAAATTGGCAATAATATTGCCTTTATGAAAGCTAAGTTAAATGCTAATATGAAAAAAAGAAATATTCTTCGTAAACTTTGGAACGCTGTTTTTATTACTGTTGATGCTATTGAAGATGAATGGCAAAAAATTGATAATATGATAGCATTTGATCTTAATGGATTACGTAAATACAATACTGAATATCTTAATCATTTAGACGAATTTGGTTATGAAATACAAGAAGAAATTACAGAACTTGGAAGCGAGGATTAAAGCTTGGGAAGCTCGTGGAGGGCAAAACAAAGAAAGTGGGCATTTACATAAGAGACCCGGAAGTAAAAATAAATGACTAGGAACCAATTATTTACTAGTTTAAATAAGTTATGTAACGAAATGGACTTCCAATATGATACTGGTAGTGGGGGATGTTGTTTTGTTACAGCTTGTTTAGCGGAAAATCTAGAAAGAAATAATATTCCATTTTCAGTAATAGTATTACATTTTCCTGGTCATTATTTTATTAAAGTATCTGATAGATATATAAACAGATGTGATTATACTATTAGAGAAGAGAATAAAGAAATTTTTAACTATACTTCTAAATATTTATTTGATATATATTATAGTGAGGATTGGAATAGCTGCTATAGTAAAAGATGGAATTTAATTGTTTCTACTAGAATTAGAGCTTTATTTAGGAAATATGAAAATAGTAGAACCTGATTTTATCATGGAACCTTCTGGTCCTGATAGTGAATTTTACGACTTAACTTTTATGAAAAGAGTTAAGAAACGAGATACAGGAAAATTTGAGATAGAACCAGGAAATACTTTATATGCATTAACTCTTTCTCATTGTCTTAATAAAATAGCTCATAAGAGAACTGCTAAAAAATGGGAAGAGGATAATGTTACTTTAAAGGAATTTATGAAAGAGTTTCAAATCAACTATAGAGAAATAGTAAAATTATGTAGAGAAACTCTTCCTGAAAAATTTGATACTGGAGAATGAATAAATGGACGTTATTAGGAACATTAGTAGCAATTATTTTATTTATAGTTTTCTATATAAAAATAGCAGATTTTACTCCAATAGATAAAGATGATTTGCTACTAAAGAAAATTAATAAACTTGAATTAAAGATAGATTCTATAAATAATACTAAAGATAGTATTAGAACTATTATTGATTCAACTCACGTTAAAATCATTTTAAATGAAAAACATTATCAAGAAAGGATTAATACTATTATTACTCAACCTTTGTCTGTCGATTCCCAGTTCATCTCAAACTACATCGGCAGATACATTGAAAGCCATAAGTCTTATTTTCAATGAACATGAGAAATTGAGTAATGAAAATCCTTTATTAAAAAAACAAATTTTATCATTAGAGAAGTTAAATCAACTTTATGTAAAATCTGATTCTATTCAGAAAATAGAATTAAATATTTATAAAGATAAAGTTACTTCTGATGATATTAAAATTCAACAACTTAAATCTTCTCAGAAGAAATTAATAATAGGGTCTTCTGTAGGAGGTATTTTATTATTTATTTTAGGTTTAATTTTATGACATATAATATTTATTACGGAACTATTGGTAAGACATTAGGTGTTAGGTATCGTTTTACAAGAAATTGTAATCGTGGAGAACAAGAAGCAATTAAAATTGCTAAAAATGCTGTTACTTCATTTTATTATAAAAATGAAGGAAAATATGGTTTGCCATCTTTCGATGATATTAATAAAGAGTCTAAGATTACAGGTATCCCTATTGAAAAACTCTATGATGAGCATATAGAGGATATGTGTAGATGGTATGCTATTCCTACAGAATTGGATACTATCCCAACAAATAAGTTACGCTGGTAACAGTGTTAACTATTTATAGTCGATTAGTTGCTTGTGAAAATGATGCACTTGGTTATATTACCTATGTATTTAAATGTTTAGAAACAAATCCTGGATTTGGACATAATTATATTATGGTTACTAGATTACCAAATTGGGATCATAAGGAATTAAACATTGGAGAAATAGGTTATTTAACTTATAGTGAAGTTGAAGCAGGCAAAGATAAATGGTTTTGTCCTGAAACAGGGCAATTTATACCGTATAATTATACAAATATTTATTTTATAAAGTTTGTAGAAGAAAAAACAGATAATTCTAAAAAAGATATTATAATATGAAAGATTTTAAATGAATACTGTATTAGGAGATGCCTTACAAAAGGCTATGAATGCAAAGAAAAACGACTTCTCTTCATTTGTTTGGAAAGGCGAAAAGAGGAAGGAAGGAGATAAATATGTTCAAGATTCTATTAGAATAGTGGATATGACACCCGAACAACTTAAGAAGTGTTATAATCATTGTGAAAAAATGTTACATAATGATGACCCGAAGAATCTTGGACGACATAATGTTCTTGATGAAGTAACTGATCAAATTAATAAATGTAATGTAGAATTACTTTTAAGATATTTTGAAAATAGTTATTTGAAAGACAATAGAGACGATATTAGGAGACGTTCTTTATGGGTTAGTTTAAGACAATTTATGGCAAATAATCCAGAAGTTCCTGATTGGAAATTAGTTCCAATTACTCAAATTGCTACAAATCTTCCTTCTGAGTTTTATGATATAAATATTCCTGATGCAATGGATGGTTGTATTGATTATCTAGGTGTTTTCAATAAACAGCATCTTACTATGACATTTATTACAAAAATGGGGTTATGGTTTACTAAAGCTGAAGAAAATGAATTGAAGGGTAACTCTAATGCAGAAAGATTAAAAATTGCTAAAGAGAAACTCCATCTTCCAGAAAAACTTAATTTGAAACTTAGTGAGAAAGGATTGTCTTATCATGAAATGAGAGCTATTCTTATTCTTCCTAAGAAACAGAAGTATTCTGATATGACTACTGAGCAACTTGTTACTTTAAGAAATAAAGTGTTATTACGTTTCCAAAGAGAAGTTGACGGCCATATTTATAGTTGGAGAAAACTCCAGAAGCAAATTGAAATTGTTGCTAAAAATAAAGGAATTGACTTAAATGACTAAAAAAGAATTAATAGAGATGCTTTCCGATGTTCCAGATAATTCTCCTATTTGTATCACTGAACAGCAACCTTATATATTAGGTAATAATGCTTACAGAATTGATATAAAAGGATTTTATGAAAATAAAGGTACTTATGTTTTAACAGGATTAAATGTAAGACCTTATACATTAGGAAAACATGACTAGAACTGAACGACAACGAGAATCTATTAAACAATGGATCAATTCTAAAGGCAAAGGTAGTATAGAAGCAGCTACGGGATTTGGCAAAACAAATATAGGATTAATGACTATTAAAGCTTTATTAAAAAAATATCCACAATTTAGAATTCTTGTTGTCGTTCCTACTACTGCTTTAAAAAATCAATGGCAAAATAAAATAGATTTAGAGGGTTTTTCTTTTAATGCTGAGGTTCAAGTAGTAAATACAGTAATAATGCATGAATGGGTTTGTGATTTTATAATATTAGATGAATGTCATAGATTTAATTCTGATGATTTTAGTCAAATATTTAAAAAAGTTAAGTATAAACTTATTTTAGGACTAACTGCTACATTTGAAAGACTTGATGGAAAACATATTCTTATGCAAAAATATTGTCCTATTGTAGATAATATCCCATTTTTAGAATGTTTAGTTAATGGATGGGTTTCTGAATATAAAGAATATCAAGTACTCATTAATGTTGATGATATTGATTATTATAAATCCCTTAATAAAGAATGGATTCAACATTTTGAGTTCTTTCAATTTGATTTTGGATTAGCTATGAGTATGGTTAATAAAGATGGTTGGAAAAATAAACTTGCATACCGAGATAGATTATATCGAGGTGATGATGAAAATATGAAAAAGCAAGTTTTAGGAGCTATTAATTTTCATTCTGCTGGATTTATTAGAACTATGACAGCTAGAAAGAAATTTATTAATAATCATCCAAAAAAAATTGAAATTGCAAGAAAAATAATAGAAGCTCGTTCAAACAAAAAAATTATTACTTTTTCTAATAATGTTCAAATGGCTGAAGCTATAGGAATAGGAGAAGTATATACTGGAAGAATATCTAAAAAAAGAAGTGCTACCATGATAGAAGATTTTAATAATTCTGAAAATGGAGTTTTAAATACCTGTGCTAAAGCTAATGAAGGTTTAGATGTTAGAGGTCTTTCTGTAGCAATAATTCTTGGAACTGATAGTTCTGAAACTAAAGCAAGACAAAGAAGAGGACGTACAGTTAGAAAAGAAGAGGATAAAGTAGCTGAAGTATTTTATATAGTTATTAAAGATACTGTAGAAGAGAAATGGGTACGTAATAATCATAAAACTGATAAAAACTACATAACCATTGATGAAAATGGACTTGAAAAAGTATTAAAAGGAGAATCCCCAGAACCTGTTACTCAAAAACCTAGAGAATTAATGTTTAGATTTTAATTTTATGGGAGCAAATGATAGACAAGAATTTATTATAATGCTTTTAATAGAAAATAGAAGTTATTGTTCTAGTGACAATGGAATTTTTTATGATTTTATAAAAGAGCATTATGACTTAAATAAATTCAATGAAAGATATATGGAATTATTAGATAATTTTATGAAACCTTATGCATTGAATAAAACAGAGAAATCTGAATAACACTTAAGCAGCTAATATTTATTAGTATGCTGTGAAATATTTAAATCATAATCTTGATAATGAATTAATTTTAATGAGAGATTATAAACTTAATCCTACAGAATTATTTGTTATTAAGATTATATTATTAGCACAAGATGGAGAATATGAATATCTCCAACAATTTAATGAAATTTTAAATGGGCAGTTAAGATTAGTATTAGAATCACTTCAATCTAAAGGTATAATTATTAAAGCATATAAAATCCCAAAAGAAGGTACTTCTTTTATTCCAGAAGATGTTCAATTTAATCAAAACTTCTTAAAGAAATTTTATAGAAGTGCTTTTGAAATGGGAGAAGAATTGTTTTATACATATCCTCAATCTTGTACAGTTCAAGGACAGATTTTTAATCTAAGAACAGTATCAAAGCACTTTGATTCTCTTGAACAGGCTTTTCAAAAGTATGCTAAATCCATAAAGAATAATCCAGAAATTCACCAAGAAATAATTAACAATATTAAATGGGGAATTGAAAATGGATATAATTTTACTACTCTTGATAGATTTATAATTGATAGAGGTGGAGAAGCATTAAAGGCATTTAAAGAAGGTGATTCAATTAATATTAATCTTGAAGCAACACAATTGATATGAAGAAAAATTACGTAGTATCATGTTTTATTAATAGTTGTAAAACATGGAGTGGAAATCCTATATTAACTAATGTTGAATTAGATAATCCCGCAGAAACAAAAGGATTTTTAGTTAAACAATTATATGAAGCAATTCCAAATTGTGCTACAATTGTTAATTTTTGGGAAGAATGAAAAAGTATTTAGTAAGATT